CGCTCAGGGTGCTATAGGTGCTCAAGGTACCACAGGCGCTCAGGGTGCTATTGGTGCTCAAGGTACCACAGGCGCTCAGGGTGCTATTGGTGCTCAAGGTACCACAGGCGCTCAGGGTGCTCAGGGTTCTCAAGGTACCACAGGCGCTCAGGGTGCTCAGGGTTCTCAAGGTACCACAGGCGCTCAGGGTGCTATTGGTGCTCAGGGTGCTATTGGTGCTCAAGGAGCGCAAGGATTATTATCGAACGGCACTACTACGGGAGCGACAACATATTGGAACGGTACGAGCTGGGTTTTAAACAGTACAAACATTTATAATAATGGATCTAATATAGGTATTGGAACAATTAGTCCTTCGCAAAAATTAGACGTTAATGGTGGAATAAATGTAACTAACAATATGTTCGTGAGTGGAAACTCTTATATTGGTAATACATCATCAGATTTATTATTGGTTACTGCTTCTTCTTATTTTGAGCAACCGGTTATATTGAATAGTAATCAAATATCGGGTTCTGGCGGTGGAAACATAACATTACAAAGTTTAGGAAAAGTTGTCATCGCAGGTGACTTACAAATTCAAGGCAATAATATAATAGATAGCGCTGGGACAACAAGAATAACGTTAGGATCTTCTACTACGTTAGACGCAACAACAGCGTATGTTAATGCCGACGTTAGATTACGATCGTCTGATACTCTTTACTTTGGAACGCCGACGATTGCTGGTTCGAATCACATACAAATTAAACAAAATAATAATACATCTAGAGCCATATCATTGGAGGCGAGTGGTTCTTCGAATAGATGGGGATATAACGTTAACACTTCGAATAACTTAGAATTCGCGTATAATGGTACAGCGAAAGGATATTTTAACTCTGCTGCTACTGCGAGTAATCAAGTTAATTTTACCGGTCAACACAAAGTCAAACCATTAAATGATAATCTTTTAGAGTATTCAAGCGTTGGATTGATAGTCGTCTCGACGGGAGAATACGACAATACGATCGCTGTCGATGATCCAAGAAATAATATTAGTATAAATGAAGCTTTACCTATTGTTACTCTCTCGAATGTTAGAAATCAAAGGTCTGTTTTTGGTGTCATATCTGATCATGAAGACCCTAATCAATCTTCACGTGAATATCTTTTGGGACTATTTGTTTCCGTAGAAGAAAAGAAGTCGCCAGAAGACAATCGTTTGGTTATCAATTCTTTAGGTGAAGGTGGAATTTGGGTATGTAATATTAATGGTGATTTAGAAAATGGAAATTATATTACAACTTGCGAAATTCCTGGATTGGGCATGAAACAGGATTCGGAATTTTTAGCAAATTATACTGTAGCAAAAATTACATGCGATTGTATCTTCGATTTAAATTCGCAAGTCTATCGATGCGAAGAGTTTGTTTGGAACGGACAGACTTATAGAAAAGCATTCGTCGGTTGTACTTACCACTGTGGATGATTGTAACACTCTTATTTTAGGCGATTAAATGTCAACAATAGTAAACGAAATTGTCTTAGAAGACGGTCAAGAAAATCCTGCATCGTTATTCGTCGATGAAAATGGAAAGATAAAATTCAAAGACAGAGACTCTGTCTCTTATTTCATGAGCACACTTGCCGCACAAGGCGGAGTTGCGAAGCTTATCGATGCAGCGAATGGACAGCCCTCTGACACTCTTCCTACCGAAGTCGTGGTATATATCGACCTCGATGACATGCAGCTCTATAAGAGGACTGAGAGTGGCTGGGGTGTGGGTTTCGAGCTACGTGGTGAACAAGGTGCTCAGGGACCTCGAGGAAGCAAAATATTTCAGGGTCCATCAAATCCAAATGTTGTGTCTATAAGTGATGCAGAAATCGGCGACATTTATATCGAAACTGGATTGACTCTTACTTCAAGGAGAATGATCTGGACGAAAGTCAGTGACACGCCAAGAGAATTGAAGTGGCAACATGCGGGTCTTTCATTCGGTAGAGATGGCGAAGACGGTGTCGATGGTCAACCTGGAGAACGAGGTCGTTCGGTTTATGAAGGCGCGCCTGATCCGAATACTCTCTTACCTTCTAGCCCCAATTTACCCGATGGATTTTTTGATGCAAAGAATGACGATCTATACATCGAAACCGATTCGCATTTAATTTGGAAAAAGACTGATACGGGTTGGGTACAACGAGGTGCAACATTTAGGGGTCGAGATGGATCACCAGGCCCTCGTGTTAATGGTCTATTTCAAGGAAATTTAAGTCCCAATAGCGTTAGTATGAGACCCCAGCTTGTAGATGCAATAATCGGAGATGTTTATATAGAAATAGATTCACATAGACTATGGAAAAAAATAGCTTTAGATAATCCTGCTACAAATGGTATCGATGACAATTTGTGGCAAGTAATCGGAGAGTCATTCGCAGGTAAGCGAGGAAACAAAGTATTCCAAGGGACAAATCAATCTGGTGATGCGAATATATGGAATAGCGATGAAACTTTACCTTCCGAGTTCGAAGAAGCTATAGACGGAGACATATATTTCGATACAAAGCGCCACCAGATATGGAAACAAATAGATGGTTCATGGATATCAACAGGTGAATCATACGCTTCTTCCGGAATAGTTTTAGGTCTTATGGACCCCAATAAGTTTGATTTACCTACGGTCGAAGCTGCTTCGCAATATAATCTCGCGGATTATTACGATGGAAATTTAGAAGAGTTCACTAAAGATTATTTTTCGGTAAAAAATTCTAAAATAAATGATTCTTACATGGATACCAAGAATCATTTGTTGTATGTTAAAACTCGTTTAAGTTCTTCGAGACCGTCAGGACAACTTTCCAATATTTGGGAATCGAAAGGTCTTTCTTTTAGAGGGCAAGACGCGTACACTTCTTATTTAACGAACGAATTTGATACAATCGCTGCTGGGTCAACTGGTGCTACTAATTCTGCAGGGCTTAGTAATAAAACTGGTGAATTTGTAGTAATGAAAGGTAATACGAAGCTTGTGAGCCCAGTTGTTACTTTTGGTTATATAGATACTCAAAACAAATTTTCGACGATTCCAACTTATGGTTATTCGATTGATGGTCTAGTAATAAGAATTAATAATGAAGGAATATACGAAATAGATAATACTTCTTCGTGGTCTAATTCGTCTGATACTGTTTCGTTTCGATTGGCGGCGAAAATACAAGATGGAGTATTAGTCGATAATTCTGACGACACTATTATCGAACGAGTTTTTAAGATTACCAAAAATAAGACAGGACGATTTTTAGTAGTTCGAGCAAATTCTCAAATTTTCAAAATCACTAGTGAAGGTGATGTAGAGTCAGACCAAGAATCTAAATTTACTGCGAATGTAAAAGGTAATTTATCGTCGAATGCTATAGTAACGTGGAAAATTTATAAGATTTTAGCAGATGGTGGTTATAGATTACTAGCAGATGACCCGGGCGATCAGATTTATTTTAGTCAATCCGAGATTGATTATGAAGACGATGGATCCCCAACTATCGATGGCGATAAAGACGCTATTACGGTCAATTCGACTCAATTTTCAAATGCCATTCATTCTTATGTCAGTCCCGATTATAAACCAGGTAAAGGAATAAGAATAGTCGCAAGCTGGAGTAATTACGTAGTTGACGAAATGTCAATCTTATCTGTTAATGATGGCGTGCCTGGTAAGAGCGTTAAATTAACATCGTCGACATATAGCATTACGTACAGTACAGATGGGACGACGCCGACTCCTAACGATAACATTGTTCTTACTGCGGTTGCAAATAATCATAAAACGGCAGGATTAAACTATAAATTCTGGAGTGCATGGAGTGATAATCCGGATGCTAGAACATATCTTGGTCAAGATAATTCGGGTAAATTTACGGTACAGGTTCAAACTACATTTCCAGCGTATTTTACTATTCCTAAAACATTTATAGTTGAAACATATGAATCGGGCGTGACGGAAGCTGTAGCCACAGATTCAGTTACAATTGTAGGGCTTAAATCTGGGACTAATGCTATTACTATTATAGTTTCAAATCCATCGCATTCTTTTCCGACCGATGGAAGTGGTGTAATAGCCGCTTCGAATTACGCGTCTGGTGAAACTGAAGTTTATGTGTTTGAAGGAGCGACTGCGTTGACTGCTATTACTGGTGGTTCTTTTACCGGTAATGGACAATTTAGAGTTGTCGCTGGACCGCCAACTGGTATTACGTATAGCTCAAATTCTGGCGCGATTGTTGGTGGATCAAATAATAAAAAATTAAAATTCACACCGCAATCCACGTCTAACTTATCTTTAGACGTAGCGAAAACGACCTTTTCTATTTATGTAAAAGATCTCGAAGGGATAGAAAAACCCGTTATAACTCAAGAACAGACGCTCACAAAATCTAAAGCAGGCGCCGATTCTAAATTACTTACGTTAAGTGTAGATAAAACTTACTTTAATAAGTCAGCTAATGGTAGTTTTAATCCTACTAATCAAATAATTCGTTTCACAGCAACATTACAAAATTTGACTAGCGCGCTTGTGTTGTTAGACACTGATTGGGAAGTTTATCGTGTCAATAGTCTAGGTGCCGAAGAACCTTTAACTTCTGACAATTCTCTAATGCCCAACTATTTGACTATTACTGGAAATAGTGCGACGATGAATCAGGATCAATATGCTGCAGCGCTAGGTTCTGGTATAGAAGTTAGAGTTAAAATCTCGAAAGAAACCTTGACTTCTACTGTTTCGATAACGAAACTTACTGACGGTACACAACAAAAAATTTATATAGCGGGTTTAAGTAATTGGGGCGCAAACAACGAAACAGGATATTATGCCAACACAAAATTTGATAATAACGATAGCACAACTAATGGTGGTTCAACACGAAAGCGGATATATGTTAAATTAGCAGGAGTAGACAAAGGATACCCAAATTTGTCAGGTAACTATTCTTATAACAAGGATCATACTATTGTCGGCGGTGGAAGAATATTAGATTTCTCTGATGAAAAAATTAATTATGGAAATTTTGTTACGAAACAGACGCACAATTCTAATGGTACTTCAAGATATACGACGTTTCAGATAAAAGAAGCTGGTAAATATAAAATTACAGTTAACGCTACGTTTAGATACGCTAATAGAGGAAGAATGCAAATTACGCCGAATAATATAATATCATTTTTTAGCATATTACGAGCAAAATTTAATTCCGTTCAAAATAGTATTAAATTTTTTCCTCTGATCGAAGAATCATGCGATTTTGGAGATGTTTCATCTATACAGGGTATAAACGGGACAGAAATAGCTAGAGGTTATTCTTATAACTGGTCTAACGATAATGCTCCATACAGTTATCTTACTGGGTTTCTTGATACGTACTTTGATACAACGTCTGAAGCGGACGAGGTAGGAAGTAATAATAGCAATCCTCTCAATCCATCGAGTGTATTAAGATATTATGATAAAGATGATACGTTCGATAACACACCACCTGATGGATTAGTATCAGCCAATAACTTACTTTTCGATCGCGATAAACCTCTAGGTGTAGAAGACCGGCTAAAAACTATTACGTTTAATTTAACGTGTAATTTAGAAGAAAATGATTATCTAAGATTTAAAGCCCGCAGTGTTGATAGAAGAATAGTAGATAGTACCACTGGTAAAACTGACGATTTTGTCGTAGCTGAGAAATTGACATGTTGGCGATCCAAACAAGTTTTTACCGGCGCAATTCCGCCGAGGTATTATTATAGTATAGCTAGAAACCCTCAGGTGAATATCGTTGCAGATGCATCGTCAGACGATGATATTAACGACGGTGATACTGTAATTACAATAGAAAAAATATCATAAATTTCGTTATAAATTCTCTAAGAAGTCTCCTATTATTTAATTAATTAATTAATAGATACTAAAGACTAATAACTAATTTACTAATTTTAATAAATAACTATTAGTTATATAAATAGTCTAACAGCTATTATATTTTAGATTATGTTTACTAGTCCTTTTAAAGTAGAAGAAGCTGTTAAATTAGTCTTTGTTCAAGACTTCTTAATACAAGATCTAATCGGTGGTGCTGAATTATCCATGTATGCTCTGCATGAATCGGCACCTATACCATTTTTAATAGTTAGAAGTCATCAACTTACTGAAGCGATAGTTGAACAGAATAAGCACTGTCACTGGGTATTTGGTAATTTTTCTAACTTACATCCAACAGCTATAGAATATTTTATATCTTCTGGGATTAGTTATAGTGTCTTCGAACACGACTATAAGTTCTGTAAGTGGCGTTCTATAGAGAAACACGAAATAGAAGGAAAAGAAAAGTGTAATTGCGAAAAAGAACCGATTGGCAAATTAATAGAAAGATTCTTTCTAAAAGCCAAACAAGTCTGGTTCTGTTCAAAAAAACATATGCAAGTTTATTTAGATCGATTCCCAGCTCTGCGGTTAGCCAATTGTGAAGTACTTTCGGCGACCTTCGATGAGAATTTCTTCAGAAAAATAGTTCCATTAATGGAATCTTTGCCAGATAGAAAAAAGAGTGGATGGTTGACTCTAGATTCTGATTCTTGGATTAAAGGCACAGATGATGCCATTAAATGGTTAAAGGACAATGGTAAAAGCTATAAATTAATAAAAAATATGAGCCCGGATCAAGTACTGGAAGCTATGGCAAATGCTGAAGGATTCATTACTCTTCCCAGAGGAGCAGACGTTTCCAATAGAATGGTTACAGAAGCTACTCTACTAGGTTGCGAAGTAGTAACAAACGACAAAGTCCAGCACGCTGATGAGGATTGGTTAATTGATAAGAATAAACAAAATACACTCGCATGGCTTTATAATAGAAGAAAAGTATTTTGGGATAGAACTCTAACATTCATAAAATAAGTGGTGAAACGATGAAAATTAGCGCATATTGTACAACTAGAAATGCTAAGGAAATGGAATATCCATTTATTGAATCTATATTAAGTCATCTTGCATTCGCAGATGAAGTAGTCGTCTATGACACCTCAGATGGAAAAGATGGGACACTAGATGAACTAAATTCGTTAGCTACAGAACACAAGAATCTAAAAGTATATCATGACTCATCGATAAATTGGTCGGCCCCAAACAAGGGTATTTACGATGGGCATACTAAGGCTTTATCTAGAAAAAAGTGTACGGGCGATATTCTTTGGCAGTTTGATATCGATGAAATTGTGCATGAAAGTCAAGTGTCATTGATCGAAACAATCTCCAAAAGTGTTCATGAACAAAATGATTTCGTTTTACTTGCACTGCCAGTCATAGATTACTGGGGTCGTGAAGGTAGAGCTCGTTTAGATGTTACTCCTTGGAAATGGAGGATATCTAAAAACGATCCTGATATTACGCATGGTATACCTCTGCATTTAAGAAAGTATGTAAATGGGCTTTTATATGCGCATCATGGTACTGATGGCTGCGATTATATTTTCGAGAAAACTGGAAAAGTAGTTCCATGCGCAGGATTTTTACCGAGCGATTTTGATGCATTTAAATTCGCGGCTCTTAAAAACGATTCTCTTGTGCCACAAATTCAAAATTATCTAAACGATGTTTGGGCAAAATTACCCGTTGTTCATCACTATTCATGGTTTAATATAGAAAGGAAGATAAGGAATTTTCGGACTTTCTGGAATGATTCTTGGAAGAGTCTCTATAATGAAAGTCGCGACGAAAGAAATAATCCATTTTTCCCAGGACTAACATGGAACGAAATTACCGACTCGATGATTAAACAATACGCTATGCGTCTTGAGACAGAAACAGGTGGTCATGTATTTCATGCTCCATGGGACGAATCAAAAAACAATTGGATTTTCGTTAATATGGGTCATCCTAAAATAGTAGAAAAATGGATCGGAGACAACAAATGAAAGACGTAACCGTAATTTTAAATGGCTATAAAAGACCGCATACACTCAAAAAACAATATGACGCAGTCATGGCTCAAACAATAACCCCAAAAGAGGTTATGTTTTGGCGAAATGATTCGGATTTAGCCGACCAGTTCGATAGCGAAGTAATCTCTAATACTACTGCATTTATTGGGAACGCGAATCTCGGTGTATGGGCTCGCTTTGCGTATGCTCTCATGGCAAAAACAAAATACGTTTGTATTTTTGATGATGATACGATACCTGGAAATCGATGGTTAGAAAATTGTTATGAACATAACAAGGTCTATCGAGGACTTTATGGTACGGTTGGAATCGTTTTTAATAGTGACGCAGGTTATGATGGTCCATACCAGAGAATTGGCTGGCCCAGTGCGAATGAAAATATTATGAAGGCTGACATTGTCGGACATTCGTGGTTCTTTGAACGAGAGTTATTAACTGCTTTTTGGCGAGAGTTACCTGATCCCAAATTCGTAAGATGCGGAGAAGACATACACTTTTCATATGCTTTACAAAAATACATGGGATTAGAAACGTATGTACCTCCACATCCCGCCAGCGATTTAAGTTTGTGGGGTTCACAACCACAAGACGCTATGACATATGGAACAGAACTGGTCGCCATATCGAATCCACAAACGAATGGTGGACTTTCAATGAACGAATATGTAATGCATGCCAGAAAGAACGGCTACAAATTTGTGAATGAACCACGATGAAAATATTAGTATGCTATGGCACAAGACCAGAATACATTAAAATTAAACCACTTTTAGATGAATTTAAAAAATCTAATATAAAATTTAGTACACTAAATATTAGACAACATGAAAATCTCGTAAAAGATGAAGCCGAACACACAGTCTTTTTGAGAGAACAGAGTATTAGTCGAAATAGATTAGACTTAATTTTATCTACCATCGCAGATATCGACGAGGGTTGTTTTTGTGGTATAACTCATACATTAGTACAGGGTGATACTGCCACTGCTCTATTATGTGCCATGGCATCATTTCATAGACAGATACCTGTGATACATCTCGAAGCCGGATTAAGGACAAGAGATTTTGAAAATCCATATCCCGAGGAAGGATATCGACAATTGATTTCCAGGATCACTTCAATACACTTATGTCCAACAGAAAACAATAAAAACAATTTATTGAACGAAAGTATAAATGGAAAAATTTATGTAGTTGGAAATACTGTTCTCGATAATTTGGTGAAATTTAAAAATCAATGTTCTTATAACGAAGAAGTTCTAGTAACTTTACATCGCAGAGAAAATCATTCGAATATGCAAAATTGGTTTAAGGCGCTATCGACTATCGCTTTATCTAATCCCAATATACGTTATACCATTCCGATTCATCCCAATCCGAACGTATTAAAATATAAAGATGAATTAGTTGGATTGAATATTATAGATCCATTACCTTATGACGAATTTTTAAAGAAATTTATTTCTTGTCGTTATTTGATAACTGATAGTGGCGGAATACAGGAAGAAGCAAGTTTCCTAGGCAAGAAAGTAATTGTCTGTAGAAAAGTGACCGAACGTCCAGAGTCTATAGACGTCAACACGATTATGTGCGATGATCCGAATGATTTAATTAAAAAAGAATTATTAATAAGAGACAATTATGTTGTAGAACAGAATACGATTTACGGTGATGGAAACACGTGTTCTAGAATTGCACAAATACTGGGGGATCTAAATGGAATTAGAAAAATATCTATCTAACTATAAAAATGAATTTGAATCGACTCATCACCTTATGAGAGATACGAATCATCAACATCACAATATAGATCCCGAGTACTGGAATTTATTGTTACGAGAAGTAAAGCAAAATCGAGATCGTTGGAAGAATAAAAACGCACTTGATTTCGGTTGTGGTTGTGGTAGAAATATAAAGAATCTTTTAGACTTGGCGGATTGGAATCGTGTTGATGGGTGCGACATATCAGGTCAAAATGCTAAGTTTGCAAAAGAATGGGTAAGTACTTTTTATGATTCTTCGAAAGTAAATACGTGGGAATCACCGGGCGATAGCATTCAACCTGCTAATGAAAATGAATATGATTTTATAATGTCGCACATCGTATTCCAGCATATCTCGAACTACAGCATTAGACTTTCGATTTTGAAAGACATTTATCGTTCTTTAACAGTTGGTGGTCTTGCTAGTTTGCATTATATGGATTTAACCGTGTCTGCTCCTTATCACGAAGATTGCGTCGAATACAAAAATTCAAGGGTAGAAAATCCGCAATTTCTAATAGACGATTTTGAAAAAATTGGATTTAAGAATATCGAATGTTTGACAGGTATAGATTATTTTACTAATCTTCCTTCTTACTATATCAAAGGAACGAAGTAGTTGGAAAATAAAAAGAAAGTCGCGCTTTGTATTCATGGTCTATTCGATTCTTTGACTGACTCATCTTCTAAAGGGATCGATGGATATGAACACATTAGAAAGAACATCTTAGATAGAAAAGATGTTCAAGTCGATACTTTTATTCATAGTTGGGAAAAAGAAAAGAAAGATGAAATTCTTGAACTATATCGTCCTAAAGCCTCAGTGTTTGAGGAACAAATAGATTTTTCTTCATTTATTAAAGAAAGAAATTTAGATAAACTACAAAATTGCCCAAGACCGATTGGTAACGTTATATCTCACCTATACAGCGTTACTGAGACTATGAAGTTGGCGTATCAACAAAATTATGATTACGACATAGTCGTTAAAGCAAGATTCGATCTGGGAAGGATTAATAGAGGGACGTCAGGGCCTGGTAGACAAAATCCATATCCTGTACAATGCATTAATTTTAAAACAAATATAGAACCGAACAAGTTATATAATGCGAATTGGCAACATTTTCGTATGGGTCCAGCTGACATGTGGTTTTATGGCGATCATAAAACTATGAAAAACTTTACTGGTCTTTTTGATTTTGTAGTTACAAATTTGCATATTGGTGGTGATTTTCATAAATTCGCAATGTCGATTGAAGGAAATCCTGGCGATCTATCAAACGCAATCGCTTTATACAAGTACTGGATGCTAAACAATGGTTTATGGGAAAATAGGATTAATCTCGAGACTACATGGGAATGAGAAATTTAATAATTTATAGTCATACAGATTATAGTGACGTGTGGAAACCGTTATTTGTTAGTATAAAAAAGTATTTGAATAACTATAAAATTACTTTATTCGTGAATAAGTTGAGTGAAAATCTCGAGATAGATTGTGAACAGGTTATTTACGATGAATCCTTGTGTTATACTGAACGATTGAAATCTTGTCTTGAGAAAGTGAATATAGATTTCTTTCTATTCATGCATGAAGACATGTTTCTTTACGATACTCCAAAATATGAACACATCGAAAGATATTTCACGCACGTCGAAAATAATTTCGCTAAATCGATAAAGTTAATACCTGTCGGTTCAAATCGTTACGTTTCGAAATTTGATAATACTTTATACATCACTGAATATTCAAAATTTTCTATACAACCTACGATAATTTCTAAATCGCATTTAGTCGATTTGTTGGATAAATACGGTCCTAAAAATATCTGGGAATTTGAGAGTTCGATTCAAAATTTTGGAAATGAATTTGTTTCGATTCTAGGTAATGAGAAAAAAAGAGGAATATATCACTATGATAGCGAAGTTTTTCCATACATCGCGACCGCTATAGTAAAGGGAAGATGGAACTTTTCAGAATATAAAAAAGAGTTAGAAGAAACTTTATTTTCTTGTGGAATAGATGAAAAACTAAGAGGGATAGCTTGATTAAGTTAGTAGCATTTGATCTAGATGGAGTCTTGGTCGAAGCAAAGGAAATACACTATTCTACGTTGAACGAGGCGATTAAGTTAGCTGCCGGCGAAAAATTTATTATTACTATGAATGAGCATCTATCACTTTACGATGGGTTAAAGACTAACCAAAAGTTAGAGATGCTAACAAAAAATAAAAATTTGCCCATAGATACGCATAAAAAAATCTGGGAAATCAAGCAAAAACTAACGCTAGAATCGATATCGAATCTAAAAGAAAACGTCCAGCTAATCGAATTATTTAAATGGTTGAATTCTAACAATTATAAAATAGCGTGTTGTTCAAACTCCATAAGAAAAACAGTACTGGTAGTTCTATCGAAACTAGGACTAATAGAATACATGGACTTGATTTTATCTAATGAAGACGTAAAAAACAGTAAACCACACCCAGAGATATACTGGCAAGCAATGTCAATCTTGGGTGTATTGCCGGAAGAGACACTGATTGTAGAAGATTCTCCGCATGGTTTACTTGCAGCTCATAGAAGCAAATCGAATATATTACGTGTTAATAATCATAAAGATGTTACAATAGATAATATTTCTAAAAAAATTCTAGAATTAAAGGGTGCGAATATGTTAACTTCTCCTAAGTGGAAAGACAAAAAAATGAACGTATTAATTCCAATGGCCGGCGCAGGATCTCGTTTCGAAAAGGCCGGTTACACATTTCCAAAGCCACTAATTGAAGTTAATGGAAAACCGATGATACAAGTCGTAGTAGATAATCTTAATCTAGATGCGAACTACATTTATGTTGTACAAAAGTCGCACCGTGAAAAATATAACTTAGATACTTTACTAAATCTAATTACTCCCGATTGTAAAATCGTAGAAACCGAAGGTTTGACCGAGGGTGCTGCGTGTACTGCGCTACTAGCCAAGGAATATATCGATAACGATTTGCCTTTATTTTTCGCAAATTCAGATCAGTTCGTAGAATGGGATTCGAATGAATTTATGTATAAAATGCAGGAAATGAACGTCGACGGTGGAATTGTGACGTTTAAGGCTACACATCCAAAGTGGTCATTTGCAAAGATCGATGATTTAGGATATGTTACGGAAGTAGCAGAGAAGAATCCTATTAGTGATATAGCTACTGTGGGATATTATTACTGGAAAAATGGTAGTGACTTTGTTAAATACGCCGAGAAAATGATAGAACAGAATGTTAGGGTCAATAACGAATTCTACGTATGTCCAGTGTTTAATCAGGCTATAGCAGACGGTAAAAAGATAAAGACTTTTAATGTGTCTGGTATGTGGGGACTTGGTACACCTGAGGATTTAAATTATTACATAGAAAATTTTGGAATTAAAAATTGAAGAATGCAGCGGTCATAATGTCCGGACCTTATAGAGGTAATAAAAATATAGTTAAAAACTATAATCATTATTTTGGACAATACGATTTGTTTGTTTCTTGTTTCGAACATTATTATCAAGATTGGAAATCTAGTGATTTAAAAATAAAAGAAATTTTTACTACTCCCAAAATAGAAATAGAAAAAACAAAATGGTATCAAAATCGTGACAATAACGCAGGTCAATCTGGGTTTTGGCAATTCTGGAATCTAAAAAGTGTCATAGAACAAACACCTGATGATTATGATTTCTACATTAAAAATAGATGCGATCTATTTTTTAGTTCTAGTCTCAATTTAGAATTCGATAATTTAAATAAAAATTCGATATATTCATCTGCTAAGTCTTTTCATCTAAACGAATGGAATGAACAAGAATGGATAAATGATGAATTTTATGTCGGTGATCGTGCGACGATGAATGTAATATCCCGATTTGTATTAGAATATTATGAAATTGATAGACATTCGAAAAACGATACTTCAAATGAAGTCTCATTATTGAATTTTTTAAAAGAAAATAAAATTTCTATAAATAAAATATTTGATTTTATCTACGTTAAAAATCACAATGGTGTACATATTTCTACAGGATATACGGGTAATTATCAATTGGAAAAATTATGATAATTTCTCATCGTGGAAATATTAATGGAAAAAAATCGAATCTCGAGAATAGTCCGGATTATATCGACGAGGCCATTTTGCTTCATTTTGAAGTCGAAGTCGATGTATGGATAAATGATAAATTAGAAATATTTTTAGGTCACGATGAACCACAATATCAAATCGATATTGCTTGGTTGCGCGCAAGAAAAGACAAATTATGGATACATTGTAAGAATATTGAAGCTATAATTCATTTCAATAAAACTAATGACTTCAATTATTTCTGGCATCAAAATGACGATGTTACTTTGACATCGAAAGGTCATATTTGGGCTTATCCTGGGAAACAACCCATAGAGAATAGCATAGCAGTAATGCCAGAAATTTTTAATGATGATGTGTCTACGTGTCTCGGAGTTTGTACTGATTTTCCAATAAGGTATAGAAATGAAAACGTTTAAGGGTGATTTTTTTCATATTGTTCAATTATTAAAAGATAAAAAGCATTTTGCATTTTCGAGATTCTCAGATGGCGAGTTGATGGTTATTAAAAATCAACTAATCGTTATCTCGGAAAATATGGCGATAGTGCACGGCCAGGCTCATGGTGGATTTTGGGGCGCCGAAGAACATAAGGTTTTTGACCCTTCTACACAACAAGATTTTAGAAAGAAGTTAATAGAGTGTTTTGAACATAAACAAGACAGTTACTATAAGGGAATATGTTGTAGGTGTTGCATTGGCGAAGAGTGGTTCGCATGGCAATTTGATAACCATCTATCAAAAGATGAAGCACATTTGACTTGGTCTAATGTTTTTATAAATTCGAATTATCCACTATTCGTAGAGCAAGCTTTACCTGCGATGAAAGATTATAAGGTCGTATACGTGTGTAATGAAATCGCAGACTTGTCTAAATTTCCGTTAAATTTAGTAAAAGATTTTAGAGTAGGTAATAACTGTCACATTAGAAATATTGGACTTGTAGACGAGATGAAAGTGTGGGTCAAAGAAAATGATGTAAAAGATCATTTATTTTTATTTTCCGCGGCTAGTCTGAGTAATATTCTAATATACGAGTTGTACAAAGAATTTCCCGACAACACGTACGTCGATATCGGTAGCACACTTAATCCTTTACTGGGTATGAATGGGTGGATCGGATCGAGAGGATATTTACGGGGATATTGGTTAAATCAACACGATGAATATTCAAAAAAAGAATGCATTTGGTGATACATGCTATTAGTACAAGCTGATAAACCCGAATATCATGAATTTATTAGACAATTAAGAAACGACCCAAGAGTTATCCCAGGATTTATAGAAACTTCTTACATCACAGAAGAACAACAAAAAGAATACATGAAGAAATATAGCGATTGCTTCTTCATCTGTCTAATCGATGATAAACCTGCAGGATACGTCGGCGTTATCAATGATGATATACGAGTCGCAACCCATCCAGACTATCAAAAATTAGGCGTTGGAAAATTTATGTTAGAACAGATCAAAAATAAATTTCCAAATGCCCTGGCAAAAATTAAAATAACAAACGAGGCCAGTTTAAAATTATTTCAATCGTCTGGTTTTAAAATTAAATACTACCTATTGGAAAGAGAATAAATGCTACATAATCCTTACAAAATCATCAAAATGTTCGAAGAAGAAATGGCGCATTATTGTGGTTCAAAATATGCTGTTTCAACTGACAATTGTACCGACGCAATTTTATTGTGTTGTGAATACTTAGGCGTTAAAGAAGTTACTATTCCTGCAAGGACTTATCTTTCTGTACCACAGTCAATAATCCATGCTGGCGGAACTGTAAAGTTTGAAGAAGTAAGTTGGAAGGGTGTTTATCAACTAAAACCGTACCCAATCTATGACGCTGCGAAAAGATTAACATCTAATATGTATGTTCAAGACTCTTATATGTGTCTTTCTTTCCATATCAAAAAGCATTTAAAAATTGGAAAGGGTGGAATGATTCTAACTAATAGCGAAGAAGCACGCGACTGGTTTAGAAAGGCTAGGTACGAAGGCCGCGGCGAAGTGATGTATCATGAAGATGAAATCGATATTAATGGCCATAATGCTTACATGACCCCAGAACAAGCCGCTCGAGGACTAATGCTAATGCAAAACTATCCTCAACATGCCGAAGATCTACCTGAAGAGCCTCAATATCGAGACCTAAGAGAGTTTCCATTATTTAAAAATTGCGAAACAGTCAAGTAAAAACATGAAGATAGTAATCATAACAGGATGTTTGGGATTAATCGGTTCACATATTACCAGAAAGTGCTTAGATAAAGGTTGGAGGGTACTTGGAGTCGATTCTCAAACCTACGCCAGCAACGAGAATTTTCTAGATACATTTTCACAATATGAAAATTTTACTTTCTTAAAGAAAGATATATGTGATTTAGATTATTTACCTGATTGTGATTACGTTATCAACGTAGCAGCAGAAACGCATGTTGGAAATAGCATAATAAATTCTAACTCATTCATTAAAACGAACATCATTGGCGTTCAAAATTTATTAGATCTAATTAAGAGCAAGCCTACGAATGTAGCCAGTCGACCGATTTTTATACATTTCAGTACCGATGAAGTGTATGGAGACATAGTCGACGGTCAACACGTAGAGAGTGATTCATTGAAACCTAGTAATCCATATTCGGCATCTAAGGCCGCGGCCGATATGTTAGTTTTAGCATGGCATAGAACGTATAATATCGATTATGTAATATTGAGACCGACGAATAATTATGGTACGGGACAATATCCTGAAAAATTAATACCGTTAAGTGTTAAGTTATTACAGCGTAATAAAAAGATTAGATTACACAATGAAGGGAAACCCGTAAGAAATTGGTTACACGCAGATGATACTGCAGAAGCCGTTATTTCTATTATCGATTCAAACGTTAAAAATGAAATTTTTAACATCGCAGGAAACTGTGAACAATCTAATAGATTAACAGTTGAAAAAATAATTTCTAATTATTTTAAATCTGATTCATTATCTTATGAAGATTATCTCGATTTATCTTATGTAAGACAAGGACAAGACGTTAGATACGCTCTTAACGATGAAAAATTAAAGGCGATCGGTTGGAGACCTAAAAAGATTTTCGATGAAGAAATACGAGAACTTGTAGAGTATTATAGAAAAAACTTTAAATGGTAATAAATTAGGTGTTTATTTGCATACCGTAGCTGTAATTGGTCAAGGATTTGTAGGTGGAAGTCTAACCACAGTTTTGTCCGAACGTGGAAATAAGGTCTATACATACGATAAAGCGGGAAAAAATTCGAAAGGTGGAATTAAACAGTTCAAATTTGAAAATGTTATTACACCCGAAAACTTAGAGATTTTTATAGAGTGTTGCGAATCTATTGAAGAATTTTCTGGGATTTATTTCATTTGTTTGCCGACTCCGATGAATTTAGATGGATCATGTGATACTTCAATTGTCGAGTCTGTATTACAAGTTTTATCCGAAAATATTAATAGTTCCAAACAAAGAATCGCCATAGTAAAATCTACAGTACCACCAGGAACTACAGAAACGTGGAATAAAAAATACGAAAAATCTGCGATTAGTGTAGTATTCAATCCAGAATTTTTAACAGAAGCAAATGCTATCGATGATATGAGAAACCAAGATAGAATCATCATCGGTGGTCCAATAGAAAGTTCTAAATTTGTGACGGCCGTATTTAAGTCCTCATTTCCAACTGTCCCGATATTCGAGACGTCTTCTACAAACGCCGAGATGGTAAAATATGTAGCAAATTGTTTTCTGGCTACGAAAGTTTCTTTTGCAAATGAAATGTATCAAGGGTGTAAGGCTCTTTTCGAAGCTGGTTATGACATTAGTTATAATTCGATTATAGAATTAGCGACTCTTGATAAAAGACTGGGTAATTCTCACTGGCAAGTTCCTGGTCCAATGCCGTCAGATGATACTGGCGAACAAAGCATGGGTTTCGGCGGAAGTTGTTTTCCAAAGGATATTAATGCTTTAATTTATCTTTTAGAAAAAAATAACGTAGATCCAAAAGTTCTTAAGGGCGTATGGGAAAAAAATCTTGAAGTTAGACCAAGACAAGACTGGAAAAGCTTAAAGGGTAGAGCTATTTCTAATGTAGAAGATTAAAAATTATCGAATCATCACGCAATATTGTTTAGAGTGGGGTGATGATTGTCTAATACGTTTCCAACAGGTAAAGCTCATATTTCTTTTTCTGAAGTTCGAACTTGGGCAGAGTGTCCGTGGAAACATAAGCTGACCTATATCGATAAAGTCAAAGCAGATGTAGAATCAGAACACCTTTATTTTGGTACTGCCGTCCATTCGTCTTGCGAAAAATATCTTAAGACTCGAGAAGTAGACGTAGAACTTTGCACGTCAGAAATTCGTAGGATTTGGCAAGAAAAAGGTTTCCCTGACGTAGAAAAATGGTGTTCTTGGGCAGAAACTGTGATTAATGATGTTCCTACATTTTTGGATGAAAATTTTCCGGAATGGGAGACACTCGATGCAGAACATGCGCTTATGGAATCTATCGATAATCATGATATTAAATTTAAAGGTTTCATCGATGCGATTCTTAAGCTTAAAGACAAACGAGGTAAGGAAAAGCTTCTAATCATCGACTGGAAGACAGGTCCAGCCTATGGATGGCGTCGAGATAAAAAAGAAGATTTCAATACACAGGCACAGTTGATCCTCTATAAATGGCACGTCATGAAGAAATTCGAATTGTCTTCCGCAGATGTTGGTACCGCTTTTGTCGTGCTTAAAAAAGGGGCGAAATCTGGTAAGTCTATCGATTTAGTCGCATTTTCGGCAGGACCCAAGGTTCAAGAGAAGGCAAATAAACTCGTGTCCAGCATGATTAATACGGTTAAACGTGGATTTTTTCCAAAAAATAAACATAATTGCGAATATTGCGATTTTGCGAAATCAGGACAATGTGTAAGATAATTATATTAAAGACCGTTAACATCTTCATTAATCCGCCGGATGATATTGTAGCGAGGTTAATTTGAAGAAGAGAAAAGTTTTGGTTCTTTCTGATCACGCTCTTTCTCCATCGGGCGTTGGAAATCAAACAAGACACTTAATTAATGGTCTTATACAGAAAGGTGGATGGTCATTTAGACAGTTCGGCGCGGCGATTAAACACGCCGATTATCGTACGATCGTTGTCAATGAAGATTTTATTATTAAGCCGATCGATGGATTCGGCAACAGAGCGATGATTAGAGAAGCTCTCGCAACCGAAAAGCCAGATGCTATGTTGATCTTCACCGACCCAAGATTTTTTACTTGGCTTTTTGAGATGGAAGACGAAGTACATCAAATATGTCCAATAGCATGGTGGCACGTTTGGGATAATTATCCTACTCCCATGTTTAATAGTCCGATGTACGAGGCGACCGATCTCATTAATTGTCATTCATATTTGACATACGAATTTTGCCACAAGTTATTTCCGGAAAAGACTAATTTTATTCCTCATTCATTACCACCAGGTATGTTTTATCCTATGTCTGAACAGGATAAATTGAGGAATAAAATACTTCTTCTCGGTACACATAGAGCAGATCATTTTGTCGGACTGTGGATCAATAGAAATGCTAGAAGAAAACGACCTTCAGATGTTATATGGGCATGGAAACTTTTCCTAGACGAACTTGAACAAAAACATGGTCACAGAAAAGCTACTCTAATCATGCATACCGATCCTTTCGATCAAGAGGGTCCTAATCTTGTAGAAGTTGCAAGAAATCTCGACATAGAACAAAATGTAGCCTTTAGTAAAGAACGCGTCGAATTTGATAAAATGAACGTTATTCATAATGTTAGTGATTTTTGTATCAATATTTCATACGCAGAAGGTTTCGGTCTTGCGACTCTCGAAGCTATGAATGTTGGGAATCCAATCGTCGCAGTGAAAACTGGTGGTCTAACTAGACAAGTCGTTAATGCTTACACTGGCGAAGAGAACGGCGCAGCGCTTCCTGTCGAATTAAAGACTCTTGTTGGATCACAGGGCGTTCCATACATTTACGAAGATTATGTCACGGTTGAGACTACGGCGAAAGGTATTATGAAACTTTACGAGCTTGGCAAAGATGGAAGAAAACGTCTAGGTGCAAAGGCTCGAGAATATGCTCTAAGCGAGTTTGGATATCAGAAAGTTATTGATTCATGGGACAAGACGCTCGGTGATCTCATTGAGAATTGGCGAAAGGATCGCAAGAATTTCGAGGTTAATGCGCTATGAAAGTTATTGTAAGAGGACCTGTTCTTTCTAAGTCTGGTTATGGTGAACACGCTCGACAAGTCTTTAAATGGGCACTATCTCGTGGACATGACGTAAGGTGTCAAATTTTAAACTGGGGTATTACTCCATGGTTTCTCGATAGAGACGATTTGGACGGTCTAGTCGGACAAATTATGGATCGATCGACTCCATTTGAAGAAAAACCCGATCTAAGTCTTCAAATCCAACTACCGAATGAATGGGATCCAGAATTAGCGAAAGTTAATGTTGGAATAACTGCAGGTATTGAAACAGATAAGTGTAATCCAGAATGGAAGATCGCATGTAATAAGATGAATCATGTTATTGTTCCATCTAAGTTTGCTTCCGATTCTTTGACACTTGGTGGTGGAATCACAACGAAAATATCAGTCGTACCAGAAGCATATAACTGCGAAATAGACAAAGATGTTCTACCCTTAGAGTTAAACGAAGTAGCTACTTCGTTTAATTTCTTGTTATTCGGACAAGTTACTGGAATGGATCTAGATTCCGATAGAAAGAATCTTTTCCACACGGTAAAGTGGTTTTGTGAAGAGTTCGCTGGTGATAAAAATGTTGGTCTTATCATCAAATCAAATTTAGGGACAAATTGTATTTTTCATAGAAAACAACTTGTCTTATTATTTCAAAAATTATTGTCGGAAGTTAGAAAGGGAGAATTTCCAAAAGTCTATTTGTTAAATGGTGATATGTCTGGAAAAGAAGTGGCAGGCTTAATGAAGAGCCCCAAGGTCAAGTCTATGATTTCACTAACAAGAGGCGAAGGTTACGGGCTTCCTCTTATAGATGCGGCAGCTTCCGCACTCCCAGTTTTAGCAACGAACTGGTCAGGACATCTCGAATTTTTATCAAAAGGTCATTTTTCGAAGGTGGAATATGATTTAGTTCCTGTTTCTGATAAAAAAATAGATGGTACAATATTCATCCAAGGCGCTCGATGGGCACAAGTTCGCGAACCTGATGCGAAACGTAGAATGCGAAAAACAGTTGAATCTTATTCTAAGCCTAAAGAGTGGGCAGATGATTTAGCAAAAATCATTCGCGAAAAATATTCGATAAATGCCGTCTGCGATCTATACGACGCGGTTATCGGGGAATTACTGTGATATATTTTTTGTGGTTCATAATTTTAATACTAATTTGTTCCACAACATTTCTTGCAATTTATTGTTATAGATTCGCAAGAACTATAATCAGAGTTCAGGATTCGATAGAAGATTGTCTGGCTGTCATGGACGAAAGAATCAGATCTATCGACAAAGTTTTAGAAATACCTTTGTTTTTTGATAGTCCTGAAATTAGACGGGTGCATGATGATTTGAGATTGTCGAGAGACGCGATAATAAAAGTCGCAGAAACTTTCTCAACGATTGAAAATGAAGTCGAAGAGGAAGGATAAGATGATTGGAACAAAAAGAATACGTCGTCGTAGAAAGTCTACAGAAGGTAGTGAAAAGAAAATGTACTTCGGACCTGAGGTAACAACGGCGATAACGTATTATAATTGTATTGTTAATGAAAATGAAAAAATAGAGCTTTATCACAACACGATATCGCCAGCGTTAATGAAACTAGCCGAAAGTCTTATTTTGATCTACGGATTCTCAGAACCTGGCGAAGATATATTCGAAATGCAAACCGATTGTGTTGCTTTTCTATACGAAAATTTACGAAAATTTGACTCTGCGCGAGGAACAAAAGCGTTCAGCTATTTCAACGTGATAGCAAGAAACTGGTTAATACAGAACGCAAGAAAAAAGACAACGTCTAGTCAAAGAAATGTATCGTTCGAAGATTTAGGACTACTTTCATCGAAGGATAGAAGTACGATAGCTCACTATGCTGTTGCAGAATCACCCGATGACGTGATGATTCAGGCAATGCAAAAAGACCATATAAAAGAAGTATTTAAGAAGATACAAAAAAGATTAATCGATGAAAACGAAAAGATATGTATGGAATCAATTATAACGATCTTTGAACACATCGACGACATAGACATACTGCACAAGCGGGCGATATTCGTGTATATTAGGGATATGTCTAACCTAAATCAGAAACAATTATCGACTGCATTATCTGCAATAAGAAAACACTATAAGGAAATCGTCATACAGGAGAACGAATCATGAGCGTTTACGATGATGTTTTGAAAAGAATCAAGGACGCCGAAGAAAAGGTAAAATCGTTCTCAGAACTTCTAGATACGTTGTCAACGACGGACGATAAACGAAAAATACTATGGAAGGAAATCTATAATAACGCCATAATAGATCGAGAAAACGCTTACGCTTTATATCTTAATGCATACGCAGGATTTTCAGGAGCCCAAACTGAACATATCAATGTTGGCCCTATTATGACAAAATATCTTGAAAGAATGTCAAAGGCAAATGAACAATTATTAAAGTTGGCCGAAATTGTTCGTTCAACTCAAGAAGAAGACTCTAAAATAACACCAGACGATATTTTTTCAAAAATCTCAGGGTAGGTATTAAAAATGACCACTATCAATGCTGCTATAACTAATATAGCGCAAAAAAATGAATTAAACAAAGAAAAACAAGATATTGGTCAATTTGAAAAGGCAGTTGTCGTCAACGTAATCACCGATCAAACAGGTATCGGAACGTTAAAGTCGACTTATCCTGAAGTTTTTAATACTTTTTCGCCAGATAGAATACCGAGAAATACATGTATCGTTAGAAAAATAACGGGTGGTACCGATGCTACTTCTACTTCGATTATTTTGGCATATCCATTCTTCTCTTCACATCTTTGTATGCCTGTTAAAACAGGAGAGACGGTATGGATTTTATTTGATAGAGAAATAAAGACAGTCGGTTATTGGTTAAGTCGAGTTCACGGAGATGAATACAACGAAGATCTAAGCTATTCGCATTATGATAAAATCTATAAACCGCAAGAAGCAAAAGGCGATTCGCCAGGTACGGTAGAAAAGGCATCAGGAGATAAAAAAGCGAAAGCACCTGTCGAAGATTTTCCTAATCTGTCTTTAAAACAAAAAAATGGTAAAAATGAATACGAAAAAATAGTATCTTCTGTGAAAGATCCTGTTATATATGAACCTATCCCAAGATTTACTAAAAGACCTGGCGATTTTGCTATTCACGGTAGCAATAATTCAATGATATTATTAGGTACAGATAGATATTGGAAGCAGATCGACACGCCTGAAGAAGAACAAAGTAATTCTCTTACTGTACCCAAACCGTTCTCAGGAATAATAGATATAGTAGCCGGTCGATCTAGAGGTTTGATATCAGGAAGTATGACGAGAACGTCGCCTGCTACTTTTAAAAATTCTAGATCATATGAAGAGGTTGTCAAAGATCCTAGAAAAGGTGATAAAAACGTCAAATCCGAGGGCGATCCTGATTTTCATTCTGATGCTGCAAGAATTTACGTTTCTATGAATACATCGATAGATGATGCGTTAACTCTATCTAATTTTACCCCCCTTCTACCAGGCGAACAAGAAATTCGACCAGCTTCTGTTGGTTCTTCTGTAATATCGAAAGCTGATCATATTAGAATCGTCGCAAGAAAAGATGAAGAACTAGGTATAAATGGCACAATTAGAATAATAAAAGAAGGAAAGCTAGGAGAAGATGGTTGTTCGGTATTATTACACGATGATGGAGCAATTCACATCGCGGCAAATAAAATATACCTAGGTTTATCTGAAAAGAATGGTGGAAATTTATCCATTGACTCGGAGAACTCGCAGCCATACGTAAAGTTTAAAGAACTAAAAGATTTATTAGCAGGTATTATCGAAGATATATCTGGTTTCTGCAATACATTGTCAACACACGTTACACCTGGATATGGCATGCCATCGCCTCAAATTTTAAGCGCAGCTTCTAAATTATTAAGCGACGTTGGCGTAAGAAAGAGTAAAATTGATAGTATAAAGAGTGAAAGAATATTTGGGGAATAATATGCCTATAAAAACTCCTGGTGATACACCACTTAAATTAATCGATGATAAACAAAATTCTAAATCGTCATTATTCGAAAAGAATTTATCTTTGAAAGAAGCTATAAAATTTGCATTTTCAAAATCTCAAGAAGACGCAAAAGTTGAAATGAAATCTTTGCAAGCCTCGAAAAAACAAGGCGAAATCACCGAAGAAGAAATCAAAAAAATAACAGAAAGTGTTACGTCAAAATTGTCTGAGCGGATAGCCTTCGCTATAGACGAATACATTAAAGAAATTATTGTGTCGATTAAATCAGATATTCAAGTTGAAGTTAACACAGAAGTTGAAGGGAAAAAATATTCTGGCGTTGGAAAAACAACGTCACCAGGAACATCTTGAACTTTGAATAACAACCTACATATTTGTCATGACAGCTCGAGTATATAGCTTTAAATCTGTTGGCGAAGAGCCTTTTGCGCAGCGAGAAAGAGCCGCGCAACAAATAAAGCGCCCACCGATTGGAATAAAAACGCCTCTTGAATTGTCAGATGGAGACGATAGTTTTCTTAAAATGCATAGTGATATCGAAGACGTTATCGCTGATAATTTAAAAAATTTAATTTTGACAAATCGAGGCGAAAGACTTTTCGACTATAATTTTGGAGCAAATTTAAAAGAATTAACTTTTGAATTAGGCAGCGAAGAAACTGATGAAGAGGCTATTCGAAGAATACAATACGCATGTGCAAGATATATGCCTTATATTGCGCTTAATACTTTTGAACCGATTAAATTGGGATCGATCGATGAAAGCGTTGCGAGAATTGGAATACGAATAACTTACTCTGTCCCCTCGGCGAATACAAGGGAAAGAGCAGTAGAAGTAATACTTTACACGGTGGGATAAAATGGCAGGTCAAAGAAAAGTAAATCCTACGAGAAATTATCTCGCGAAAGATTATAATTCATTAAGAAGCGATCTTTTAAAATATGCGAAAACATTTTTCGCCGATAAAATTCAGGACTTCAGCGAAGCATCTGTAGGCGGTTTATTATTAGACATGGCTGCATCTGTAGGAGACAATATGTCTTTCTATTTAGATCACCAGTTTAGAGAAACGTTATGGTCAGAGGCAGTCGAAATTTCGAACGTCGAGAGATTAATAAGAAATAGCGGCGTAAAAATAATCGGCTCATCTCCATCTACTGTCAATTTATCATTTTATATTGAAGTTCCCGCTATAAATGAATCTGGAAAACGAGTACCAGATCGTTCATCTCTTCCTATTATACAAGAAGCTACAGAAGTATCTTCTAGAGATGGAGTACCTTTCACGACGATAGAAGACATAGACTTTTCTGAAACCGATCGGTTTGGAAATTTAGTTGCTACTATTATAGTTGGAGATGTCGACGAAAATGGACAACCCGATACTTTTATACTTTCAAGAGACGTATTAGGAGTTTCTGGAAAAATTTATGTAGAATCTTATACTTTCGGTTCGCAATTTGTTCCTTATAGAACGATATCTTTAAGCAATCCAAGCGTAACAGAAATTATTAATGTTATAGATACTGACGGTGATACTTGGTATGAGGTTGAAAGTTTAACGCAAGACACAGCATTCGTAGGAATAGTTAACACGAACGAAGACAATCATATCGTTAAGAAAAATTTAACCATAGTTCCTGCTCCGAAAAGATTTATGACTTCTACAGATTTACAACGTAGAAATACAACACTGCTATTCGGAAGCGGTGATCCATCGTTGACAGATGACGATGTATTTCCTGATCCGTCAAAGCTTGTCATACCGTTGTATGGAAAAAATACGATGACTAAATTTTCAATAGACCCAAATAGTCTATTAAAAAGCAAAACACTTGGAGTCGCGCCAGTATCCACAACATTAATAATAACCTATAGAGCAGGTGGTGGTTTGACTCATAATGTTGCTGTCAATTCAATAAGATCTATAAAGACTTTGCGAATCGATTTTAAGAATGGAGCATCAGCATCCTTAGCCAGCGCAGTCAGAGCATCGGTCGATGTTACTAATAATGAACCGGCAACAGGTGGAGCATCTGCTCCGACAATAGACACGTTAAGATCGTTAATACCCGCAGCTCGAAATTCACAATCTCGGATTGTTACAAAAGCCGACCTTTTATCAAGAGTTTATTCACTACCATCTAAATTTGGTAGCGTATATCGAGCAGGTGTTAGACAAAATCCAAATAACCCGCTCTCTTCACAATTATTCGTTTTGTCACGCGACAATTCAAATCGCTTAATTTTAGCACCAGATACACTTAAACAAAATTTAAAAACGTATATCAATGAATATCGTTTAATATCAGACGCAATTGATGTAGTAGACGCTGCGATTATTAACTACGCGATATCTCTATCAATAGTTCCTGCTCCGGATACAAATCCTGCTGATGTTATAAAGAATGTAATTTCTACGTTGCAAACATTATTAGAGACAAGAAAATTTCAAATTGATCAACCGATCGTTATAGCAGATATAATGTCAAGTGTTATCAATATTCCTGGTGTACTTTCTTTAATAAGATTGGAATTTTTTAATGTGAGCGGTCAACATGATGGTCGAGACTACCCGGGAATATTTTTCGACATGCAGTCCAATACGACGAAAGGTCTTGTGATTGGTTCACCTGGTTCTATTTTCGAGTTACGATACCCAAACTTTGACATAATTGTGAGTACGAGCTAATGATAATTTCTCTTACAGCTTCTGCAGATACATACATCACGAATAAATACATCGATTCTCGACCATCGATTGAATCGAACGTGGGAAAAGCGGGAACTCTCGATTTATTTTATTTATACGATGAAGTAGATATCACAAATAACGTTAAAGAATTATCGAGAATTTTAATTAAATTTGATATAGAACAATTAAGAATTTTATCGTCTTCTATTTTTGATAGTAATAATTTCGAAGCAAGACTTAAGTTACACACAATTACAACTGGAAATCCTTGCCCCAGTAATTTTACAGTGTCAGTATTTCCTTTAGCGATACCATTCGAAGAAGGTATGGGAAGAGATGTAATTTCGTTTGCAGATGTAGGAAGCGCAAATTTTTTATCAGCTAGTAATTTAATAACTTGGTACACTAGTGGATGCGAAGCATCTGGTTTCGTAGGCGATTCGAATATAGATTATTATTCTAATATCATGTTGGGTTCTAGTTCGATTTCTTTAGAGTCTAAACAAGATTTTATTTTGGGTATAGAAGATCTTGATATTGATGTTAAATTAATAGTTAGTTCAACGCTATCAGGACTTTTGGAAAATAATGGATTTAGGATTTCATTTACGGGTTCTCAAGAAAATGATAATGTCTCTAGATTCGTAAAAAGATTCGGGTCAAGACACGTTAAAAACGAATATCTTTCACCACGATTAGAAATTAAATTTGATGATTCTATTGTCGATCAAAGAAGTGATTTAGTATTTGATACTACAGGAAGCATATATTTGTCGTCAAGAAAATCAAGCGCGCCAGCTAATTTAACGTTAGCAGGCGGGCAACAGTTAGTAGGCGACAATTGCATAATAGTTCAGTTATCCACAGGATCGTATAATTCGATACATACGGGCTCTCAGAAGCTCCTGGGCGCTCCCATTACAGGAATGTATGTGCTACCATTCTCTATCTCTTCGAACGACGTAGGTATAGTTTCTGGTAGTTTAACGTTAGCTCAACATATCGCCAAAAGTGGTTCTATAACATTTGATGAGACCTGGAAGAGTTTGGATGGTACAAAAATATTTTACACGGGTAGCATAACGATAGGTTCTGGCGACGCGTCTCCTACGATCACAGAACGCGTTCGTTTAATATCTAGATGCGATGGACCACAGGAAGTCAAATGGGGAGAAAGTTTTTATGTAAAAACTTCTTTCTATGATATAGCACTTGAAGAAGATGCAGTCAAATTTAGTTACGAAAGACAACCTTTAAAAATATTAGACGCACAATATCGAGTAAAAGATTTACAAACGCAAGCCTTGATTTTTGATTTTGATAAAAATTATACAAGGTTATCTCTTGATGCATCTGGTAATTATGTTAATGTCAATTCGACCCCGTTTCCAAAAGGAAGACCTCTTGCATTGGAATTTAAAGTGTTATATGCAGGCGCGGAAAGAATTATTGCTGATGAAAATTACGTCTTTATTGTGAAGGTGTAATATGAGAACAATAAAAGATTTCTTGGGATCACCCGGTCTATCTCGATTTTCGTCAGAGGGATCAGCACTTCTAACTATGAGAGGGGCCGATTTTAAATCGATAGAATCTGGAACGACATCGTTTAAAAACGATCCACCAGGAAGTCCATTACGTTCAACTCAGCAAATACCTCTGGATTGGTCTGTATTCGAAAATCACACGTTTTTTAGCAGCGCCGAAGTTAATGTTAATGTTGCTTTTGATGAAATAATAAACGGTTTTCCATTTGATGGACAAAAGATAGATATAGAAAATTTTTTGGATGGATTAACAGGTTTTGAAAAATGGATTTTTGATAACTTTCCTAAACATCGCGGCGCGTTGCACTTTAAAAATTCATACATTGAAGTTAACGATGTCCCAGGAGCTATGGCTCCCGATATATCGAAAAAAGTAGATGGACAACCGGTCTTAGATCCAGGCAATGGAAGTATATCGTTTCAGTTTAAAGCGTTTTTCCCCGAACAAATTAATGATAATCAAGTTTTATTACAAAGATTATCGTCGACAAGTGGTTATACACTGGCGATATCAGCTTCGACTTCAACAACAAAATGCGATTTAATTTTTATAGTATCATCTGGCTCTGCGCATCTTAGCTCATCATACTCAATTAATAAAGGAAACTGGATAGATATTGCAGCTTGTTTTAATCGACGACCGAGTTCGAATAGAACGTTATTGTATTTGGACGGAATTTTAGCATCATCAAGTTCTAGATCTTATGAATTTTATGAATTTAATACCGTCGGCTCACTTCTTACAATAGGAACAGGAAGTTCGCATACGTATGGTTCTAACGTATTTTTGCCAAAACAAAATTTATCTGCATCGCTCGACGATTTTAAAATATTTCATGGAAATAGATCGAGTGAAAAAATTAAAATGGCTATATCTTCCAGCCAATATCCTGAAGATAATTTAAAATTATTCTATAAATTTAACGAACCATCTGGTAGTTATTCTCAAAAAACTCTTATATTAGATCATAGTGGTAATGGATTACACTCTAATGTAATCGGATACGTAGACACACTTAGGTCGAATCTCGACGGTCTCGCAACGTTTAAAGAAGCATTAAAAGAAAATCCGATTCTTTTCCCAGATTATGACGAATTAATTACGTTAAATCAAAAATTATTGCTATCTGCTTCAAAGTATGATGAAATAAATCCAAATCTTATAACTCGTCTTGTACCACCTCACTATTTTTTCGAAGGTAGACTTGAACAGGGGTTTGAGACTGACGAAGGTCCTGTCGTCGAAACGTATCCTGCCAGTGGAAATCGGCCGGGTAATTCTAAACTCGGCGCAGCGCAAATACTATCGGCATTGTTATATGTTTGGGCAAAACAATTCGACGAAATGAAAATTTATTTAGATCATTTTTCAAAAATAGAATCGTTCGAATACGTTGATATGGGTTCAATATCAGATCAATTTTTAGTCCACCAAGCAAGAAATATTGGTATAGAATTACCACAATTGTTTTCTACTATAAAACCGAACGATGAAATAGATGGAAATGATTTTGGAGTAGAATCTTCAAGTAATACAATGACGTTACAAGAAATTCAATCGCAAATTTGGCGTCGATTGCTTGCTTCTATACCAACTATTTTAAGAGAAAAGGGCACGATATCTTCAGTTAAAGAATTAATAAGAGCATTCGGAGTAAATCCAGATACGTCTATTAGATTGCGAGAGTATGGTGGCGCTCGTGAAGGTGTAATAGAAGCTCGACGACCTCGTAGAATTTCTGCAGGTAAATTATTACCAAAGACAGGATACACAATCACTTCGCCATTCCTGTCGGGATCTCGAATAGAACCTGGGGTTCCGGAACCGCAAGGAAATATCGGTTTATATGGTAGCGACGATGTCTCAGACGGATTATTTACTAGTTCATCGTGGACATATGAAGCAACGTATAGATTTCAGGATGACGTTTCTTATTCTAATGAATCGCTTGTTAGATTTTATACGACAGGTTCGTTCGGAACGGGCTTATTATTTAATCTTATTGCATCGAAAAGTGGATCTAAAGACGACAATATAGCTACTTTGACATTATACGGTTCTACTGACACTATTTCCTCAAATGCCTTTTCTATATCGATAGACGGAAGAACGCTATATGATGGAGATAGATGGCATATAAGCTTTGGTCGACAAAAAATAGGTGATTTTGAAAGTAAATACTTTTTGAGACTAGGCAAACAACAAGCAGGTCAACCGATAATATTGGACGAAGAAATTTTATATTTAACAAATTCTAGTAATACATCAGACGTTTTGTCGAATATAAACTCGATAAATAACGCGTCAGGTACATGTTTTCAATTAGGAAATTACGTAGGTAGTATTAACACAAGTTTTATTGATCCGTACACGTTACCAGGATCAACTTTATCTACGTTCGGTGGCGAGGTGTCAGGTGTCAAATTTTATTCTAAATATTTATTTGATACTGAATGGTACGAACACGTTACGAATCATGAATCTCTTGGTGTCAAAAATCCATTGGTAAATTTTAATTTTACTACTCTCGAATCCGGATCTTTCGAACGTTTGAGACTAGACACGTCATTCGATCAAGAAGAAATTAACGCCGATTCTTATGGAAAAATTATTATATTCGATTATTCACAAAATAATTTACACCTGTCAGGTTCAGGATTTTTTGCAAACGAAACAATCTTAGGTTCTGATGATATCATTTTTTCATCGCTTGATCCGAAATTCGACGAACGTAGTACGGATAATAAGGTAAGAATTCGATCGTTTCAATCATACGCGCTAGCGAAAGCTGCAGGAGTTGAAATAGCTCCAATTTATGAAGTACCGAAATACGAACAGGGTAATGACGACAATCGTTTTGGAATAGAAATATCAATAGTCCAAGGTTTAAATGAAGACATTATCAAAATGTTTTCTGATTTAACGATTATCGATAATGCGATCGGTGATCCTACCAGTTTATTCGACGATAGCTATCCTGATCTTGAAGATATGAGAGATGTATATTTCAATCGATTGACAGGCATACCCGAATATTCAAACGTAGTGTTGTTTAGTAAATGGTTTGAATCTACATTATCGCGATTAATAGAACAGTTTTTACCTGCTAATTCGAGATTTTTAGGCGTCAATCTTGTTGTAGAGAGTCACATGCTTGAAAGAACAAAAATGAAATATCATTGGGGCGATTTGTATCTCGGCGAAAATAATCGCAGAAATCTTAGAGGAACAATAGGTCTAGCGAAATTAAGTACGAACGTCAGGAGATTTTAATGTCATCTCAAATAATCTCACAGTCTCTAGACGGTTTATACAGTCGTCAAGGCGTTGAAATTAAAACGTACGACGATGTGTTTAGTACGACGTTACCAAGAATAATGGCGAATGGTGATTCTAGAATAGTAATCGATGGAATCATAAAGCAAAAAAATGGACCATTCGACGATGGACAAGTCGATAAAATAAATTCTGTTAAAAAATTCTTTGTACCAACTCACGAAATAGAAAATAGAGATCTCGGTAGATTAAAATTATTTAATGATGATACTCCCTTCGAAGAATTTACGTATGCTAATGCTACAAGCTATATTGAAATGCAAGGAGATCCAAGTTCAGGATACCAATTAATAGATCTTTTATATCCTTACGTTCTGGATACACCTGGAAAAATAGACCCTGGTTCAATGGACGGCGTTATAGAGCCGTTATCCATAAGAGATTACGCGACTCGACAGACTATAGATAGACCCGAATCTGCTCGACGACCAAGAGCTTCTATAGCAAACGCACACGAAGATCCATTCGGATATAGCGTGCTTATAGAACAACGCAAAACAATTGTAGGATACGATGCAGGTACAAGACCATTTCTGGAATATGGAGACGATTCAAATAGACCGATAGAACAAAAAGCAGGTTATTTCGCAGAAGATCCAACAGGAAAATCTCCTTTTAGAGAACGAACAAAAGAATTAGAATTCGCGCAGATAGTTGGCGAAGATTTTGCGAATGCGTTATCTAACTCTACGACAGCATTCGATGATGTGGGAAAAACGTATATTTCTGCGTGTGCTGGTTATACATTTATTGATAACGAAAACGGTACGGATTCTATCGCGTTTTTGGATCAAAAGGGGATTTAGCACATGGCACGACTAAGAGGCGAACTCACATCGATAGATTTAATGAAACCATTTTCAGTTAGATCTGGTGGCCGTGTTATAGATTTATCGAGAGATTTACATTTCGAGATACAATGGGACGGTTCAAACGTAATTGAACGTTTCACAGGTGATATTTTAGGAGGATCAGGACACACGTCCTCGCCAGGTCCTGCAAATCACACTGGCGCTACGATTAACGGGTCTGAATGTTTTTCAAATTTAATTCCGAATATATCTTGGGCAAATGATAATTTTACTATTTCTTTTTGGGTAAAATTTATCGACACCGGATTTTCGCCAAATTATGATTCAACAGTAAATAGACAGTTTGATTATATCGCAGTTAGACCAATTATTTCTCCACCTATAACGAAAACGATACGATTTTCTACTTATTTAAAAAAGAATAGTACAGGTGATGGTTTACGATCGTACTTTGGCTTAAGAAACTTTTACGTTGCATCTGACCCAGACTATACGTTTAATTTTTGCGACACGTTTGATAATACGAACCTAATAACCAGGTCATATGTAGAACAAAGCGTTAGTTTAAATTATCCATCAGAATTCGCAAATGAAAAAAATATTCCATTTGGCGAGTGGACACACGTCGTAATAAGAAACAAAACTAGAAAAAATGGTTCTAATGGTATTTGCGACGTATGGATTAATGGCGAAAGACGTTCTCTATATTTACAGAATTATTCAAACGAATCGGGTGATAAACCATTAAATCGTCTATCGCCTGGCGATGGTGTCATAGGCGAAAATCAATTATTAAAAGACGGAAAAATAATTTTTCCTATTTTAGGGACGGCTTCTTATTTTGCGCCAAAATACCAGGACTTTATGTCCAGTAATAATGATAGATTATTTCTCGCAAATCATTCTTATTTTCAATTATCTAAATGGGATAGAATTTTAAGTGATGAAGAAATAATCGCGTTACATAAAGGCACGTTAGATGGTGTATACGTAGAACGCTTCACGTCTATTTCAAAGCCACCTAGAAAGTTAGATTTAGGTTTAATTTTAAATAATAATTCCGAGGGGGCATTCGACGATACTAAGACTATACTTGGTAATCGAGCTTCTTACGTTGGAAAAAATTCTTTGATTGATTCTTTCGACGGCGAAGAAAGTTTAGAACTTTCGACGAATTTAAATTCTATCATCATTCAAAATAATTTAAAAGATGGTAGAAAAAGTACTAAAGAAAAGCCATTCGAAGAATTATTACAAAAATCTATGTTAAATTGTATAGATGGAACGACTGCATCCACAGCAATTAAAATAGACATATCATCGGTGCAAAGAAACGATAATCTACAATACGCTGGAAGAACGGATTCTAAATCTGCAAAAACCCTCCAGTACGCTACAACAAACTATTCCATGTTTCTAAGTTCCGCGCTAGATCGCCATGGTCGACTTGACAATTCATATAAAAGTCTGGACCTAGGCGTAGCAGGAACAGGTTTTTTGTATTATTCGCCCATAAAAGGCTGTTGGGTGGAAAAAAGATCACAACATGAAAATTCTTTAGGTACGAATACCCAGACTAAAGATTCTAATGGAGCAGTAAACACAATTGAAGTTAATTCATACGCTAATGATGATCATGATGGCGGGTGGCTTTCATTTGATTTAGATATTTTTTCACAATATTCAAATAATGCAGCGAATTTGAATCTAGTGACAGGAACTTTCGTCTCGTATTCCGATCTTCGCTACACTTATTCTTCGAAATTACAGGTGACAGGTACGAATGAAATTATGCGGCAATTTACTGCATCGCCGCAATTAGGGTATTTTACATCTAAAAAAGAACATCTACAAAGAGCAGGGTACGAAAATGTTGGATCGCCTACTATCGTATTTGGAGCACCATTTTCTCCAAAATATCACGCGTTTAATGATGAATCAATAAAGTTAGATAAATTTATAAGTAGTCCACTTTTATTAAAAAAAGTAATATTAAAAATACCTGTAGAAATTCAAAGAATAAATGAAATAAACGAAGGACAATATATCGATTTATATAAACCAGCAGCTTATTTTAATTTTGAATCGACTGCATCGTCTCCTGATACGATACCCGACCGATCAGGAAACGATCATATCGCGACGTTATCGAATTTAGCCACTGTAGATATAAACGATACTCCTGGTAATATAACAGGACGCGGTTCGCTTGATCTTACATATGATGCGCTTACAACTTTGACAAATGATAATTTAGTCGTTGATAATAGCAACGATATTAAGCTTGGCATCGACGGTTTATCGATAAGTTTTTGGGTAAAATTTAGTGATTTTGCACCCGGCAAGAATCACAATCTATTCGCGAAAGTATCTTCTACAGGGTTAGATTCAGAATACTATTTTTTCTACGATAGAGCCACAGATAGACTTAGATTCAGGATAAGCGATATCGCTTCGTCTATATATTCAACTGATTATATAGAACGCAGTGTTTCAAGCGCGGTTGCGAATGGATACATACAAGATTCAAAATGGCATCATTTTGTTGTCACATATGATGGTAGCAATTCTTCGACAGGAATGAAAATTTTTATCGATAGAATAAGACGAGATAATACGTCGTCATCTAGTGGAACATTTACTACAGCGAGATCACATACATTTAAATTGTTTTTTGGATCAAGAGGTACTGATACGGCTGATTTGAGAGGTAAAATAGCATCGATTACAATTTGGAAACGATCGCTAGCGCAGGAGTACATCGATTTATTATATAGTAATTGCTTAAATTCTTTCGAGTATAGTTGGAATTGGACTGAAAATGTGACTATGCGAAAGGATATGGATAATTACGTTTTCTTTTTATATAGACAACGTAGGGCGAATTCTTCGAACGCGATAGATTCTTTGCAAGACATATCATCGTCTATGAGATTCCTAATAGGCTCGGGTAGCGTTTGCGTCTATAATTCTTCGTCATTTGGTTTATCGAATAGAGATGGATTTTCAGAACAATTCGGCATTAATACGCCCGTTGTTTCATCACTCATACCAGGAGTACCTGCGACTTTCGAATTAAATGAAGTATTTAGAAGATCAAACGCAGGAGAAGATTTAATCACAGGAGAAAGTTTAGAAAATATATCTTCGCCGCTTCATACTCCTGCCGTATCATTTAATACGAATTTAAACGATTTTTCTGACAATTCAACATATATCGAGAAAAAATATTTAGAAATACAAATCGATCCTGCATATGTTTTGGGAGGTTACCCGAATAGTACGTTAATGTATGTTACAACGAGCAAAGGGCATTTAAGCACGTCATTTCACGGTCGTTTAAATTTACCCGCATTTGATCCAACGCTCGCTAATAGATTGTTTAATTGGTATCCGCAAAAGGGAACAAACGCGTTTCTAGAACAAAATACAACACCACCTATTTCTACAATATTTCAAAATTTTTGGTTTGGTGGAACGCAGCAACCAGTAGTTGTTGCTAGCGCATCAGACGGATACGAACCACCAGGTTCCATCGAAAGAGTTCCGATTACTCCATATTATCAATTCGATAACGATATAGACATTTTAAGAAATCAAAATTCATTATTACAATGGCCAAAATTTTCTGATTTCACAGCCTATGGTTTGGGATTCGTAAATCTGGGTTCGACTGCTCCCGAATTTGATATAGAGATAGCAAGAACAGGATTTTCGTTCTATAATTTAATTAGTACACCATTCAACACAAGCATTCAAATAGTTAATGATTCTAGAGGAATTACAGCTACATTAGCCAAAAATGCCAAACCACCGTTAGCAGCTGTATTTCAAAGATCAGAGATTATTACAGCATCGACGTATAATGATGAACCATCAGTGTATTTAACGGGTACATTTACAATAAAAACAGGATTAGACGGATGTTCTTTCTCAGATCTTTTATCATCTCTTACGATAGGATATTCTCCGTCATCTCCAAACGCTGGAAGAAACGTATATAATCCATACATTCTATTACCGGAAGACGAATTAGTTTTGGGTTTAGACGCTGGAATAACTCCTCCTCCTGATATTGCTCCATATTTTGGTAAAAATTTAACTGACTATAATGAAAATGGTTCAAATAAACCCGCTCAAAAAGCATTTGTGAACCCAATTTTAAAAGAACAAATATGGCATTACGCTGGTAATTCTTATATGAGAATATTACCTGGAAGCGCAGAGATGATATTGATAGGTGACTACATCAGAGACGGTGAAAAAGTAGAAATGATTCGAACTATCAATTCTTCAAATATGTCTACGACTATAGGAAATGATCCTGTATTAGATCAATACGATAACGCAGAGGTATCTGCGTATGTCGGGACATATCAGTCGCAAGTTATTACAGGTACAATGTCGAATAATACTAGAGGCGTCGATTACGACGCTGCATTGAGAGTTGATTCGAGATCTGGAACAGTGGGCAGGTTCGTCGTCGCTAGTAACGATTCTATATCATTGTTAGATCAATACGTAAGCGGAGTTTTAAGGTGATAAAATTATGCCTATTGCAAAAATATTACAACCTAAAGTAAAAATTAATTTAATAGCTAGATTTAATCCTAATCACTATGGATATAGTAGCGATTTAGTCCAAGGAGTATTAAATACCGCCTGGTTTAGTATCGCGAATATAAAAAGTGGTCATTATAATGCGCCTATTACGGCTAGATTCGTTGACGAAAGTGGTAATCCTTTAATACCGAATCAAACGATGTGTTCGAATTTGGACGAATCTAATAGAATATTCGGTCCTTATAAGGACGAAATTATTCCCGAACAACTAGTTGATAGAATCGAATACATAGACAATACAAACGATACGGTGACAACCATAATTAGTTAGGGGCATAATGGCTGGACTTCTTGATCCGAAGTCGCGCGTTTTAGATACAATAATAACGCCCGAAGGTCGACGACAAATGTTTTCTGGTGGCATGCGAATTGCTTATGCCACATTTTCTGATATTGGATTTCCTTATGACGGAGATCAGAACAATATTTTTGTTTCAAGTTCTATTCATTTTAATTTAGAAGCATTTTCTACTTCGAATGATATAATTTTTCCTATCACTAACGATAACGGGCAGCTATTTGAATATTCTGGTGATTCAACGTCTATAACCCCGCCAGGTGACGTAATCATTCGAGACGGATCAAACGATATAGATTTTGGTTTGGTCATCGCTCAAACTGTATCTGAATCTTTAAAAAAACAACAAATTGCGTCTACTTTAGATGTTATAAGAAAAGATGAAGGGCTATCGTCTAATTTAAAGAATATCAATTTTACTATTACGAATGATAGACCATTTGATGGAGAACCAAGCGTATCTTCGATAACCGATGCAGATAGTCTATTTGCAGATAAGAGACTTTCTAAATTACCGAATTTTATGTTCTTACCACCCATTCAAAATTCTGGAGAAATCGGATCGCAATCGACTGGATTGGGAGAATACACGTCCTTCGCAGAATCGAATGATATTGACGATGGAAGTTTTTTTGCCGATTTAAACGAATTGGAAGAAGCTACTATAGAGCTTTCAAGATTGACGGAGTATAATGATTTAGCAATTCAAATGTATGAAATAGTAGGATCTAACGTAAAAAAATTAGATATAATAAAATATGGAAGGGTAGGAATATCGCGCGAAGGTTCTTCAACAGACCTATATTTTGTCGGTAAAGTTTTTTTTGATGGATTCGATGTTCCAACTTTTATTAATATTTTTACGTTGGTGATAGAGTGAGAGTTAAAGTAAATAAAAAAACAGATATAGTAAAAATAGGGAAAAATCCTATCACGTCTATTAAGCTTTCGCAAAGTGGAGACATTTTACTAGAATTTGAATTCGGAATAGACATAGCTTCATGTTTAAAAAATGAAGTTCAAGTTATTATGTTAAATGTTTTTGGACATGAAATTCCTTCTGTAACATCAACACCGGCGAGTAAAGACTTTTCTGACGGACTACGTGCTACTATTTTTACGGATGCATCAGAAAAATCATTAATAACGAGAATGCGTACTGAATATCGAGTCGCGACGATACCTATCGATATCACGAAATTAATTTCTAATGATTCGATAAAAAAAATAAAAAATGACTCTACTTCAACGATCGATATAATAAAAACTTATGATTCTAATCTGGAGACTATTAGTAATATAGATTTCACAGTCGAAACACCAGAAGAAAAAACTTCATTATCAATCGAAGAAGAAAATAGAGAAATGCTTCGATTGGGTAAAGATCCTGCAACACTAAAAGGTTCGTTCCCAACAATAAACCCGGCTGTTTCAATAAAAAGAATCGTACCTGGTATCAAGAAACATCAATATGAATCATACAAAAAAGTCGGAAACTCTTCAAAGTATACAGCGGGAATCATTAACAGCCGTCATTCTTCATGCGTGAATACGATTACTCTACCAAGAAAAACGATATCAGACCTACCAGTTTTATATTTCGAGATCGACTTAGCCAATAAATTAGGCGCAACAATTAGTAGAGAAAAAATCAATATATTTACGCAAGCTTTAGAACTCGATGTTAAAGTTTTAGAAAGTAAAAATAAAAAAGACGAAACAATAAAATATTGTAGAATATTAAATTCTAGTTTAGACGCATCTCAAAGTCCATACGTCTCATTGGAATCTGGATTCTTGAAACAACGAGAAGGAATGGAAAGTAAAGATTCTAGATTGACGAGAACGATAATAGGAAAATATCATAATTCTTCGTATATAACGAAATTTAAACCGAGGAATCAAAAGACACCCAGAACATTTGGCGATAGTGTAATTCCTTTTAATGTATTAAAAGTTGGAAACAGCTTACAGATTAAAGTACACTCTACAAAACTAGGAATTATTTCGATCGGAATAGAACGCAGAGATGTAACGACTTTTGAAAAATTTCGAAAATTATCCGGGATAGGTTTGGATCCTGTTTTAGTTACTGATAATTCATCGATTGTTTTTGAAGATGTCGATTTAATGCACAATCATGTGTATGAATATAGATTATTTTTTGTCGATAATAAATCGAACACAAAAAATTCTAGTAATACTTTTATATACCACTATTCTTCTACAAATGTATCTGAACCTGCATCTCTCGAAGTAACAAATTTAATAAGAGAAATAGTAGAAGAAGACGGAAGTTCATACACGAAAATATCTTTCGATATTAATGCAAAACTCACCGCAGCGGGTGTGGAAGTAGCTAAACAATTTTTATCGTTAAATGGTCTAAGCGAAAATATGCTTGGCATACCAGATCTTGAGACTGGTGGTTACAAAAAACTTTTAATATATCAAATTGATAGACAGAATCTAAGAACGGGTGATGTTGAAACTTTCGGTTCAATATACGAAACAAAGTTTGTCGATGATTCTTCGAAATCGTCAAACTTAAGAACGATTACACCGTTGAATTTGTTAGATAACTATAGATATTTCGTTAGATTGGGTCTAAGAGATCCTGGGGCCTTAGTATCGACGCAAACTTCTGTAAAAACATCTCCCATTGGAAAAAGAAAATATGATTATAAATCGTACAAATTTAAAATCAATCCAAAAAGCGGAAATCTTCCTTCGACTTTAAAACTTGTATCTAATGATTCATCATCTTTGGCCGAGAATTTTCTAGAATTTTCATTAGGTGTAGAATCTTCCATCGACGCATCGGTTGACGATTATCTACCCAACGTTAGTGGATTGTCGATTAGAAAAACGTTAATAGGATTCAATCATATAAGTTGGTCGATCACTGGAGATGCTACAATGATTGATCATTTTAGGATTTATACAATCGCAGATGGCATAGAGGCGTTTATAGGATGCGCGCATCCACATGTGATAGACGGTTCTTATTTTTATGAAGATCGCGAAATGTTCGACAGAATCGGCGAGGTTATTTACAGAGTAGTACCTGTTAGTTTAAATTTTACAGAACTACGTGGTGAAGCTAACGTAAAAATCGTCATACAAAATAATGCACCCACGTTTTTGAGATAAAAATGCCAATTAAAAATTCCTTTCGACGCTCATTATTAAATTGTCAACCAAAAGCTAAAACGTCAGAAAAAGTCGTTTCCACTGCTTATGACGAAGAAGACGGTTACGCTGGTGTTCCGATAGGGTTTATTGATACCATAGAGCGACAAGTTAACTTAGAACGTAATGCTGACGATGCTATATCTTTGACGGGAATATTCGATTCAAAAGGAAGCGATAAATTTTCAGTCGATCCACAAAGACCAGAGATCGTAGCTATCACTCAGTTATTCGAAGACGATCCTATTTTATATCAAAAATTATTAAGTTTAAAAAATCTCGAAGCATCGCTCGATGAAGCCGATTTAAAAACAATTTTCGATTTAATATTCTCACGACCCTCGTTACGTAATGCACTTGAAGAGCGTTTAAATGGATACTTCGAGAATAGAAGTAATACTAACGATATTTTTTCGTCGCTTGCGAGAATAGTCTCGAGTATTGATGATTTTAGAGATTCAATAAACTTTATAGAATCTAACAAAAACTTGCATAAAGTCGCATCTAAAAAAAGAGAAAGAATAGTCACTAAATTTAGTGAAGATCCCAAAGGATCTTCTATGTCTTTAAAAAGAACGTTCTTAGGATTAGACGACGTTACTGTTTTGAGTAATACTTCACTGTTGCAATTGTTATTAATTTCTCTTGTCCTTCCTGGAAATGTGAGTTTTAAACCATCAACTAGATCGATAGAACAAGCGTCCAGATTCTTTTTGCCCGTTATTGAACACGATGTTGCCAATGATTTTTTACAATTACTATCAACAAAAGACGTGATGAATAAATCGGATTTTTTCGATATAGAAACCAGTCTTCCTAAAGATGCATACGCTAGATTGTGTATTTTGGCCGACGCGTTGTCATATGAACTTACTACAACGATTGGTTTAAAAAAAATAGGTTCTAATAATATTTTCGATGTATTAACTAGTAAAGTATCACCTATTACGAATGTAATTCGTGATGAATCTATAGATACTGCTATTACTTCGTTACTGAGAAACAATAATACGCTACCTTTTGAGGTACGCACGCATGCGATAGATGGAGTATCTTACAAAGGCGTATTAGAAGAATATGTCGATCCATCTGTCACCGATGCATCGCTTGATTTTTCAAAGTTAACTACGTTTTCTAGAGACTTTTCATCAAAAATCGGTTCATATCTAAATCAAATTAAAATTATAAGAGGTATAGAAGACGGAGATTCGAGAATAACAGGGTCTGGTTTGTTAACTTGGATATGCGAATACGTTTTAAAAAGTACGGATAGATATAGAGAACTTCAAAAACCCGGTCAAATTGTAACTGCTCCTAAAGAATTCATACAACTATCATTGTTTTGTGAAATAGCTAAAAATAATACGACGAATGGAACAGGCGCAAGATTTAATATATTCACGAAAATTTTCGAAGATACTACAGAATCGATTAACACGAATACATCTCCGTTAATAAGACCCGCTATCTTAATTCCATTTAAGGTTCAACCGACAAATATAAAAAATAACTTTGCTTTTAACTTACAGACTAGAGATTCGAATCAAGTAAGTGCAGAACAAAAAGGACCATATTCATCAGGTGGTTTTTACTCGTCGAGAACAGGCAAAACAAACGAAGAAAGAAATAAAAACATAGTTCCAAGTGCAGACACCGATGAAAGAAAAGTAGGTATTAGTAAAGCATCTCTTGAATTACTTGATGTTTCAATCGATGATATTTTAAAAAGTAGAGACAAAGATATCGAAGATCCTAATTTGCAAAATCCAATTTTAAAAATTGCTAGTTCAAAATCGACAGCTAGAACCAATAAGAAGAATGACCAAAAAAATCATGATGAAATCACACGTTCTAGCGCAATATCAGGCATTACATTCGGATCATACGCATTAGAAGCAAAAGTTCTAAAGAAAAAAACATCAATAAAAATTCAAAATCCTATTAATTCGAATAGATCTTTTTTAAAAGATAAAAGAATAGAAAACTTTAACACAAGAAAATTATCAAAGAAGTTAGAGAATAATAGCGCTAAGTCTTCGAAAATAACTTCTACATTTATTTCGCCGAATATTAAGAGGATAAGTATAGATTTACAATCGTCTAGGATTCTCGGGACATCTTTAATTAAAGATGGCGTTATAGAACACTCTAATATTTCTTATGGCGGTTTAAGTTCAAATTCGAATTCTAAAATTTCTAAAAAGCTCTATCTTTCGAACCCGTCAGAAGCGAATGACGATGGAACGATAGAAGAGTTGTCTAATTTAATTTCATCTATTAATCTAATAGATGGAGAATCTAGAGAAGAAGACAAAAATACATTTAAGAAGAACACAAATTTAAATATTGCTTCTTCAAATATAAAAAAAGGTACGAGGAATATGACCGTATATGATGGCATGAATATTCCCGAAAGATATTTCGATATTCTTAGTACATTATTAGATGGTACAAATGATATTGTTGATGGAGTTATAACTCCATCAACACTCGAGGAAATAGTAGATCGATTAAACTTTGACAATTCTATATCACATTGTATGAAAGAATTTTATTTTGAACTTACAAAAGCGATAAGAGAAACTTTAAAATTATCAAGTGATGTCGATAATGTCACGAGTAATTATTATTTAAATAATCAAAAGATTAAGTTTATCATATATCAAATATTTAATTCAATTTTATCACTATTTAATTCTTCAAGACTTGTAAAAATAAGAAATAGAAATAGTGAATCGACTAATATTTTAACGGTCGAGTCAAGAATAGACGTCGAAAAATTGCTCGAAGAGAGACGTATATTGAGCGTTTTAGCTTCGTCTAGTGGTACTACTGCTGATATAGCTGCTTCTACTACGGCTATTACAAAATTTTCTGATATATTAAAAGCGATTTCTTATTGTTCTACTTCGAATGATTTAGCTATAGAAAGATACTGTTTGATGAAAGCGTACGTAGAAACATACACGGCTTCTGTATCATCTCTTACAAATACTATTTCTACTAACGAGATGAAAAAAATAGTCAATAATCTTAAAGCGAACAACAAAGTAGAATTGTTAGATAATCTTACTAAAGAATATATTTCGCTAAAACAACTATCATTAATTAAAGAATTTGAAAATCCAATAACAGTTAGATACTCAACGAGATCGTCCAGAATAGCTAACAATATAGTCTCGTTTTTATTAAGATCTCCAAATATAAAGGACTTTGATATAATAACTGTTGGAATACCTGTCAAAAGTGTAGAAACTCTTCGAAGAGTTGATTCTAAAGGAATAACCGATCTAGATATTTCAGGTCGAGGAGAATATCTCGAAATAGAAATAACTAAAAGAGATGTACAATTCTCTGATATCATTAATAAACCAGCGAAAATAAGATTCACGCCGCTTTTAGAAGTAATACCACAGTTTAGTATTAAGTCTGATATGATTTCTTCTTTTGAAGATTTCACATTTTTGTGTTATTACGATAAAAAATGGAATCAACATCAATTCACCGACGCAGTAACTTTTATAAGTAATGTAACCGGACTAGAGTATAGCGATTCAGTCGTAATAGCAATTAATCATATTATAGATTGTTTATGTAAATTGACTACGAAATCTTTAAATGGAATAGAATTCGAAAACTTAACCTCGACGAAGAATAGGAATAGAATGTCGAGATCTGGATTCGAATTCTTTAGAAGTATTAAATCAGATCAGATTATAGGAAACATTTTGCCATTAGGCGATATGAGTGAAGAAGATTATTTATTTAAAGACGGAGAGAATTATTTATTTAAGACATTTTCACAATTAGGAAAAAATGTAATCGACAAGACGGACCAACCTACGCATAGATTGTTCACTTCGTTTATAAACGATCCAATATTTTCATATGAAAATGAATTAAATGAACTTACGGCACCTGCTATTTTTGAAAGAACTTATTGCTTTGTCCTTTCATCAAATGATTTCGAGATAGATAGAGAACTATCTTACTCAATCGAGTCAGCCACGACTATGATATCAGGTTTATTGCGTTCGCTATTGATGACCGACAATGGCACGACTTTGAAATATACGAAAGAAGAAGGTAAAATGTCCAGACTTATTGCGGAAGAAATGAGCGTTAAAATTAATTTGGTGTCAAATTGAAAACTTATACATATTCTTCGAACTTAATTTCTTCGATACGTCTACCTACACATAAAGATTTAAGCGCAAAGTTTTTTTATAATTTTTTTACAAAGGATGAAGCCGTTATAGAAGCGATTAGTCCGAACATAGCAAAATACGCAAATGAAAAAGATAGGTCAAGAAAATCCCCAAGATATGTTACATTAAACTTTACTACGCCCAAAGAAGTAAAAATCTCAGACGTTAATAAGTTAGACGTAGTTAAATTAAACATCGATAGAATTTATGGCGCAGAGGATATCGGAAATTCAAGTTCAACTACGATTTTAACGCAAGATTCTTCTATTTCTGATAGAGTGTTTCAAACGATCATGAGATCTGCGACGCTTCGTAGTATAAATGGCAACATGACGGATGTCGCTTTAGAATTGGGCAAAAATCTTGGTCCGTCCGTAGATAGAGAACTATTACAAGAGCTTGCCGTCTCATATGCTGAAGCTGGCGCACAATTTATAAGCGATAGAAAGATTATAAACTCGAATAAATTCGAAGAAGTAAAGCAAAATTCTTCGGCCTATACAATAAATGATAAATTTATAGAAGATCTAATATCTAAAGTAGAAACCAACTCATTAGTAGGTCAGACTACATCAATGGGATTATTATCAAAAAAAATTAAGGAAATTCAAGATAAAGGTCGAGCTAAATCTCCCGCGATATCATCGAGTGATTTTTTAACCATCCTCGAACCCGTTTCGATAAGTCATTCAACAGTTGGAGAATTTTCGTCGGGTATTGTTAACGTAGCTACACTTGTTTATAGAAGTGAAACGAAGCAAGACGGCACGATAGAGTCTAAATTAATTGATGTTATTTCTCCTGATATTTCAACATACATTGATTATAAAGTCAAGTTAGGAGCTCGATACAACTACTGGTTACACGCTGTATATCTTGTAACCACGTCAGCACTAGCAAGTGATACAGGTGATATATTAAGCGCTGATATTTTATTTCAATCCAAACCATCCAACGCATCGACCGTCTTTTTATTTGATGATATCCCACCCGAACCACCTGCTGATTTTAATGCACGATGGGATTATCAAAATAATAACCTCGTTTTATCTTGGGCATTTCCAGTCAATCCGAGACAAGATGTAAAATATTTTCAAGTTTTTAGAAGAGATGCTCTTGATAAACCTTTTGAGTTATTGATCGAATATGATTTCAACGATTCTTTGAAACAACCATTTCGATCCGAAAACGTTTTAGAAAAACTTACAAAAAAAGTAACGTCTCCCTATAATATTTACGTAGATACTTCATTTAAAAAGGATTCTAAGTACATTTATACTGTCGCATGCGTTGATGCTCGGGGTTTAGTTTCAAATTATTCGCATCAGTTTGAAGTGACATTCGATAAAATAAAAAATGTTCTAATTAAAAAATCGATATCGCCTCAAGGTGCTCCTCGACAATATCCCAATATTTTTATTAAACAAAATTTTTTCCAAGATCTTATTCTTACTTCGAAAAAAAGAAGAATCAATGTATATTTTGATCCCGAGTATTTGAAATTAAAAAGTAACGATGGTTCTATCGTTGAAGCAGTGAAAACTGATGGGACTGGTGGGTATTGCATAAATATTTTAGATGTCACGAGGGGACAGGTTATATCTGTACCAATAACAATAACTGATTTACTTAGAACGACAAGTTCTTGATATTTAAACGAGCTGGGTAAAATAACATGGGATTTCTTGATCATTCGTCATCAAATATTATCGTCGACGCAGTTTTAACAGATGTTGGTCGTCAATTTCTTGCGAGAAATGATGGTAGTTTTAGTATAGTCAAATTTGCATTCGCTGACGACGAAGTAGATTATACTATTATAGAAAAGTTTGGAAGAGTAATAGGAAAAGAAAAGATAGAAAAGAATACTCCCGTTTTTGAAGCGCAAACAAATGCAGGATTGGCTTTAAAATATAAAAATGTATCTGTTTCTAATCCTAATCTTGTGAGAATGCCGAATATATCTCTAACTGCAGGTTCTAGTTCTACAACGAGTAACCTACTTTCGATGAAATTAAACTCCGTCGACTCTACAAAATTTGTAACATTCACGCAACAAATTACTGGTGAACCTACTATCGACGTCGATTTAAGGGATCAAGAATTTATGGTAAAGATCCCTAACATGTTTTTGCAAATCGCAGGTGCAACTCCTGGTTACGTCGATAGGGACGGCATCGCTTATTATACGATCGTCAGGAATCCGACTACAACGGCTGCCGGTGGATCAATTGTCGGATTTACGCTAGCGTTAAAATCTATTACAAGTACACAATTTTTAATCTATGGCCTTTCAACTGATAAGACAATAATAAACGCAGTCGGAAGCGTGACCGGTCTTCAATCGGGCGCCGTAAGCGATTTCGTAATTTCGATTTCATCATAATAAACGTAATAAAGTGATAAAATGGCAACATTCAAAGAATTAACATCCGCAGATATACAAACTACCAGGACTGCGTTGAATCAATTAATCGATATCGTTCAAAACGATATTTCTGGTTCGACCACGAGAAAAGTATATGATATGTTCGTTACATCGTCTGCCGACCAAACTGCGACGGTCTATTCAGTTACATCTTCGTTGTTCCAAACGATTTACGATCAGGATTATACGTTACAAGTAGCAAATCCAATTTTCGATTTGACAGTCGGTTTATTTCATTCTTCTCCTACCGTCAGCGATTGTTCTACTGGAACAGATACAACTGGAAAGATGTTATTTAATTCTTCATCATTAATGATGCGAGAAAAAGTTGATATGTATCGTCTTCACGCTGGTAAATTACTTGGAGATAATGAGGAATCATTTTATTCGCCATTTGATTCGACTGCCGCTGACGATAGAATCGACGAGGCTATCTTTTTAGATTTCAAACGCTTATTTATGCGTGATAAATTAAAGCGAGAATCTTTCGCTATGAGATTTTACGTGACAGCTACATTGGACGGTAGTCCCTACGCTTCTGTTGAAGAGCGCGCCATAGCGAACGCGTATACGGGTTCGAATGTTAGCAGAACATCAGATTTTGGCGCGACATTATTTACAGACGTGGGTTCTACTTCAAATAGACGCGTTACATTCGGCGGAGAGGTTGGCGATATAGTTGACGCAGCGAACTCTTCTAGAAAAGTAGGTCTTGCATTTTACGACGCTGGTATCGTAGTGTTGGATGCTAAAAAGATTATTTGGGCAGATCAACACGTTTCAGGAGTAATTTCGGCGACCACAGGAACTCTATATGGTCCTGGTACTACGATTTTAGGAAGTGGATCGTTCCCAAGTTCGAATCGATCAGCCAAGTTTATACCCGACTTTTTCGTTTCTTCTTCGATGGACGATATTATTGATCATGTTGCTTCTTGCAGATTCTCGTCGGGTTCGTATACGGCCATCACATTTCAGAATCAAACTACGATAAATTCAACTCTCGTTTTCTGTAGAGCAACTGCCGACGAATTTAACTATTCCACGAATCCAACTTATACAGACACGGATGATAGAATCGTTGTTATAGAAGCTGGTCAAGAAGATGTCCAGACTAGTTTTACGTACCCAACGACTATTGGTCTATACGATGCGAACGATAATCTGTTGGCTGTCGCTAAATTCTCAAGACCAATCGAAAAAAATTACGAAAAGGACCTGACGGTCAGGGTCAGGCTTGACTTCTAAAAAGTCTTGCCGCCCGACATCCATGACATAGGGAGATGACGGATGGCATTCATAAAATTACCCGTAGATGCCTTCGACACTTTCACAGTCATGGCTCGTCCTATACGGACGTTCACTTCGTCCTCAACGACGGGCATCGACGGCACGATTCGAGTATATAAAAGATTATCTGAAATCGAAAAAAATTCCAGCGTATTCAACGATGCTGCATACTCTGAGAATTCGCCAGAAAGTTCATTAAGAGATGTGAAAGAACATTCAAACGAATCAGACTTTGAGATCTTTTTAGAAAATTATATGACGGCTGTGAATAATGCAGCTATTGATCCAAGATTCGACAAATCTGTAGAAGTTATAAGATTCGAACCTTCATTTAAATTCACGTCTGACACATTAAGAAAGAATGTCATACGTTCAAGTTTAATGCCGCATTATAGAATCGCCCAACCTGGAATCGGTTGGGGTTATACAAATTATAATTCTATACACTTTCCTAATGATATCGGTCCAACGTCTGCCAGTATTGTATATCCGAATCCATTAGAAAATAACCTACCTGTTTATTCACCGTCGCAAGATTTTACGTTAGAATTTTATGTTAAACCATCATATACCGGTGTGACGTACGACGCAGGTACAATCATGCATATGTCTTCTTGTCTCGCTGTTTCTATAGTGAGTGGAAGCAAAAAAAATTATAAGGGTGAAGTAGACTCGTTTAGAGTTCTATTACAACTATCACATAGTGCAGACGTAAATCCCAGAAGTATTAATGTTGCTAATCTCGGAAGTTCACAACTTAATCTTGCGTTTATTTCTGAAGATTTAAAGATATTTAAAAATCACTGGCATCATGTTGCCGTGCAATGGTCACCGTCTCACAATGATTCTACAGGTTCATTTATAATCGACGGTAACTCTGCAGGATTTTTTTCTTGTTCTTTAAATCTATTGCCATTTAGCGCCTCGAATAATGATAGATCAGCCATCGTGATAGGAAATTATTACGATGGTCCAAATACATCTCTAAATGGATTGCACGGTTTCTTTTCAGAGACTGCGATCGTTGATGAAGGAGTAACTGACGCGTTTAATTCTCCCGACGATAGCGAGGCACCAGAAACTTTCGATATGCGGAGCCCTTTTAAGGGAGAACTACACGAAATAAGATTGTGGAAAACGAGAAGAGATTCAGAGTCATTAGCGTCCGGTAGTATTAATGGTGTAGAACTTGAGAATGATTTACTTTTTTATTTACCACCATTTTTTAGAAAAGAAACGAAGACAAGGAAAGTATTACAAACGCCGTTTCAGTCTGACATATTAGAAACTGATGACCCGTTTAACGTAGCGTTAAGTTTTGGTGTAGGTGGCCATCAAATAAATATAGAAAATCACCTCAGAGAAATGGTTAGAGGTTACTATCCTAGACTATTGTTTTTAACTTCTAGCGAAGCAGACTACGACTCTTCAACATTCTTGGAAGCGAACGTTTATCTTTACGCGACAGGTTCGACTGTCAGAAGAAATCTTACAATTTTGCCATGCGATAATGGTAAATTTTACCCTAATTTTTCTTTATTATACAGCGGAACTGACTCCGACTATTCATACGGTGGAGCCATGGAAAAGTTTGTCACCGATATGGGAACTCCTGATTTATCTTTCGTTAATTTATCGCATCTTATTGCAACAACTTCGCTGTTCCCAGGATTAATACAAGATGGCGATATATTGAATCAAATCGCTGGAGCATCGCCTGAAAATCCTGGCGTTTCTCCTGGATCAGTTTTGACAATTTTCCAAAGAACAAGGGACGATAGTTCAAATGCCGTGACTTTTTTCGACGCGTCCAATCTATTTTATGGTACACGAATTTTACCTGAAAGTTACGAATTAATAGATCCATCGTTGACGGGTAGTAATGGAACAATGCGGGTAAGATTGAAAGATAACGGTAGGGGGTTTTTATATAGAGCAGATGCTGATACTGAACATGCAACATGGTCGAGTGTTGGCTTTGTGATGTACCCAGAAGGATTGTCGGTCGTGACTAATCCTTATTACGGAGAGCTTTTCGGAAAAGATGGATTCACTGTTAATTTGAGAGGTATGCAACCTGTCGACGTTCTAGAAATACCAGCGATCGCGCCAGCGTGGCAATTAAACACAAGCTCGAATCCAGACTGGAAATCGTTATATCTTTCTGATTACGTGAACGAAGAACAGACAGGATTTATTCGAATAAGTCGAGTTAATTTTCATGATGATAATCTTAACATAGTTGCAAGGACAGACTTGGCGCAACCTATTAATAAACGAACAAGCGATAGAATAATGGTGAGAACTAAAATTGACTTCTAAATTATATCTCGGAATCGATGTAAGCACGTCATGTACGGGTTTTGCACTGATCGACGAAACAGGAAAATTAATAGAAGCCAGCTTCGTCTATTTAGACTCTCCGGATCATCACCAGAGAGCACTGGACGTGAAGAAAGAGATAGAACGATATAGTACAAGGGGCATAGAACGTGTCTCAATAGAGGCTAATCTGACGGGTTTTCAAAGGGGTCGTTCATCGGCACATGTCTTAATGACTCTCGCGAGATTTAATGGTGTAGTGACTTATCTCGCGAGAGAAGTATTATCGATCCCGCCCGATGTTATATCTGTGACCATAGCCAGAAATAATCTTGGTATAAAGATTCCTCGGGGTTCGGATCCAAAAGCGATCGTTAAAATGTGGGTAGATTCTCAAGAAAAAGATTACGCATGGCAAACGAAAGTACTAAAGAGTGGGCCAAGAAAAGGCGAGACTGTACTGGAAAAGGGCGTTGAAGATGCCATGGACGCGTATGTCATCGCTCGAGCTGTATTGTTGTTAAAAAACAAACCAGACCTGTTTACAATCAATCATGATCGACGTAGGCGAAAGACTGACGCTACTGAAAAGAGCCCTGGGCGATTGCGAAGTAGCAAGAGACGGGGCTAACGTAGCTTTTTCTTGTCCTGCGTGTGGAAGCGGGAAAAATAAGAAAAAGCTAGCTATTAAAATTGATACTGGACAATGGCATTGTTGGGTATGTGAAGTAAAAGGTCGTTCTGTACCTTCACTTTTAAGAAAGTTTGCTCCGTCTTTACACAGAGAGTGGTGCGAAAGATTTGAAAAAAATGCCATTCGCTCTGACTTTATCGACGATGAAAAACCCAAAGACGAGGTCGTAGAACTTCCTGACGCATTGAACATCGACGAATTATACGAATCATCAGACCCAGACGCACAGGCAATCGTAAATTATTTGGAACGTCGTGGTATCGATATCGACTCTGCTTATCGATATAGGATTTTAGGAGCTATCGGTGGTAGGTTGAGACGAAGAGTCGTCATACCTTCTTTCGATTCAGAAGGAAAGATTAATTATTGGACCGCTCGCTCGATTGAACCTGATGCCAAGTATCGATACGTTAATCCAAAGGTCAATAGAAAGTCGATCATTTTTAATGAAGTCGATATCGATTGGAGGAAACCTCTTACTCTTGTAGAAGGTCCATTCGATTTATTCAAGGCTGGTGAAAATGCAGTCTCTTTATTAGGTTCGACGTTACCACAGGATTCTTTGTTATTTCGGAGGATAGTTGAAAACCAAACGAACGTAACCATAGCATTAGACCCAGATGCGATTATAAAAGCGCATAAAATAGCAAAGATTTTATATCAGTATAACATTTCTATAAAATTCGTAAAGATTCCTGCTGGAATCGATGTCGGTGATATGTCGAATGAAGAATTCGAAAATTTAAAAAAGACAGCTACCGAGTGGAATCCAATGAGTGGTCTAATTTTTAGAATCAACAACATTACGACTGGTTCGTTACTCTGAGGTAAATAGTGAGAGTTTGTCATATTGCAGATGTTCATTGGCGTGGTTTAAAACGTCATGAAGAATATACTGAGGTTTTCGAGCGCCTCGCCGCCGACGCGAAGAAACAAAAAGTTGATCGCATCGTCGTCGCAGGCGATATTGTGCATACGAAGACGATGGGAATTTCTCCCGAGTTGATTCAACGACTCACGTGGTGGTTCAATCGTCTTGCAGAAATTGCGCCTGTTATTGTGACGCTCGGTAATCATGACGGTCTTATTCTTAATAAATCTCGAATGGATACGATCACTCCTATCATTAATACGCTTTCGAATCCTCGAATTATTTTTCTTCGAGATTCCATGCAGTATTACGACGATGAATTTGGAGTAGTGTGGACGAATTTTAGTTGTTTCGACGAGGAGAATTGGGGAAACCTTAAACCGATCGAAAATAAAATCAATATCTCTTTATTTCACGGACCAATCGCGAAGTCTATGACCGACATTGGCTGGGAGATCGAATCTGAATGCGATTTGTCTCTATTCGCAGGATTCGATTTCGGAATGTTCGGAGACATTCACAAATTTCAATATCTTGATACAGCTAAGCGATTCGCATATCCTGGCTCTACGATTCAACAGGATTACTCCGAGGATATTGATAAGGGATATCTTCTATGGGATATTCGGTCTAAAGATGAATTCAGATCAGTCCGCCGTGTAATTAAGTCGCCGAATCCATTTTATACGATTGAATGGGATGGAACCGCAGATCTTACCTTCGCTTCTTGCGATGGATTTTCGAAAGGTTGTCGTCTCCGGGTAATGTCAGATCAAATTTTGAGTCAAGAAGATATTAAAAAGTTTTCTTTTCTCGTGAAATCGACATTAGAACCATCCGAATTAACATGGCGAATTACTGAGCATCAAAACGCTTCAAATATTTTAATCGGCGAATCAGAATTAGAGCAATCATCGCTTCGTAACGAAGAGTTTCATAATAAAGCATTACGCGAATATTTCGGAGAATCAAAGTTTACGCAAGAAGAGTGGGAGCGAATTGATAATACTGTTTATAGTATTCTACATTCTTTCGAGAATTTTGAGACTAATCGAAATCGTAAGTGGTCGATTCGAAATATGGAATGGGAAAATACATTCGCATATGGAAAGGGCAATCGTATAGATTTTTCGTCTCTTGAAGGAGTTATCGGTTTATTCGGAGTAAATCGATGTGGAAAGTCTTCCATTCCTGGTACATTAATGTACTCTCTTTTTAATGACACAGATCGTGGGTCTATCAGCAATCTACACGTCATTAACGCGAGGAAGGGAGATTGCGAAGCTAAAGTCGAATTTGAAATGAACGGCAATCTATACCGCGCAGAGAGAATGTCGATTAAGTGGAGCAATCCTCGAGGTGTCGGCGCTAACACGAAGATGAATCTATATCGAATCGATGAATCTGGAGAGATTATCGAAGATATATCTGGAGAGCAACGCCGTGATTCAGATAAGGCACTGCGAGAATTAATCGGCGAGCCCAGCGATTTTCTTTTGACTTCATTTGCTTCACAAGGAGAAATGAACACGTTCATTAGAAACGGAGCAACAGATAGAAAGAAGTTATTGAATAACTTTTTGGATCTTGGGATATTTGATCAGATTCTTGTTAAGCTAAAAGAGGAATCGTATAATACAAAGGTTGCCTTAAAGCAAGGTTCGAACGTTAATTATGAAGTCGCAATTGAAGATTGCAACGATAAAATTCACGAACTAAACAATAGCAAGAGTAATTTAGAAAAGAGAATAGAAGATTTAAAGAAAAAACAGATCAGCCTCAATGTAAGTCTTGCAACGTCCAGAACAGGTTCTGGATATACACGATCTGATATTAAGTCGAAGGAACAAGATCTCACGAAATTGCAAAATTCTTTAATTTCTTACGAAAAGAGTATGGAAGAAATTGACGAAAAAATCAAACAACAATCTTCAAGACTCGAAAAAATTTCGAGTATCAAAAATAATTTTCCCATTGATGCTCTTAAACAAGAACTGTCTTCATTACGACAACTCGAAATCGGCGAGGCTAAACTATCATCGGATCTTGAAAAAGAAAACGAGAAGCTTAAACAGCAACAAAAGTCTATCTCAAGGTTGTCAGAAGTACCTTGCGGAGATAAGTTTCCTACATGCAAATTTATTAAAGATTCGCATCGTGATAAGACACTCATCGAAACACAGCGACTGACGATTGAAAATTTAACGCAACAATTAAAGGATGCAAATGATTCTATTTCTTTAATCAAGTCGAAGTCTATCGAAGAAAAATTAAAGAAATACGAAGCAGTACTCCGAGAAGAGATTGGCTTAGACGCTGCTTCCAAAGCATCTTCGATCGAAAAGAATTCTTACGCTTCGAAATCTATCGACGCTCTTAAGAAGATCAAAGAAATCGAAGAGAAAATCGTCGAGATGAAACTCAATTTGATCGACGAAGATAACGCTGCGATTATCGAATCAATCGAATCCGAACTAAAGGAAACGACCGGTTCATTGCGTCAAGCAGAATCTAACCTCCTTAACACGGAGAGAATGATCGGTTCTGAGATTTCGAATCTCGCGAAGCATAAAAATGATAAAGAAAAATATTCTGAACACGTCAAGGACTGGAAGATCTTCGAAGCATTAATCCAAGCGTACGGGAAGAACGGATTACCACAGGTTGTTCTTGCTCAACAATTACCAAGAATTAATCAGGAGATCGCTTCTATTCTACAAGGTATTTGCGGATTTACCGTTGTTTTAGTATCTGACGGAAATAATCTCGATGTTAACTTAGATTATGGCGATTCGCAACGTCCTGTAGAATTGGGGTCGGGAATGGAAAAAATGATGGCGTCTTTAGCTTTGCGAGTCGCTCTCATTAATGTTTCGTCTTTGCCCAAATCAGATATGTTTATTATCGATGAAGGTTTCGGCGCTCTTGACGACGTTAACGTAGAAGCATGCAATCGTCTTCTTGTTTCATTGAAGAGATTTTTTAAGACAATTATTGTAATATCACACGTGGATGCAATCAAAGATGCAGTCGACAACATCATCGAAATATCAAAGCAAGGCGCGGACGCTTACGTTTGGGCTTGAAAAACAGGCCGACTTCTTTTCGAAAATAGAAGAAGTCGGTGCACCATTTTTTTGTCCAATTTGTGATACTGTCATGTCTAGCAACATAGATAACGAAGCATATGACAGAGTTTTTTGTTGTAGGGCATGCGAAAGTGATTTCGCAGAAATGAATCTAAAAGCGTGGAAAGAAGGCGTCCGTCCGTCAGCCCAGGACGTAGAAAACAAAAAAACAGATCGAAATTCTTTGCTTGTGATTAGATATTTAACTACGGAGAAATAAAATGTTAACTTACGACTTAAACTGTCTGGCGCAATGTCTTGAAAATATCAAAGGTTCTTCAAACGGAACCGAATCTATCATCTATAAATTTCCTGGTGAAGGTCGCATGATGTTGACCTATACAACGATAGTCAATTTCGCCAGTGACGCATCGCTGAGATCGCAGGTAGGTAAGGAATCTACTAGATCCATAGACATGATAAATGACGCACTAAAGACAGTCAAAAAAACTTACAAAGAAGCGTCAGGAAAGGCATTGAAATGCAAAGAGGTTTCTACCGACGATTCTATTGAAGTGATTTCTGTTACGTTTCATTCTCCTAAAAAAGTCGCGTACTATCGTCGATTTGTGACATACGAAATTGGCTAGTCAGAAAGTAGTAGTGACCAAGCAATCGCAGGTTAATGAAATCATTAAATGCGGTAAGGAACCTCTACATTTTATTAATACGTACGTTAAAATTACGCACCCTAAAAAAGGCCTCGTTCCATTTAGAACGTACCCATTCCAGGATGATTGCGTAAAAGAATTTAATAAGCATCGTTTTAATATCGTTTTAAAGTCTAGACAACTTGGGCTATCTACTATCACTGCTGCGTATGCTCTATGGCAAGGCGTTTTCTATAAGCAAAAAAACATTTTAGTAATCGCGACGAAACTTGCAGTTGCTCAAAACTTTATTAGAAAAGTAAAGACGATGTTAGAGGGATTGCCTGAATGGCTTGTGATTTCAGAAATTACGTCGCATACAAAAACGCAAATAGAATTTTCTAATGGTTCTATAATAAAGGCAGTTCCAACGTCAGAAGATGCGGGTCGTTCTGAAGCACTATCGTTACTGATCGTCGACGAAGCTGCATTCATTAGAGACTTCGACGAATTATGGAAAGGTCTTTACCCTACCTTGTCGACGGGTGGTTCTGCGATTATTCTTAGTACACCGTCGGGTGTCGGAAATCAATTTCATAAATTATGGATAGACGCCGACGCAGGGACATCTGATTTTAATCCCATAAAATTACCTTGGGACGTTCACCCTGATAGAGACGAAAGATGGTTCGAGCAAGAGTCTAGGAACTTAACGAGAAAAGAGATCGCGCAAGAATTACTTTGCGACTTCTCTTCATCTGGCGATACTTTTATAAATGCAGAAGATTATGAAAAGATTAGAGCCTCGTGTAGAAACCCGTTAGAAAGATGGGGCCCAGAAATGGGAGTTTGGGTTTGGAAATATGCTCTACCAAATCACAAGTACGTTCTATCCGCTGACGTTTCTCGAGGAGACGCATTAGATTATTCTACTATACAAGTCTTTGACACTAACGAATGTGAACAGGTTTGTGAATTTAGAGGAAAGCTACCACCAGATCAATTGGGCACGTTGATCAACGAAATCGGTTTAAAATATAATAAGGCGATAGTCTGTCCTGAGAATAACACATATGGATTTGCGACCATCACAAAATTAAAAGAATTAGCGTATCCTAACCTGCACATAAATGATATAAGATTCAAATACGCAGTTGACATTCCGATCGGAAAAATAGGTTTTAACACCTCAGGACAAAATAAACCTACGATTTTAACGAAATTTGAGGAATACCTTCGCACAGGACGGATTAGAATATACTCAGCGAGGTTATTAGATGAGCTTAAGACTTTCGTTTGGATCGGAAACACAGCTCGCGCTCAAAAAGGATTCAACGACGATCTCGTCATGGCCTCGGCAATTGGATGTAGTCTTTTTGAACCAAACAGAGATACATCACAATCGTATCAATCTGGTCAATGGTCTCTCGCAGCAGGATTTAAAGTCAACGAACAAAAAAACAATAATATGCCGATTCAATTCGGCGCCAGAGACGCCTTGAAACCGAATAGGTACGATTCGAAGTATTTCGGTTCAGATTCAACTGCACCGATACCACCCGAACTATTATGGATGTATAAATAAATGGCAGATAGAAATGAGAGTCTATTCAGTAGACTAACAAAGCTTTTTAGATCAGGACCCGTCGTAAAGAGGAAAGTAAAAGGGTATACTACTCCTACGGCTTCGTCCTCCTATGAACTTTTTCGAAGAAATGTTTCGGACATCTACGCTTCTACAGTTTCTGCGTATGGTTCGTTCGATAGAATGAGTCGTTACAGTGATTTCAGCGAAATGGAATCAACGCCAGAAATTTCTTCGGCCCTCGACATTTATTCGGAAGAGGCCGCATCGCAAGATGAAAACGGAAGGGTATTACACATTTATTCTGACAATCGAGCAATAAGAGAATTGCTCGAGGATCTTTTTTATGATAATTTGAATATAGATTTCAATCTTCCGATGTGGACAAGAAATCTTTGCAAATATGGAGACTTCTTTTCGTTTCTCGACGTTGATCCAAAATTTGGGATTATCAATGCGCTTCCAATTCCGATCGCAGAAATGGAACGAGAAGAAGGATACGACCCAGAAGATCCACTCGCAGTTCGATTTCGATGGGTCACGAAAGGAAACAAAGTATTAGAAAATTGGCAAGTAGTGCATTTTAGATTATTGGGGAACGACGCGTTTCTTCCATATGGAGCGTCTGTTCTAGAATCGGCTCGTAGAATTTGGAGACAGTTAATTCTTAGCGAAGATGCGATGCTTCTTTATCGAGTTGTCCGCGCTCCTGAACGAAGAATATTCTACATCGACGTAGGAAACATTCCTCCTGAGGAAGTAGAAAACTATATGCAAAATATACAATCTAGTCTTAAAAGAAATATGGTTATCGATAAGTCGACAGGTAGGGTCGATCTTCGATTCAATCCACTTAGTGGTCTTGACGACTATTTCATCCCGGTTAGAGGTGGAGAGTCTGGTACGAAGATCGACACTTTGGCAGGTGGACAAAATACAGCAGCCGTCGAAGACGTACAGTATATCCAAAAGAAATTATTCGCAGCGCTTAAAATACCAAAGGCGTATCTTGGGTATGACGAAGAAATTGGTTCTAAGGCGACGCTGGCCCAAGAAGATATACGATTTTCAAGAACAATATCTAGAATCCAGAAGGTCATTATTTCTGAGTTGAATAAGATCGCAATGATTCATCTTTATTCACATGGGTTTACTGATGAAGCGATTCTAAATTTTAAGTTGATGCTTAATAATCCAAGTTCTGTTGCGCAAATGCAAAAGCTTGAATTAATTAAGACAAAATTTGAAATAGCAGGTGCAGCTCCCGAAGGAGCTGTAGATAAAACATGGATACGAAGGAATATTCTCGGCCTTACAGAAGAAGAGATCGCTAGAATTAAAGACGGTAGAAAGAAAGATAAGATCGAAGACGCAGAAGTTGAAGCTGCAACGCCTGAAGGTGGGACAGGTGGAGACGCAGGTGGAGACGCAGGTGGAGACATGGGCGGTGATACGGGCGGAGATACTACGACCCCAGATGCCGGTGGCGGCGAAGAAGCTGGAGGAGATTTATTCTCGGCCTATGAACCCACCGGTCGAGGTAACATCGAATTTCCTGTAAAAGCATCGAGTGAAGCGAAGAAAAATATGTGGGGAAAAGAAATAAATAAGAAAAAATTAACCAGGTCTAAAGGCCGTGGAGAAAAACACCTCCCAGACTTTTCTTCGATGGTATCTGGCGGTCGAACACAAGATACTTTAAATAGACCATTCGGAGATACATTAACGGGAGCTAATATTTTCGAAGATGAACTACCTATATCATTAAAGGATGCTATGCTAGGAGAAACGAGCGTTTCGACTTCGCCTAGAATGACATCAGAATTAGAGAATATTTTCAAAAAGCTTTCGGGCAATATAGGTAATAAATCGGGTAGCGGAATTCTTTCAGAAGTTTTAGTGGGTCGTGATGACCTGGAGAGTGAGTGATGAGGCACAATAAAAAGAGAAATGCTGCGATTATTTATGAGCAGCTCGTGCGCTTCATCTCGAAGTCTTTGATCGATGGAAACGTCGATCAGGCTCGTGAGGCGATGGCGATTGTTCGTGAACACTTTGCACCTGGAACGCATCTTCATAGAGAATTTAGACTTTTTAACGCGCTCGTAAGAACTACGGTCGACACTGAGTCTATCGCTCTTAGAATTCTTGACGAAGCAAAGCGTGCTGCGAAGCAACACGATTTTAATGCGCTCGATAGAGAAAAGGGTCTTTTAATTAAATCAATTAATAAAAGACTCGATCAACCCATGTTTTTTGAGCAAAGAGTTCCCGATTATAGAGCATTCGCAACAGTTCAGACATTATTGAACGATTGGCGTATGGGTACTAACGCAGATATAGCTAGAGTCGTTGAATATGAACAAAAGGTTTCGAAAATGTTATGCGAAAGAAAACAAATCGAATCTCTCGAAATGAGTGGACGAACGAGTAAATTGTCCGTCGATATCATGAAGAAAAAGGTCTGTGAGAAAGTTTCACAAGAATTAACAACAGAACAATTTAAGATGGTTAAAATGTCTTTACAAGGCGACAAGAGAAATCTAGTTCCGCTTTTAGAAAAGACGAAATGTGAAGCTTTCGAAACTATTAACGAATTTTCACATAAAAATAGTAACGGAATTTTAAAAGAAAAACTAAACGAAGTGAAAACACAAATTGAAAGTCTTTCGTCGAGCGACATTACCGAAGGCAATGTCTCCAGGTTTTTACTTTTGAATAAAATGATAGAGGAAATGACAGGAGTCGAAGATGGCGGACGTTAGGTTATTGACAAGCTGGACACAGTTCAGTTACACGCCAGACATGATTAAGGAGAGCCGAGATAAAAACGGTGGAAAAATTGTCATGAAAGGTATTCTCCAAAAATCAGAAACCTTAAATCAAAATGGTAGAGTTTATCCTCGCCCGATTCTTGAAAGAGAAGTTAGAAATTATCAAAAATTTATTCGAGAAAATCGCGCGCTTGGAGAATGTGATCATCCTGACTCTTCCGTCGTAGAACTCAAGAAGGTATCTCACATTATTAGAGAAGCTTATATGGACGGTGATGTATGTTATGGTACTGTCGAGCTGCTTGATACCCCTTGTGGAAAAATATTACAGAGTCTTGTAGAATCAGGCGTGACGCTTGGAATTTCGTCACGCGGTGTAGGTTCTACTAAAAGGGACGGAGACTCGCAGGTAGTTCAAGACGATTTTCAACTTATCTGTTGGGATGTAGTCGCTGAGCCTTCAACGCCCGGCGCATTTTTAATGGCTGAAGGTAAAAAAATAGATCCTGCCGAATTGAAGCGTGTCTTTACAAAGGACGACCGAATCGATAGAATTTTTAATGATATTATCGATTGGGGGAAGAAAAATTGAAAAGAAGCGAATTAAAAGCAGTTGTTAAAGAATGTCTTCTGGAAATTTTGATGGAAGGCGTTGCAGCTCCTACAGCTAGACAGCAAGTTAAAGAAAACGTCGAACAACAACCTCGACGAAGGGCTTTAGATTATGTTCTACCTGCAGGTCAACATCGATCTGTTGTCGATAAGAAAAATACGACAGAAACAAGTTTAAGACAAAAGACTACTTCGAAGGTCGTCGAAAATATAGTACCAAACGATCCCGTTATGGCTTCTATTTTTGAAGATACTGCTTCTACCACACTTCGCGAGCAAGTAGCCGCTGATTCTGGGAGAAGCGTTCACGTGAATGATACCGGCGTAGATCCTATAGCGTTATTCGAAGGCGCTGACAACTGGGCTTCGCTAGCTTTTGGTTCTCCTGCGACAAATCGTGGGCGAGCTTGATACATAAATAAGAGCATTTCGCTCTGGAGGTAAACATGGCAGTCCGTAAATTAACACCCGCGCTTCTTCGCAAGATCGTCCTCGAAGAGCGTAATCGCGTACTCAGAGAAAAGGCTAAAGAATTTGTTAGCGATCCAGTCGAGCTTGAAGCCGATGAACTTGGCACTGACAAAGCGTTAGAAGATCCTGAAGATTTCACCGTGAAGGAAGCAAAGCGTCGTCTACATCAAATTATGATGATGGAACGCGATGAAAAGGCTTTACTTCGTAAGCTTAAGCAACTTCGCGAAGCAAAAACTCGCGCAGTTCGTCAACTTAAGAAGTAAGCTTTTAATTAAACTCTAAAGGAGAATAGGATGTCATCTTATAAATACCCAACTATTACAAAATTAGGACAAGCAACCGCTCGCGGTCTTGGAAAGTCTGATTCAGCGACGATTGATGCTCTTTTTCCTCATTCTCCTGGTCTTCATTTACGAGATATAAACTCTTTTAAAAAAGATGCTTTAGAAAAATTATTAAAAGGTGAGGTTGTCGAAAATCTACAGGCGGGTACTGTCGATAGAGATTTCGGCGCTAATGCTTCTAGCGAATCACGTCGTCCACCAAATCTTGAAAGCGTCGAAACAGGAGCTGGTGGGCTTCCTGCGTCGCCGTACCTTCCGAATCCCATGTCCCCAGGTCCGGGTTCATCGAACCCTACAGATCAGGGCCCTGCTCCGGAAGGATTCGGAACAAGAGTTACGAATAGTCTAGCGAACGATGGTAATTCAACGGATGCGACGACACCTTCTAGAAATCCTTACGAATCTTCTAAGAGAATGTCGCACGGTCCAGAAGAACTTCCACTAGTACCTGGTAAATCACCCGCGACGGCGAATGCATCATAAAAATAAGAAAACTTTATGGGAAGCGCTAAGTTCACCTGCTAACTTTCCAAATTATGATGCGAACACGGGCGCAGGCTACGGCATTTTGCGCCCAAAGAATCATTTCCCAAGACAATCAGCGACAACATATCCATATAAAAGTCCTGTCGATGACGATGAATTAGAAGACGTCGAAGACGAGACGGTCGAAGATCCAAAGGACCAGGCTGAATTTAGAAATAAAATAGGAAGTATTGGCCCTTCGGATCCATTGTCTGCGAGATCAGTCGACAATCAATATTTTGTCGGAGCAGCTACACCGTTCGATATGTTCGGAGAAGCTATCGGTAGAAATTCATCTAATGGGTCAATCGTAGCGTCACCGCGTGCGTATGCTGGGAAGCAAGCTGTTGTCGGTGGATCGAATAGTTGGAACGCGGTACAAAAACCGATTCAACACACTAAGGGAACAAAAAAGGGCTATTCTAGCGCATTGCAAAGTTTAGTTGACGTTCCGCAAGCGTGGGAAGAAGATTTTTTTGACGATAATGATCCCGTTTCAAATATTAGACGGATAGTTAGAACATATCACGACTTAAATTTGTTACGAAAATGAGTTGTGGCGTATAGTTATTAATCTGGAGCGTTCAGAGAAAGCAATGTCAACAGGCAAACTTTACCAAGAAGCTATTAATGAAGCAAACGACCTCGTCAAAATGGCAGAGGAACGAGCTCGTGACAAACTCATCGAATCAGTTATGCCAAGGATTCGTTCACTCTTAGAGAAAAGAATTCTAGAAGGGGAAGGCGAAGAAGAGGAAGTTAACGATGACGATCTTGATATGATTCTATCCCAAGATTCTGACGGCGAACTAGAAGACGGCGACGCATCTATGGAAGCGACTTCCGACGACGTCGATCATCTCGAAGATGATGCCGAGGATTTCGAAGAGGTAGGTACTAGTGCGCTTCCTCCCGTCGCAACACCAGCGCCAGTTGATTCTGCGGACGGACTCGACATTAAGGTTCCAAGAGGCGTTAAAAAAGTTACATTGACTGTTGCCGAATCTAAGAAGGGAACGAAGACTTCTTCGAAGTTAGATAAAATAGTAAATCTAGATGAATCTAACGTTCAAGATCTTATTCGTCTTGTCGATGGTCGCGGTACACTTGTTGAGAGGGCGCGCTCTCTTCAACTTGAGCTTAAAATGATTAGGAGGGGACTCGACACTCTCAATGGCCGCGAAAAGCTTCGCGCAGGCGGTCGTATCGTCGAGGAGTTCAACGCGGTACTCCGCAAGGCGATTGGACTTAAGCAAGAGATCAAGGACTCAGTTCCTGGTCCCCTTGCGGAGAGCGCGAAGCGAGAACTTACCAAAATAGAAAAGGAGATTGTTGAAATGTCTACTAAAACCCTACTCCGCAACCTTCTATCAGAAGGTCGTCGTGGTATTAATGAAAACCTATTCGAAGATGACGACGTCGAGATGGACGCCGGTGATGATGATTCTGGCGATGACACCGAGATGGATGCCGACGACTCCGCCGGCGAAGAGATGTCAGCAGAAGATGCGTTGGCTCAAATCAAGGATATCCTAGCGCAAGTCGGTGGCGACGAAGCCGGCGAAGACATGGGCGAAGAACCCTTAGAAGACGCCGGTGAAGAAGACGAGTCTGCCGACGAAGGTATGACTTACGAAGTTGACATGGCCGACGAAGGTGAAATGTACGAAGGCGAAGAGGAAGAAGAAGGCATGGACGAAGGCCAGGTCTTCGAAATCGATGAGTCTATGCTTCGTCGTGAACTCGGTCGTCTCCGCGCGCTACGTGAAGCCGCTAACGGCGCGACTGCCATGGCTCACCACTTCGGCGGCGGTAAGGCTGGTAAGGATGCGTTCGAATCACCCGCCAAGCTCAATAAGCACGAAGGTGGCGCAGCTAAAAAGGCCGGCCGTGGTAAATCAGAATCGAAGGCCGAAGAGGTCGACGAGTCAGATGAGTCGGATAAAAAAGAATCAGTTAAGGAGTCACGTCGCAATCGTGCACTCAAGTCCAGCCTCTCTGAGGCCGCAAAGGCGATCAAGGCGCTTGGTCGTCAGCTCAATGAGCAGAAACTCTTTAATGCTAAGCTACTCTATGTGAACAAGCTAATGCAGAGCTCTTCTCTCACTGACAAGCAGTTCCGTTCAATTGTTGAGGCGCTAGACTCTGCTAAGAATCTACGCGAAGCGCACCTCCTCTATTCAAGCCTCTCCGAGTCGCTCGCGAAGCACGGCCGTTCCCTCTCTGAGGGCGTCCGCTCCGCTGGTGGTTCTTCCCGTCCAGTTGGTAAGGCGTCTGCTGGCACCACTCTAAATGAGGGTGTGGTCGTCGATCGTTGGGCAACACTCGCAGGCATTAAGTAATTTAATTCTATTATCTTAAAGGAGATAAAAATATGTCACGTTCATTTTCATTAGATACGCTCGCCGAAGGAATTCGCGAGCGTCACCTCGGTACCGAGAACAAGCGCCTCGTTGAGAAGTGGTCACGCACCGGTCTTCTCAAGAACCTCGACGGCGTCAACAAAGAAAATATGGCTCGCCTCCTCGAGAACCAGACCGCCCAGATCCTCCGCGAGGCTAACTCCCTCGGCGCTGGCGGCGGTTCAGTTGCTGCTGGTGGTGATATCCGCGGTTTCACCAATATCGCGTTCCCAATCGTCCGCCGTGTTTTCGGTGGTCTCGTTGCGAACGAGCTCGTTTCAATCCAACCGATGAGCCTCCCCTCAGGTCTCCTCTTCTACCTAGATTACTCCTATGGCACTAACCGTGGCGGTTCAAATGATATCGACGGTACCAAGGGACAGGCTGCTACTTACGTAACTGGCGCGTCTATCTACGGTAACCCACTTGGCAAGAGCATCCAGGCTGGTGCGTCAGCAACCGGTGGTCAGTACGACCTCGCAGGTTCTGGTTTCTCCAGAGTCCACGTTTCAGCTTCGTCTGTTACGCCGACTTCAACTGGTTCATATTACGGCGGTGTGTGGAAGGATCTTCCTCTATCCGTTTCTGGTACCGACGGTCGCCTCACTGGTTTCGATCCTGGTCTTGCCAATTTGATCGATGCGGGTGGCGCGTTCCACTTCTACGTTATTCCATTCACGAATCTACCGTACGCTGATCCTACGATGGTCAAGGACTTCTCGCTCTTTAAGGCTTCGGGCGCGGGCGTTCCTACGAAGATCAACGTTATTCCAGATACGGTCCAAGGCGGCGCGGGAATTCTTAACGTCCGTCGTTTGAATCAGCTCGGCGTTTGGAACAATACTACCAAGGTATTCACTCCTTCACCGCTCGTCGCGACGGGTTCTGCCGGCGCTTCAATTCTTATGGTCGTCTCTGGTTCACCAGTTTCAACCGACGGTGCGGAAGCGAATCTTTCAGTGTCGTACATCCAGTCTTCACTACTCGATGTCGAAGCTGGTGTTGGTTCGACCCTCACGATTCCTTCTTTCGAATCTAACTTCGGCGTTGATCCTTCTCCCGCCATTCCCGAGATCGACATCAAGATCGAATCTCTCGCCGTTACAGCTCAGACCCGTAAGCTCCGCGCTCGTTGGTCACCAGAGCTCGCCCAGGACCTCAACGCGTACCACTCAATGGACGCCGAGGTTGAGTTAACCCAGATCCTTTCTGAGCAGATCGCCCTTGAGCTCGATCGCGAGATCCTCAACGACCTCCTCACCCAGGCTGCTGGCGCGAACTACTACTGGTCACGTGCTCCTGGTAAGTTCGTCAACAAGACCTCTGGAGCTGAGATTGCACGCTCTTCAGTCCAACCTGGTCCTGCGTTCACCGGCACCGTCCGTGAATGGTACGAGACCCTCGTCGAGACCGTTATCGACGTTGCGAACGAAATCCACCGCAAGACTCTCCGCGGTTCTGCGAACTTCATCGTCGTCTCTCCTGACGTCGCCACCATCCTCGAGGCCTCAGTGCTTTATAAGCCTGTCTACTCGATCGACGGCTCTGGCCAGGTCGGTTCACCGATGTCAATCGGCGCCGAGAAGATCGGTTCGCTCTCCAACCGCTTCACCGTTTACAAGGATCCTTACTTCCCACGTAATAAGGTCCTCGTCGGCTTCAAGGGTGGTTCTTACCTCGAGACCGGTTACGTGTACGCTCCGTACGTCCCGCTAATCGTCACTCCGACCATCTTCGCTCCCGAAGACTTCACCCCTCGTAAGGGTGTCATGACCCGTTACGGTAAGAAGATGGTTCGCGCCGACTTCTACGGTACGGTCACAATCCTCGATCTCAACATCATCTAATTTGATGTTGGGACTTTAGGTCCTCTGGGGCCGCCTTCGGGCGGCCCTTTTTATTTGCGCATTTTGTTCAGATATATATAGAGAGTATACTTCGGAGTTTTTAATGTCGCAACTATTGACAGAGACTTTATTTTCGATTAGAGATCCATGGATTATCGCAGAACAAAAGAGAATTTTAGTCGAAGAGGATGATTCACAATTTTCAAAATTCGTGTTTCAAAATTATGGTATAGATTACGTTTGTACTTCACTAGTTGAAAATTATTGTATAAGATTTCCTGCGAAAATACCGACAGTACTTTCTATCATAGGTAAACGTCGACTGTTAGAATACGACACGTCAGGCGACGGTGACAAATTAGACAAAAAAGGTGGATTCTGGAAGAAAACTGGCAATTGGTTCAAAAGAGTTGTCCGTGGCGTTGGCGATGCAATGTATGACGCTAAACGTGGTATATTAGGCGACAAAGAAGCTGACGAAGCAGAAAAGGCGTACGACGAATTAATGGCGAAATACGAACAAGCTGCTGATAAAAGTGTTAAAAAATTATTCGATAGTATAAAAGCAGATTATCCTTCGTTTCCGAATATAGACAAAGATGACGACGTTAGACATGCAATAAAAGTAAATAAGCTACCTGCTGATACTTCTGCACAAGGTGTGTTTATTCACGCTCTTTCAAAAGTCGCAATAATGTATGATACTTTAGTTGCAGCTGTAGAAAAAGGTCCCGATAATGGTGGAATCACAGCCGATATGGCTAACGAAGTTATTAAAGATCTCCGTGCTGCGTTGAATTTTCATAGCAAAAAACTATCGGCTGTTTATAAAAAGTTTGAAACCGACGAACCAGAAGGTAAAGTTTTGGATGAAGATGATCAAATCGACGAACGCGCTGGTGGTGGACAATACCACGGTTCGGGTGGCGAATCTGACGATGCTGGCGATGGTAAAAAAGGTTCATCTCTTGACATAAAAGCGGGAGAAGATACGGACGCTACTAAGCAAAATAAATCGCAAACTATTGAAAAGGCATTAATCGCGTTAGGTTTATCAGCTGCTGCGATTGGTTTTTTGATCAAGATGGGCGTTCTTAAAATGTTAGTAAAATGGTTATTTTCTTCGACAACTCCTGACACAATACAAGAAGTTCCACAAACTGTCTTAGAAAAAGTAGAAGAACTTCAAAAACTTGGGCTTACATACGGATTAAAGGGAATCGATTCTCACTCAACCGCTAAGGAAATTATAGCCGCGGGTATTAAGGAAGGATGGTGGGATAAAGCAGGTAATTTAGTATCGAATGGCGGATTGGAAACTGCTTGGGAAAAAGGCGGACAAAATCTCGCTTCAAGCGCTGCAGAACTTAAGGCGACGTTATTCGATCCCAGTAACCTGAATAAACCAGCAGAAGCATTTTGGGGAGTAGCAAAATATAAGAATCACTCGAAATTAGCTCTCGTCACAGTGAAGTCTATAAAGTTTGTTGGTAGTACTGTAATTAAAAAAGTTCTCGTGAAAGGGGGCACTACAATAACAGCTACGGGACTTGCTATTCTCGCCGCAGGTACAGCTGCAGCGCCTTGGTTGATTGGGTTGGGTCTAGGAGCTGCTGTTGTTGGTGGTACGTCTCTTTGGTTAAAAAAGAAGGGATTAAAGACGTCGAGGGCAGCTGCGATTCAAGAACTTATCAATAGACTTCAAGATGTATCAGGACCTTCTCCGAAACAACCTGATGTGCCGACAGAAACGCCAGAAGAAGCTTCGCCTAGTGCCGGTGGTGCTCCTAGTCCTAAAGAAGTCGATAGCGTATTAAAAGATAAAGAGTTGTTTGATCTTATAAAGAAACTAATAAAAGACAACGAAGATCTAAAAAAACAAATCGAAGAATTAAGAAAGAATCCCAGTGAGATTAAAAATATAGATCCACATGAAAAAGGCCCAGAAGGAGCAGCAGCTTCTATCGTCGCAACAGTCGCGGCTGCTAAGCAACCTGGCGCGGAACCAGACAAGGCGTCCATTGAAGCCGGGATCGAAGCTGCGATAAATGCGTCGGAAGCCTCGTCAGAATCAGAAAAACCCACCAGCGGTAAAGAAAAAATTAGTTTAAAAGCATTAATCAACGATATACCAGAAGAAAAGAAGAAAAAAGATCCTAATAATTCTCCGAACGATGAAACAATCGCGAAAATTTTAAAGAAATTCAAAGATAACGTACCAGGCGTCGCGATAACTCAGGATGTTAGAAAAGAAATGGGCGACGATTTAAGAATTAGATTGGATAAAGCTATAAGAAATATAATTAGAGATCAAGTTGTCGAAGTAAAAAGCGATCGTGACGATCTATTGATAGAGAACTGGGGTCGTTTGGCAGGATTAAATCGTTAATTTACAAATTTTTACTACAGAAACTTTGCGCTGGTTGATATAAGACCAGCGCATTATTTTTTTTATGATACATAGTGTTATGGGAGTTTCTCATAATGTCGACATTTTTAACAACGCTTAATCCAACACCTTTTGGTTTCTTCGACACGGATACAGCATTTCAATCCGAGGCTGATTCGATGATTACATTCGTCAAAAGAAAGCTCGGCGACGATGTTCTTTCTGTCGAATTAACTAAGAAACAGATTTGGGCTTGTTTCGAAGAGGCGTTTCTGGAATACGGTTCGATCTTAAATCAATATCAAGCGAGAAGTCAATTATTAAATTTATTGGGATCCGAAACAGGAAGTTTAGCTGGTCGTGAACAAAAACTACCTCGCGAGACTCTAGAGTATGCCTTACGTCTTGCTGAACCTTATTCTGCGTATGCAGGCCTAGGTGGTTCTTACAATACGATGTCGGGTTCGATACAATTAAAAGCCGGGAAACAAGATTACGACATATACACTGATTTAAAAGATGGAAGTGGCAATCTTGTCATAAGCTCATCTTTAAATCCGAATCGTGGTAAACTAAGAATATTCGAAGTGTTCCATCTCAGTCCACAGGCTGCGTATCGTTTCTTCGACACGACTTCTGCGATCAACTATTTGAACAACGAATTTTCATTCGAGTCATTCACTCCCGAAACAGTATTCTATGTTCTTCCCGTTTTCGAAGATGTCCTCCGCGGAGGTCAAATGAAAATGTCGAATAATGTTCGACGCTCGAATTATAGCTGGTCGATTTATGGAACGAAAATCAGAATATTTCCAGTGCCGCAAGTAGATACGAACGTAGCGTTCAACAATCTTTTTATGCGTGTTGGTTTCCAAATGGATCCATTTAATCCCTCATTTAATGATTCTTCGATAAATGGTGTTTCGAATCTATCGAATGTTCCTTTTGGAAATCTTTCTTATGATCACGTTAATTCGATTGGAAGACAATGGGTTAGAGAATACGCCTTCGCGTTATGTAAGGAATTACTTGGGCTCATTCGATCGAAATTTTCTACAGTACCGATTCCCGGTGGCGAATTGACTTTGAACGGTGGCGATTTAATTAGTTCAGCAAAAGACGAAAAAGATAAATTAATAACTCAACTAAAAGAAATGCTGGATACATTAACATACGATAAACTTATGGAGAGACAGGCACAACAGGTCGATAATCTGCAAAAAGTGCTTAGAGCGATACCAATACCTGTCGGAAAAGCTATAATCGTCGGTTAGGAGTAAAACATGGCTCGTTTATTTATAACTCCGAGAGAACTAGATTTGATTAGCGATCTCACGAAAGAAGTGATTAAAGACGTCGCTGGTCAAAAAGTATTTTATTATCGAGCCAGGGCCGACATGTCGAATGTCAATGACTTATATCAAGAGGCGACCGAAAAAGTATTCGATCCTCCACTTGAACTAGAATGTTTGGTAGAATGGAGCGAATACGAACAGACGTCTACAAACTTTGGCGTCGACGCGAAGAACAATGTCAAGGTTTCGGTGCACTATAGGGATTTATTAGATAAGGGCGTGACGGTAAGAGCAGGAGACTTTTTCTCGTACGGCCCGGCTTTTTATGAAATAGTTCAGGCCGTTAAGATTTCTAAAATATTTGGGCAGGTGGAACACACGACTGGATATAGACTCGAAGGAAGGTACGCACGAGAAGGAATCATATCGAAACGTCCCAAAGGACCTACAGGCGAACATTTCACAGATTCTGATGCAGTACAAAAAATCTTCGTTCAACAACGGGGGGTACAACAGAACGAACAAGGCGAAACGAACGATAAGCGGCAACTTGTCGAAAATGGAACGATCGATTCACCTCTCACGGGCCCTAGAAAAGTCGCAGAGGATGGCAGAAGCTCATCATTTTATGGAGACGAGTAAGTAAATGGCTACGCGTTATTCAAAGGCTATAGGTACCTCTGGTGTCATTCCGAGCGGCTACGAAATTACGTCGCCCGATTCTAGCGATACGATAGCGTCTTGTGGTGTAGAAGACGTCGACCGAGCATTGTTTAGTCTATTCTCAGAAACGCTCCCGTTATTTTATAAGGTTTCGAAAGATACAGGTGAACAACGTAGAGTACCTGTTATGTTCGCATCGGGAGAAAGATTCGCCGTACTTTCGAAAACGACACCACTTAGAGATAAAAACGGCGCGCTTATTCTACCCATGATTTCGATAACGAGGAACGGTTTAGAATTCGATTCTACGAAACAAGGTGGAACATCAGATAAATTACCCGAAACGATAATACGTAAAAGGATTTCGCCAGATGACGCTTCGTACCAAGATTTGATAAATTCTTCTAATCTAAAAAATTCTAGTTACGCTGGTCGTTCCTCTAATTATGATTGGCTGAGATCTAGTGGCAGGATGCTTGGACCGAAGTTAGATAGAAATCTTTACGAATTTACAGTTATTCCTACACCAAAATATTTTACTGCAAAATACGAAATATCTATTTGGTGTCAATATGTCCAACAATTAAACACTATCATCGAAACGATAGCAGGAGCATACCCGCAACCAGGCAATAGGACGATTAGAATAGACACAAAAAAAGGTTATTGGTTCGTTGCATATTTTGAATCTTCTGTAAATCAAGATAATAACTTCGGAGATTATTCAGATTCCGAGAGAATTATAAAAGCTACATTGACAGTAGAAGTACCCGCTTATTTAATACTCCCGAAAGCGCCAGGCATACCAAATGGAACTAAAAAATATTTATCGGCGCCTGAAATTTCTTTCGAAGTTGCTGTGACGAATAAAATAGAAGAAGAAATTTCTTCGTCTGTATTATCAAGTGGAAATATCGACAGATATGTACTCGCGGATGTTGAAACGATCGAAGATAATGATCCGCGCGATTTTATAGGTTCAAGTAATGTGAAAGTCGCAGAGAGTGAAGCTGAAAAAATTATGTCGGGTGATGTTCCATCAAAAGCAACAACGTCGGTTGGAAGTTACGTTAATAAAAGATCCAATAAAAGAAAAGTCGAATTAGAATTCGACCCGATAACTGGTAAAGAAGAAAATATAGTAGTTCAAGTTATAGATTCGAATCCCAGGCGAGGAGAGGAAGTTTATATAATCAATATATTAGATCGTCGTAAATAAAGATTTCGAATCGGAGACAGATAGTTATATAGAGCACAGACACGTGTAGGGAGCTTATAATGGCTGAACAAACTTTTCGATCTCCTGGATTTTTTGAGCAGGAGATAGAACTCATCGCCGGCGCGACGGGACCGGTCGGCACGCCAATCGGCGTAGCTGGTACATCAAAACTTGGACCGGCTTTCGTTCCCGTGACAGTCGGAAATTTCGAAGACTTTCAATCTAGATTCGGTGGTTTAAACCACGAAATGCCTGCGACATACGCTGCTAACGAATGGCTCAAACACCGAAGCGCTTTTACATTCGTAAGAACACTTGGAGCAGGCGCGAATAAGACCGCCGATGATATAGACGAGACATTAAACGAAGGCACAGTAAAAAATGCAGGATTTGTAATCAAGTCAGATACGAATTATTACAAGCCTGGCGTTCCTGCAATTTATAGTGCCTCAGAAGGTTCAGTCGTTTTTCTATCTGCAAAACATATAGTTAATGGTCAAGCTGATTACTCCTCACCTATGTTTATAGATAATCCATCGTATACATCACACACTGCAAACCTCGTTCGCGGAATGATATTCACTGCTGAAGACACGAGAATACAATTACTCGACTACAGCGGTTCATATGCTTATGGAAATCATCACGAAGCAAGACCTGGTCCGACCGGCGAGATGAAAAATAAATTTAAGATCGTCATATCTTCGTCGAATGGCGGAGTTATGAGAATTTTAACTGCTTCTCTGGATCCAAAAGACGATAACTATATTACAAAGGTTTTAAATACCGACCCCGATCTATTCGCAGAAAAGAAACATCTCTTATATGCAGATTTTCCTGTCGACGTAGAAATTGCAAAAATCGATACTACGACAAGAAGCGTAGCTGCGCTAACAGGATCGACAAATTGGCTAAACGACTTTGGTCGTTTTGATACAAGATATCAAGCGCCTAGAACGACCGCGTTTATATCGCAACCATTCGGTAAATTTGAATATGATTTATTTCATTTTGAGTCTATATCAGACGGTGCGATTGCGAACGATCTCTACAAGGTCTCGATTCAGAATATCGTGGCCTCTACTGATAAATCGAATCCATATGGTAGTTTCGATGTCGTTGTCCGCAAGTTCGAAGATGACGATCTCTCTCCACAAATAGTCGAATACTATCCGAAACTTAGTTTAAATCCTAAAGCAGATAATTACATCGCGAAAAAGATAGGTGATAAGAAAGTTTCTTATAATTTCGACACCGATGTAGATTCTGAACGACGTCTATTAATATCGGGCAAGTTTGCGAATCGCAGTAGGTTGATTCGAGTTATAATGAATGATAGGGTCGACAGTGGAGACGTTCCCGCCGCGGCGTTACCGTTCGGATTTAGAGGTCTACCTACCCTTAAGACAGTAGATTCTCTAAGCGATAATTCGAATAGTCTAACATTCGATGGTCAGTTATTTACAGGTGAAAGTCGTTTACACGCCGAAGTAACATACGCAAATTTATTAAACTCTTTGATTCCTCCTACACCGTTTAGATTTAAGGTTACGAGAGGAACTATGACAACCAACGCCGATAATATAGGAACACCTGGTCCTAATGAGAGAGTCGATTCGAGATTATATTGGGGCGTGATGTTTCAATCAGTTCCTCTTGATTCTGTACTCGATCCAAATAATAGCGTCGTTGAAAATAAATTAATACGTAATTTATCTAAGTTTTTAGGTATAGCAAAGAAAGATACGCTAGTATCAGGTTCAGCGTCAGACGTTTTAAATGCGAATAAATTTACGTTAGCTAGAGTTGCTTTAGAGTCGACGACGTTCGCAAACGTGACTGGTTCTGCTGATGTGTTAATGAGAGGTGCTGCTTACGTTAGAGATGGAATACCAGATGGTTCAGACTATCGTGTAACATTCGGAACACAATCTCGTGTAACGTTAGCAACGCTAATTAATAGTTCTTCTGTAGTCTTCAATAGATTCACACCATACGCGAAGTTTACAAATAATTTCTATGGTGGATTCGATGGGCTTAATATACTCGATAGAGACAACGGAAAGATGAACGACAAAGCGTCGTCTGTGGAACTGGGTGGAAAGGCTAGGGGAGATATCGAGGCCGGATTAAATGTGAACGTTGCAGGAGCGGGCGTCGACAATAACATCATCAGTTCTTATAGAGTTGCTGCAGACATATTAACTGACGAGTTTAGTTCAAACGCGAATATCGTTTCGATACCAGGTATTAGAGACCCACTCGTCCAGGATCATTTAGCTGATAGAGTTCGATCGAATGCTCTCATGGTCCACATAAGAGACATCGCATCGTACGATGATACGGGTTCTAGACTATGGGATGATTCGACCACGAAACCAAGCGTTCGTTATACGTCAGAAACATTCGCAGCATTAAACATAGATAACAACTACACATCTGTATACTACCCAGATGTATTCATTGAAACTTCGGGCTCGCCAAGAAGAATTAAAGTTCCTGCTTCAGTAGCGATTCTCGGCGCTATCGCGTATAATGATCGTGTTGCTTATCCTTGGTTCGCACCTGCAGGTTTCAATCGTGGTGCTCTTGACTTCGTTAAGAACGTTACGGTTCGTCTTAACGCCGCCGACCGCGATACACTCTACGACGCACGCATCAATCCGATCGCATCGTTCCCATCAGGTGGTTTCGTTATTTTCGGACAGAAGACACTACAACTTTCGAAATCTTCACTTGATCGTCTAAACGTTCGACGTCTAATGGTCGAAGTGAAGAAAACGGTCGCAGAAGAAGCGAACAAGATTCTCTTCGAACAAAATACTCCTACCACGCGTCAGCGTTTCGTTAACGCAGTTACTCCTAAATTAGGAGTTATTCAGGCGCAGGCAGGTATCGAGCGTTTCCAAGTCGTAATGGATTCTTCGAATAACAGTCAGGCAGATATAGACGCAAACCGAGTTAACGGTCGCATTGTCATTGTTCCTACGAGAACAATTGAATTTATTGCGATAGATTTCGTAATTACGAACTCGGGCGTTTCGTTTCAATGATACATAAAGTAATGATAGGAGATTTGGTATGGCAGAGCTGACTTATAAGAGCGCTGGGGTCGGTGTGAGAGAGATTGACCTCTCCTCTCCATCCCGCGTTTCTCCAACAGGAACACCCGCTGGCGTTATTGGTACCTCAGAGCGAGGCCCCGCTTACGTTCCAACCGTCGCGGCAAATTATAGAGAATTCACGACGAAATTTGGTAATTCGAACGGCGAGCGTATGGGACCTATCGCGATGTATCAATGGCTTAAGAACGCAGGTTCTGGTCTATACATTCGAATCCTGGGCGCTGGAGATGCCAAAAAGAGAGTATCAGATGGCGTCAATAAAGGCAAAGTCACTAACGCAGGATTCGTCGTCGGTAGCGAACAGGTTCAAACTTCGGGCGATTTAGATTCGAATCCATACGCATACAATAACGCAGGAAGCAAAAGCGGACGCACGCACTTTTTAGGTTGCTTCATGTCCGAATCAAACGGCTCGACGTTACTTAGCGAATCAGGATTACAGACTGGCGCTGGAGCTGTTCCCGTTCTTCGAGGAGTTATTTTAACTCCAAGTGGTGTGCTTCTATCTTTGTCATCTAGTATTTTCGCAGATAACGATCTCCCAATAAACGCCGCGCCCAGTAGTATGCACGGCTTGTTAAGTGGTACTGTCGATCTCTCGAATGCGAAGCAAGAGTTTGTAATGTTCTTGTCAGGACACATTTCAACAGTATCTTATCCGAACACGATCACAGCGTCATTCGATCCTGTCGCTCCAAATTACTTCGGAAATATCTTCAATACAGATCTAACGAAGACCGAAATCGCAGGACACTGTTTGGCTGCTTCTTGGGATGTCTATCCTTCATTTGCTATTGTGACAGGTACAAATGTTGCTGAAACGTTAGCACCTAACCACAAGAATAACGTTGCGTTTATTTTAACAGGTGCGTTAGGACACAATAGCGGTTCGACTTCTATTCCAAACTTTGAAGGATTCGAAGATAGATTCACAACTGCTGTTTCTCCTTGGATCGTTTCACAAAAGTTCGGTGGCGAAAGAGAAAATCTATTCAAGGTCCACGCTCTTGATGACGGCGCATGGCCAAATGAAAGAGTTAAGATTTCTATACGCGGATTAACCCCCTCGTCAGATCCCACGTCGGATTATGGAACATTCGATTTATATGTAAGAGACTTTAGAGATAGTGATGACAACCAAGTTGTTCTCGAGACTTTTATAGGTTTAAGCTTGGATCCTTCGTCTCCTAAGTACATCGCAAGAGTGATTGGCGATACACACGTTTATTACGATTTCGATCGCGAAGCGGGCAGCCAGAAGTTGGTCGTCGACGGATTGTATCCTAACAATTCCAACTACATAAGAATAGAAGTCGCTCCGTCAGTAGAGAACGCAGAAGTTCCTGCGACGTCGTTACCGTTCGGGTTCAGAGGATACTATCACTTGAATACCAAAGGAATGCTTCACAGAGCGGGTATCGCTAGCTTAGATAACGTTAAACAATTGCCTCTTCCCTTCCGTAAAACAATATCGCAAGGAACCGGAACATCGATTAGAGTTACCCCTTACTTGCACTGGGGCGTTCAATATGAAGCAATCGATAGTGTTTTAGAACAAAACAAAAATAATTGGGCGAATAGCAACGTAGCTTCTTACTCTAAATACTTCGCAAAATATCATACAGATTTCCCGAACCCCTGGATAGGAGACTCCGTAGAAGCAGACAAATTCGCGAATAACTTATTCTCAATTGATCAGATACAGGTCAAAACGGCTTCGATCACTGGTTTACCCGATCCAAATCAATGGGCTGTCGCTACGTATAGTCGCGATGGAGTTTTAGGCGCATCATTTAATAGATTCCTACAAACGTCCGATCTCGCAGATCTAGGCAGTAGGAAATATATTAAATTTACGTTTAACTTACAAGGTGGTTTCGACGGTGTCAATTCCCTTGACTCCAATAAATCGAAAATGAACAACCTTGCTGCTCTTCGCGAGATGGTTAATTCGGCTACACAGGGTGGCGCTTTTGGTGCGACAGTCGCTTCTTATAGAAAGGCAGTCGACGTTATCGCAGAACGCTCCGATGTCGACGTCCAACTCATCACAATTCCTGGTATGAGAGAACCTGGAGTTACTGACTACGCTCTTGATGCTGTCGAAAATCGATTCGACGCGTTATATATCATGGATATCGAAGAACGTAATACTAACGGACTAGTTATAACCGGCTCAAGTGAAACGCCATCAGTAACATTTACAGCTTCTTCGTTTAAGGATAGACAGCTAGATAGCTCGTTTGGCGCAGCATATTACCCTGACGTCGTTATCGCAGACCCAACGACAGGAATGGAAGTCGTTGCTCCACCGTCAGTTGCTGCCCTTGGAGCTTTCTCTCTCAACGATAGAGTTGCGTATCCTTGGTTCGCTCCCGCGGGCTTTACTCGTGGTGCTCTGGGCGACGTCACCGAGACACAGACAAAATTAAATAGAGACAACATGGACACTCTATATTCTGCGAACATCAATCCAATCGCGACGATTCCAGGATCACCTTCTCCAATCATCAACGGTCAAAAGACGTTGTTGAATAGAACGTCAGCTCTTGATAGAGTTAACGTACGTCGTCTACTCATCGAAATTCGCCGCCGTGTCAGAGTAGCATCTAACCAGATTCTATTCGAGCCCAATCGCGAAGAGACATTAGCTCGATTCTCTAATTTAGTCGATCCAATCCTTAAACAGATTCAGGCACAGTCTGGTGTTGACCGTTACCTGGTTAAGATAGACACGACAACGACCACACAGGCCGACGTCGAAAATAACACCATCAGAGGTAAGATCTTCGTCCAACCCACCAAGTCGATCGAGTTCGTCTCGTTAGACTTCGTCGTCACAAATGCGGGCGCCACAATATAAAAGGCGACCGAGAGAATATATAGAAATTAGGAGAATACTAAAATGGCAGAAACACTCTCAGTCGGCGAAATGCTACCGAACCGCTTCGAACCGAAGCGCAAATTTAGGTGGGTCCTCGCTATAGACGGCATCGATTCGTTCCTCGTTAAGGGAACTGCTCGTCCCCAAGTTGATATCGGTGTAACAGAAATGCACTGGATCAATACGAAACGCTACGTCGCGGGTAAGGCAACTTTCTCGACCATGGCGATCACGCTCTATGATCCCATCGCTCCGTCTGGAGCGCAGCAGGTTATGGAATGGGTCCGCGCGCACTACGAGTCAGTCTCAGGCCGCGCGGGTTATGCTGACTTTTACAAGCGTGATATCCAATTAAAGATGCTTGACCCAGTTGGTACCGTCGTAGAACTCTGGGACGTCAAGGGCGCGCAGATTACATCTGCACAGTTCGGCGACCTCGATTACGGCACCGAAGACGCGACAGAAATCTCGCTCACGATTCAAATGGATAACGCTATACTTCAGTTCTGATGTTTGCATACTAGATGCGATAGAACAAAGGCCCGGGCATCCGGGCCTTTTCTTTTATAAAATTACGACGAATAATTTACAACGCTATCTCCTGATAGTATCATTAATTTGATATATTAGGAGGTTCTTTTGGCAGATAGAGGTGATAAGAATAGCGTTTTCGGTGGACAAGGTCCAATGGGTGGCGCCCCTGCCGGTGTAATGACTCGAGACGTAATGAAAGATGATTTCGGGTTTGAGATACCCGTTGAGAGTATACCACTCCCGACACATGGGTTAGTATACCCGTCTGATTCTCCGTTGCATGGACTAGAAACAGTTGAAATACGCTCGATGACAGCCAGGGAAGAAGATATTCTAACCTCTCGTGCCCTCATCAAGAAAGGAACTGTTATCACGAATTTATTACAATCTTGTGTAATTGATAAGCGTATAGACGTTCAAAAAATGTTATCAGGAGATAGAAACGCGATTATGATCGCGCTTCGAATCACCGGTTACGGTGCTGAGTATACAGCCGAAGTCGATTGTCCTTCTTGTGGCGACCGTTCAAAGCACGAGTTCGACCTGTCTTCTCTTCCGATCAAGGAACTACAGATTCAGCCTGTTGAAATCGGCGCGAATATTTTTGAATTCCAGTTACCTGTAACTAAGAAAAACGTTCGTTTTAAGTTCCTCACGGGTGCTGATGAAGAAGAAATCATGACGATCCAGGAGCGCAAGAAGAAGTCAGGCGCGCAGGCTGACTCTTTAGTGACAACTCGCCTACAGTTTTCTCTCGTCGCTGTTGATGGAAAGACAGATAAGTCTCTCATTGCGTCGTTCATTCGTTCGATGCCAGCTCGCGATTCTATGACTCTTCGTCAATTCATCGACAAGAATGAACCTGGCATCGATATGAAGCAGTTCATCGATTGCACGGCGTGTGGTGAATCTTCGGAGGTGAGAATGCCTCTAGGGGCCAGCTTTTTTTGGCCTGACGCCGACTGATAGAGAGATATACTTAGAGCACTCCTTCTTGTTGATGTATTATATGGGATTCAGTTATTGGGAGTGCTATAATCTACCGGTACAATATAGAGTCTGGTTTTTACAGAGATTGCAGCGGGAGATGAAGGGTTCAGAAGATTCGAGAGCTGCTCATGCGAATTCACCCGAAGCCAGAGCGCTAACGAATAAGGCAAGATCACAAGTTCCTGCGAAACTTCGAAGATTTACATAAAAAGAAAAATGAAGAGATAATTACTCATTATGGAACCCATTATTAAAAAATCTCTTGTAGAATATATTTCGGGTCATCGTAAGACGTTAACTCTTGTCGGTGATCCTGTTTTTATTTCTGTTATGTATGAAGCTGCAAACACTTCGAGAAAATTGCTATTAGCGCTTCGAGAAGGTAAGATCGATGAAGTTGCAAGCGCCTTGGAACAGAAAAGAATAGCTGTTTCGAGATTTGAACGCGTTACAGGACAGAATTGGGGTCTCTAAAAACTTGAGCCTCCCGATAGTTACGATGTAGGGAGGTCGTTGACCCGTGGCTACCGAAGATACTGGAAATCTAGACATTCAGCGCCAGATTAATGAATTGCTGGAAGCAAGAACTGTGCTTATGTCTAAGCAAAATGAAGTACTGCGAAACCAGATCCAGATATCTGAAAAGCTGGCAGAGTTATTAGATAAAGGTTCAAAAAAGCCCGAGGGTGTTGATAATATGGCGGCTGCGTTGACAGCAGCCGCCGATGCAGCTCGATCTGCGTCGACAGGTATCGAAGGCGTGACAGCTGCTGCAACAGAAGCTGCTAGAGAGATACCTAACGTTGGTCCTGCTGCGACGCAAGCAGCGAAAGCAGGACGTACTGCATTTCAGAAGTTTAAAGATGTATTAGGTGGCGTAGTCGGAGTTGTGACGTCACTAACTCGCAGCATTATAGGAATTGGTGGAGCATTACTTTCTATTCCTATGGGAATTTTAAGTTCATTACAGGAAGAGGCCGCTAATCTCGCGAACGATTCGCTTGTATTGAGGACTGCATTCGAAGAAGTAAGAGATAAATTTGGAAGTCTGGCTTCGAATGAAGGCAAGGCTGTTATAGATTCATATAAAGAATTAAATAAACAATCTGGTAATTTAGCAGGTTCTGGTCGCTCTTTAGGATCAATTTATGGTTATGGTCCTGATGGTTTGGCTAAGGCGATGCAGGAGCTTAGCGAAACTGCCGAAGCGATGGGACCAGTATTTAGCGCGTTAGGTAACCAGATGGTTGAAAACGCCGCGCAGGTAGTGATCTATCAAAAAGGTCTCGGCATCACTAACGAAGCGATGAAATCTCTCGGGTCTACTGCACTTGCCCGAGGCGAAAATATTACAGATTCATTGAAAGAGATTGGTAATTTATCCGTACAAATGGGCAAAAAATTCGGAATCTCTTCGAAGCTCATGGGTAAGGATATGACTTACATGACGTCGAACATGGGCAAATTCGGAGCTATGACTAAAGCTCAAATGGCAACGTCAGCTGTATACGTTAGAAAATTAGGATTAGAAATCAAGGATCTCGAAGGTTTAATGGGTGCTTTCGATGATTTTGAGACAGCAGCGACTAATGCATCTAAACTCGCGCAATCCTTCGGAATGAATGTCGATGCGATGCAAATGATGAAGGAGCAGGATCCTTCGAAACGTCTCGATATGTTACGCCAGTCGTTCGCTGCAACGGGTAGATCGATAAAAGATATGTCTCGAGCCGAAAAAGACTTACTCGCGCAGACCGCTGGTATGGATGCGAATATGGTCGAGGCCGCATTATCTGCAGAAAATATGGGTATGTCCTACGACGAAATTTCTGCTGCTGCAGAAGGCGCAGCTGATAAGCAGTTATCTCAAGAAGAGATAATGCAGAATATGGCAGATAATATCAAAAAAGCTTTCGAACCTATTCAATATCTCGGAAGCTTGTTCAAGACGTTCTTTGACGGTTTTACAAATGGCATTATGAAAGCGAAGCCAATGAAAGAACTTCTCTATTCGATAATGGACGCGTTAAAATCAGCAGCTAGATTAGGTCGCGTACTTGGAAACGTTTTCGTAACAGCGTTCCCAGGTGTTAAAGAGATGTTAGGCGGCGTCGCAGGTTTCTTTAGAGATATTTCTAAAACGTTAGATGGTATAACGAAAGACGTCAAAAACTTTAAAAATGGAGTTGATGGTACGTTTAAGGATTTTCAAAAAAATCCTGAAAAATACATAAATAAATTCACTGATTATATTTCGAACGCGTTTAAAAAAATATTCGGAGATAAAAACGGTAGAGGATCTACAATTCTCGATGGCATGATGAAGTTCGGTAGCTTTTTATTAAAATCGCTCATCGCTTTGTTACCGAAGTTATTGTCGGGTCTAACAGATATAATCAAGAAATTGGCTGCATGGATCCGAGGTATGAACGCCGGATCTTCTCTATTGAAGCCGTTAATAGACGGAATTATGGACGTGCTCCCTGATCTTCTCCACGCTTTGTGGGACTTGTTTGTTGAAGCGTTTAAGGCGCTGTCTCCGATACTCGTACCTGTAATCGGAGCTTACATAGGTTTTATGTTATTAAAGGCGACTATATCAGCTATATCAAGCGCCGTTGTATTGAAAATAAAAAGTAAAATAGCAGATGCAATAGGAGTAAAACCAGGAGAAGAAAAACAACCTGTTCCAATAAGCGAAAAAATGAGAGAAGCAGCGAAGTCAGTAATGGGAATTGTTGAAGAATTAGGGAATGTGAAACCCGGAACTGTTGCTAAAGCAGGATTAAATTTACTTATTATTGCCGCGTTCGTATCGGGGGCTGTGTATGCATTTTCTTTAGCGATCTCTGAATCGGCAGCACTCTTTGCAGGAATATCATGGGATCAAGTCAATATGGTATTTATTTCAATGGCGCTTGGAATATCTGCTACGTTAGGACTTGCATTCGCAGCGTCGGCGCTCAGTGAAGCAATTCCTGAAATGTTGATAGGGATACTCGGCTTAACTGTCGCAGCGTTATTCGTTATCGATGGCATTTTGTGGTTTTCAATCGCAGTTCGAATGGCTGCCGACATATTAAAACCTGTAGACTGGGATGATATTAAAAAAGTATTTGCTGCTACTGGTTTTGGAATATTGGCAACGATCGTTCTTGCTTTTACAGCTGCTTCGTTGGTCGCTGATGGCGGTGCGACATTGACTATAGGAATGGCCGGTCTATTATTAGCCGCGATATTCACCACCGCAGGGATAGTTGTATTCTCTAAAGCAGTCGCATATGCTGCAGGAGTTCTCAAAGAGGTTGATTGGGATGACATCAAGAAAGTGTTTGCTGCTACTGCCACGGGAATCGGGGCATTAATTGGAATCGCTGTCGCTTCCATTGCATTGGCAACGGCAGCTCCTGCCATGGCGCTAGGTCTTGTTACATTACCTTTAGCTGTTGCGTTTTTAACATTCGGTGTAGCAGTACTTGCAGCAGGCATTAATAGCTTGATAACGAGAACGAATATAGCAGATCCTAGTAAGGTCTTAAAAATATTCGAATTAATTTTAGTAAGCATGACAGCAGTTGGAGCATTAGTCGCCGCTAGCGGAACTTTCGCGCTTATGGGACCATATATCATACCATTGATCGCGTCGACTCTATTAATGGCGAAGTTCATGGAAGAAACCTCAGGTAGTCTTGCCAGAGGATTGAGCGCGATAGATCGCATTAATGTAACCGACCCAGAACAGCTAAAATTAAAAGTCGAATTAATAGGTAAACTCGTCGAGTCTATGTCGTCACTCGGCACTCTCGCCGTCGATGCAGGAAAACTCGACATTGCTTCTAAAATTTTTAAGGGTAATTCTGCATCTAGCGCGATAGAATCTATGGGTTCATTCCTCGAAAAAATAAAAGGTAAAATAACAGGATTGCTCACTACTGTTATGACCATCGCATTAGATACACAAAAATATCCTAAAGGTGTTATTTCAAGGGCCGTTGGTGTTGCAGACGTAATTGGAAAGATAGCTAATTTAGCGGGAGCTTTAACTCAACCGATTAGCGCTCTTGCAGGAATCAAAGGCGGTTTGGCGTTGGGCAATAGAGCAACAGAAATAATTGATTTCATTATGGTGAGATTTACGCAATTATTGCCAGTATTATCTAAGGCTATACAAGATATAATTCCTGAAGTTTTCAAAACAGCAAAGTTGATCCCTCCTGGTTTCAATAAAGAAAAAGCCGACGCGTTTGCCTCTGCAATAGGAGCAGTAGCAAGTTTAGTAACTGCTATCTCATCGCCGATTCAAGCGCTAGCAGGAATTGAAGGCGGTGGTATCCTAATGGGTAATAGAGCGACGGATAAAATAGATCAAATTATGAAATCGATGGGAACAATTATGGAGACGATAAAAACTGAGCTTCCGTACATCGTCGATTCAGTAGTTCTCGCAGCCGACGGATTACCCGACGATTTTAATAACGAAAAAGCTCAAACTATTGCGACTGTTATTGGGACCATAAAACCAGTCGCCGAATCCTTGGGAGAAATAATGAAATTATCCGAAGGTAAAGCTTTAGACGCGGTCCTTATTAAAAAGAATATTGACAGTCTTCGAGCTCCTCTCGCTAATTTGGCTGGATTTATGCCCGACTATTTCAAAGTATCAGACATGCTATCTACATATAAAGAAAAGACTATGGCGCCATTAGTCACGGCGATCGTCGACGACATCAAGGCGGTTAATTCGGCGTTAGAAAGTCTCGGCGACATTCAAATGGATGCTACAGTAGAAAAAATCGGAAAAAATTTAGGCATAAAAGATAGTATAATACAACTTGAAAGAAAGCCAATTACAATGAACGTCCAGCTAAATCTCACGATGAAGGCTGACGATATCGCGAAAGAAATATTTGACGTATCAGCGAAGATGATTAACGCGAATCCGAATGATCCCTCTATAAAGAATATAGCCGCAGCGTTTGGAGCGCAAGGTAAATAATCAAAACGATATGATGGACGCTTTTATTAAGCGCATAGATAGTCCTAAGTTACTTTCGATCCGAAGACGCATATGATTCACTCTGATAGGGGAAACGACGATGCCAATAGATTCAAGATTTTTAAAAGTCGATAGAGAGACAGGCGATTTCCCTGAAGAAACGAAGAGAAGATTAGGAGACTATCTTGGTCGTAGAACACTAGGCGAATCTGAGCATAACGTTAAAATACCTGCTCCTGACGATCCGACAACTTTAGTCCATTTAATAACGACTAGTCCGATCGGAGATCCTACGTATTCGCCTCCTGTGGGCAATGCGCAACCGCTACCTACACAAGAAGAACCGGACGCTGATGGAAATACTGACGTAAAAAAATATGCGACCGAATCTCAAATGGCAAAGTGGAACTTTCCAAAGAATATGCTTGTTACTAATAAGCTTATGAACGTTGGTGGTAACGACACGGCGAAAAAACGAAAACAACGAGCGTCGATGTTGAAGGATGTCTTGACAGTCCAAGACGTACTACCAGATCCTGTCGATATTATTACTAATTTAACAACGGGCGACCCGGGCGATTTTATTCCTGAATTTAACCCCATATCTCTAGCCATGCAGGCTGAAATAGAGATACGACTCCCTAAGAATCGCTTCACAAAAATGTCTAATCCGATAGAAGGTTCTAAATATAAGTCTATTGATGTATCGAATATCGACGACAATGATAAAGTTACTGCTAATACTATTCTTGCGCAAGATGCTTCTACGTGGCAGTCTAGATCGAAAGCTTATAAAGGAAGTAATCAACAATCTATTTCGCATAGACTCGCTGCAAATTTAGCGCCCGTTTTAATGCCCGAAAGTTTTCAACGGGCTTTAAATGATTATCACGGATACAATGGAAGCAAATTGGCGCAGGTTAAATCAAAATTAAATGGCGCTTCTAGTAAAAGTTCTTTTAGTAAAGAAGAAGTAAAAGAAATAGAAAGAGTTTTGGAAGCGCAATATGTTCCTTTTTATATACAAGATCTTAGAACAAATGAATTTTTAAATTTTCATGCGTTCGTAGAAAATGTCTCCGATTCTTACAACGCGAACTGGAACGATACCGAGGGTTACGGTCGCATGGACGCTGTGCAGGTTTATAAAGGTACAACGAGATCTATCGGCGTAGATTTTATGATTGTCGCGACGTCGGAGAAGGATTTCGATCGAGTGTGGTGGACGATCAATAGATTAGTGACAATGATATACCCGCAGTGGTCAAAGGGCGAAGAAATAGAATTAAATGGTCAAAAGGTCATACAACCATTTTCTCAAGTTATAACTTCTTCTCCACTCGTTAGATTAAGAGTTGGCGATTTAATTGCGAGTAACTATTCAAGATTCAATTTGGCTCGTAATTTTGGTTTGGGTAATAATGATATATTTCCTAGCACCTTTGAATTACCAAATACAACAACTGAACAAGAATCGGGAGCGGTTGTAAGATTAAAAAATTTAGACGATTTTATAGGATCGTTAGAACGAAGTGGCATGTCTCTTGACGTAGGTGTAGAAGGAATGCTATTGAATCCTGTAAATGGAACTGTCGAAGATATACCCGTCGTGTTTGCTAGCACTGTAACTTGCAAACAAGGAATAAATTTTATAAATCCACTAGCCGGTTTGCACTCTACGATCACGATCAAAAGAGGAACGACAGGTACTGTTACTGATGGTAAAAAGCGAAGAGATGGAACGGTTATAGTCGTAGTGAAATTAGATAAAAAAATGCGTGTCGATACGCTGGCAGCTTCGTTGGTATCTTCGGGTAGTCGAGCTGCGAATGTCGAATACGTCGCGGTTAATGCAGAGAATTTATATGGTATAGAACGACAAGAATCTCAACGACCCGCGTATACAGAAATGGATTATCAAGAAGCACAACAAGTATATCTAGACGCTGTATACGACCGTGAGAACACGGATGCTACGGACGAACCTACACTTAGCGTATTGGATGCGCGAGTCGAGCGCGCGAGAACACAGGTAGTTAATTCTCGCGTTGATAGAACAAATACGTTGCCCAGACTTGATGCTGCTGACTCGATATCGAAACATTTCGGAACACCGGGTAATTATTTTATCACGAAAAATGATAATAATGATGAAAGGGGTGGAAACGCTATCGTCAGAAGTTTCGAAGAAACATCAGGACGAGGTTTAGCAGGAAGCATAAGATCGATTGGTTTCGATTGGGCAGAAGCGCCTTGGGAAACTTCACAAGGAAGTCGAGCTCCGATTTATTGTAAGGTTAGTTTACAATTTAGTCCTATACATGATCTTCCGATGGGTCTCGATTATGATGGTATGCCACGCGCTGTGCCGTATCCTGTCGGCGAGACAGTTAGAGAAGCTTTTTTCCCTGAGCTTGATGAACAGTCGAAGAAAGATCGCGTCGACGCGGTGGCCACGACGCAAACACGTGGACAAAGATTCGCAGAAGCAGCAGAAGACGTTATTAACGGCTATTTGGGCAAGAGCATCAAGAGGATATTATGAGACGATACGCTAGCTCGCCACTCATGTCAGGTGGAACAAGATACGGCACGAGTGAAACAGTTTATAATATTAGAAAAGCGATATCATCAGGTGCTATAAAATGTAGCGAACAAATTATGACAGAGACACAACGTCTAGACGTTTTAGCGGGAATAGAATACGGAGATTCTTCCTTGTGGTGGATCATTGCAGCCGCTTCGAATATCGGATGGGGCATGCAAATACCACCAGGTATTTTGATTAAAATCCCTAAACTAGACGATGTAGGGAAGTTTATTTAATGTCAATTTCAAGAGAACTTACAGACGCTGCAAAATTATTAGCTCCGTATATTGAAGCTAGTGATCGTCACGCTTTAACAGCCGAACTACTAGAAAAAGGAATCGATCCTTTGTCATCTGCGGGCGACCGCGCGCCTGTTAATAGTGTAATTAAAGACGTCTCGTCCGATTTATACGAAATCGTAGAAGGCGGCATAAGCATACAAAATTTCATTAATAAATTAGATAACCTTATTGAACCGTCGGACCCTGGGGAATTTGACATCGAAAAACAAGCGATTATAGAAGATAGCATCAGAAAATTTATAAGAATAACTTTGCCGGGTGATCAAACCAAACCTCACAAAAGAAGTACTTCTACAGTTCCTTTTCATAAAAGTTTATGTTACGTTAATGAATTATCAAATTATAACATAGATTATTCTACAAACATTGAAACGGAACTCAGCCTAGCTGCTGGGGGTATCGTTTTTTTGAATAAGCAATCGAATACTGACGAAAGCACTAGCGGACTTTACGCTATCGAATTTATGAATCCGAGATTCGGATTGGGCAGTCGAGATACACCATCAGTCGGTATATTCACATCGCTAGTAACTACACTTGAAATGTCGAGATGTGTTCCTTACGTTAACATTAAAATAAAATCGACAGGATCAGCAGAGACTGATGCTCCTACATACGACGGGCTTTCTTTAATGTCTTTTTTAATTGGCCGCGGCGAAGCAGTGTCTAAAGCAGGATACGACACAATACTATCGTTTGATAAAAATAATCGACCCGTAACAGCTGGAATGGAATTATTCACCAGCCCGCAGACCTTAGTACCAGAAAGAAATAGCGCCGTGTTTAGAGAAGAGGGAAGAGGTCAAACAGGTAAGACGAATAATATCCCAGCAGTGTTAGATAGGTTCAGGCCTCTTATGACTCTTAAAAATGTATCCTTTAATGTCGCGTCGACAAAAGGATTTATGAGTTATAAAACAGCAAAATTAGAACTTGTATTACACGATCGTTCGCGTTTAGGAGAAATAGCTTATTTCGTTAAACCTGGTCTTTACACGAAAGCCGATATCGATATAGAGTATGGTTGGTCAAATCCTGCGTCTGATAAATCGTCAGCGAGTTATCAAAATAATTCGGGTATTGCCTCATTTAAAAATCCTATCGGATCTTTTTTAAATTCGATGAAAGTTAGAGAAAAATATACAGTTGTTAACTCTTCTTTTAATTTCGAAGAAGCTGGACAAGTAGGAGTTTCATTAACTCTTGCAATGAAAGGAGCAAATGATATTATATCTTTAGATATTTCGAGATGTGGATCATCAGATGCCGCTCAGGAATTGCAGACTATTTTAGAAGAAATCGGAGAATTAATAAAGAGCGCAAAAACAATTGACGGCGAAAGATTCGAGAAAATTTTCGGAGATGTTGTGATGTCTGCCGTGGGCACTGCTTCTGCTGCTCTTGCGATCGACGGCGAAAAACTTGAAGAGTTAAAAAAGAAGATCTCATCTATAAAAAAGAATGCGTCGAATCCAAACGACAAACAATTGGCCGATAAACTTGACAATTTATTTGGTTCGACAGATAGCGCAAAAGAAAAATACAAACAATCTGCAGCCGAAGCTATCGACGCCGAATTAAAATCCTTGTCTATCGGAGTAGAAATATTCCCATGCGCAGACATTCAACTTAAGGATCCTTCTGCACCGATTAGCTTGTTCGATGGTACTAATGTATCAAAAGAAATCAAAAGTCAAGTTTTAAATAACCCTATATCGTTGGGTAGAGTGCTTTTATCTTTCGTAGGAAAACCTCTGATAAATTCGGGAAACTATGACGAAGTGCACTTCTTGTTTCATACGTTTAATGATAAATGTACTTTTATGAGAGATTTATCGATAGCTAAGTTTCCGATACCATACGAAGCATTAAAAAAAGAATTAGTCGATATTATGTCAAAAAACGTAAAAGTCAACATAATGCAATTCATAGGAATGCTTAATAGTAGATTCGTCGGTAACAATGCTTCACATGCTTACGGCTTTAACTTTCTTTATGATGTCGATAAAGAAACAGGAGAATATAAAAGAAAAGAACCCGCCGAAGATGCTTCAAAAGAAACAAAAGAAGATTTTCAATCAAAACAATACGCGAAACAAGACGCTGTCATCGAAGCTGCTGGAATAAAAGACGGAGTATTTAAAATACCAAAACTAACCGTAATGCCAGAGTGCGTAAAGGACAAGGACAATCCTGAAAGAAGTATCTTGAGGATGCACGTTATAGATGAAACTTGTTCGAATTTTAGTACGCTTGCTGATTTATTACGCTCGGCGAATAGTATCGACATTAGTTCTTTCGGTTTCACAAATGACCCTAGACATCCAATTTTGACGCTAGCGCCAGAATTAAACGCATCAGAAATAGAAACAAGTAGGAAAGATATTCTACAACGACTTATAGACAAGGGAGTAATAGCGAATCTAGAAAGAAGAGTTAATGCTCAAGGCATGGGAGTAGAATCAGAGGTAACGATAGACACGGGTAATTTACTAAAAAATAAATCTATTAATAAAACTAAAAAATTTATTTCACAAGGTATACCTACAATAAAATATGGTAGAGAAGGTGGAACGATAAATAACATCGGTCTTAGTTCGATGTCAGATCCTGCTTTAACTACGGTAAACATGCTTCGCATGGATAAAACGGATTCGACAGTTCCGGACATTACATCTCAAAGAGGGCTCCCTATGCAAGTTGCTCCTACTGAGTGTTCAATAGAGATGATGGGTTGTCCATTGTTATCATACGGACAACAATTTTTTATCGACTTTGGAACAGGAACAACGGCAGATAATACGTATAGCGTAACAGGTATAGATCACAAACTTGATCAAGGGTCATTTACAACATCGGTTAAATTAACATTCACCGATTCTTTTGCGAAATACTCTTCGCCTGAGAAAAAAATTCGAACGGCTTCGACCCTGTTCAAAAACGCAGCTATCGAACAAGGTCAAAATATAACGAGTGATTATTCAAGATCTAATTCTTCACTACTCGATGATCAAGAAATGCGGGATGAAAAATTATTCTTTAAAGTTACTGGTTTCACGACAGCAATCGATGAAATCGCGATGTATATGATTAGGAACAAAAAGAAAGATTCAACCCAAAAATTTGAATTCGCTATAATAATTAACGAAGAAGATTGTTCAGGTACTGGATACTATATCGGAGAAAATGCTAAATCAAATGCGTTACGATATTCTGAATCTCTGGATCCGAAATATTGCGTAATAACATTCGACGCGCATATAGACATGTCTGGTAAAAAACAAGTAGCAGTTCTTAATCCATCTTCAAAATTAGCTAGTGGTTATAATGTTATACAAGCTCTCAAGAATATTGGAGAACCGGGACATGCTAACGGTACTATAGTAATCAACCTAGATGATTTCGCTCGACGTGCGGCGCAAATTTTACAAGGCATAGATTAATCTAAAACAATATCTAAAATTATTATTTTTAAGATTTAAAAATTATTTATTTAATGAATATCATTACGATATGCTTGATAGAAAAGTAATTATTAGTCGAGATATGACCGGGTTCTCTAGCGATTTTGCTCTCTACGAAGACGGTAGAATTAGGACGTGTCACGACCCTAACGAAGAAGACATCGTATATGGATCTAAAGCCTTCAAGCAAGGCGAACTACTGGACATTTCAGGTTCTCTCGGTATGAAAGTCGACGCATTCGTGCACGAATCCTTGATAAATTCATATGCTCAAATTTATGGAGATGATATCAATTGGATGAGAGCACTCGGAAAAAATCGCTTTGTCTCTATCATTAACTCGAAATTACGAGAGATTTCAAAAGAAATTCAAGAAAAAGATACAAAAAAATATTTTAAAACCTTAATCAAAGGTCGAAAAGTACTTGGTTCATTCGAAAGAATACACATCGATAAACCTTCGTTATTAAATGAACTTAAAGCAAGAGAATCTTCTAATTTAAACTCTCTTTTACCTGGACAAGACGGAACGTGCGAAGTCGTTCGTTATTCTCATTCTTCACAAACAGGAAGAATGACGGTAATGAAAGGACCAAAGGTTTTGCTTTTGTCAAAAGAGGATAGGCGTTTCTTTGTTCCAAAAAAACATAGAAATGTTTTGGCGCAAGTCGATTTTGTTTCTCTTGAACCGAGAGTCATTTATTTATTGGCACGTGGTGAAGCTCCAAGAGACATTTACACAAAAATGGGAGAAGAGATTGGTGGTGATATTTCACGAGCTAAATTAAAAATAGCGACGATCTCTTCGCTTTACGGAAGCAGCAAAACTGATCCTGCAATTTCTAAGAAAGTTTCAAGATTTTTTTCTATTGATAAAGTGACAGAAAAATATCTTAACAATGATGCGCTGTTCAATCTTTACGGCCGACCGTTATTTCCTGAAGATGATCGTTTGAGATTATCACATTTCGTGCAATCTACCGCAGTAGATGTCGCGTTGTTGGGATTTTCAAACTTTGTTGAATCCAAAAATATCACGCCTTATTTTATGATTCACGATAGTTTGGTATTCGAATGTTCACGAGAAACTTACGAAGAACTTTCGAAAGATGATCTATACGTCGACATTGAACCAATGGGTAGATTTTATCTTGGATTAAGCTTGTTCAACGAACATAATTAATCATATGCGCAATTTTAAAAATAATGAAATCTATAGCGACTTGCCTTTGGTCGTGTCAAGAAGAACCCTTCAGGAATTACTTGATATATCTGAAAAAGATGATTCTGGCGATGAAAGACGAACTGTCACCCGTCGAGCAGGATCCGGTAAATTATCTAAACTCGCGAAAGATGTTAGCGGTCTAGCGAAAAGCGATCCTGATTCGTTGTTACAGGTGTTGAATGTTTTAGATGAAAGACCGGGTGGTGATAAACAAAGCACAATCGCTGCAATTTTTAATAAAATCATTACTTCGAAAATAGATGGTGACATGTATTTTCAATATCTTTTTGACTCGGCAAGAGTCACAGATAAAACGATTCTATTAAGAATAATAGAATACGCTTGCGATAATGGAAAAAACGCAGTAGTCGCAGTTAGTCCTAGAACTTGTGGATCAATAGTGAGTTCTATATTGTACGCGATGGCGACTTCCAACAGTCATCAAAAGATAACGTGGGACGAAAGTAAGGGAGATAAAGTAGAGATTAGACAAAAGACTGTTATTATTACTGTTGCATCATAAAAAAAGTCTTTTACAGTTATAATATTCATTTATGAACATCGAAGAATTAGAAAATAAGTGGAATAAATTTAAAAAGCTTGTCGAAACACTTGATGCATCGCATCATGGAGCTCTTGATTTCATAGAAGCCTACGGGACAAGATTGATAGAGTGTCCCGCTTCGACTGAACAAGTTTACTTTGGCGCATATCCCGGTGGATTTTTAGATCTTGCTTTAAATGTAACATCTAAAATGCGCTCGATGCATAAGATTTTTGAATTACAAATTCCAATGGAACGTGTTGTATTTACAGGACTGTTTCACGCCGTGGGATTAATGGGAGATGAGACACGAGACCTATTGGTCCCGCAAGATTCAGATTGGCACATCAAGCGTGGAATCATGTATCGACACAACGAGTCGCTGCCTAAAATGCCTGTCTCTCATCGCAGTCTTTATTTATTACAGACATCAGGAATTTCTATGTCTCTTGATGAATGGACAGCCATCGCAATATCTGGCGGGGTGCATCGTGATGAAGCGAAGTTTTACGCCGGTGCGGAACCATCGCTTGGCTTACTATTATTACACGCAAGGCAATGGGTTCTCGGTCGAGCTGAATAATTAGAGGATATGGAACACCTCGATAGACTTCGCTCTTTGATACGCGAAATGATTGAAGAAGAAACACTTGAAGAATTTAGCGGCGTAGCAGGCGCTGGTGGGTTTATTGGACCAATAGGCGCGCCAATTCGAAAACGTTCTAAACGTGATAGGCGTAAGTCGAAAATGAAAGAGTCGAAGTCTTTGTCTGGTCAAGTCGTCGGCGATGAAGACTTTACTTTTCAAAATCATTTTAGATACTATAATAATGAAGATTCTTACGACCGTGAAGAACATTGGTTGTATTACGATTCTGTCGCTTGCTTAGCTCGAGCATTCGCTATTGCTGAAAATCCCTTTGGTTCGTCCAGGTCCAGGGGTTCTAAGAACGCGATGAGATATCTGCAAGGCGAAATAAAATATCCTCACGAAGCTTAAAAAAATAACAAACACTTACTATAGTCTCATGTGCGAAGAGCACGGGGAAGCGGTGAACGGGCGAGAGGTCGTTCATAGCTTAATTCAACAAACAAAAAAGGAAAAAATAACATGGCTATTGATTTTGACGCGATTCGTAAGAAGCTGAACACTCTTTCTGGACAGAACAAGAAGTCGACCATTATGTGGCGTCCGGAAGAAGGCAAGGATTATAACATTCGAATTGTCCCTATGCCCAATAACGACGGTCAACCTTTCGTCGATCGTTGGTATTACTACGGGATCGGTGGCGATAAGGCTCCCGCAATTCTTGCTCCATATCAATTCCAGAAGAAGGATCCAATTCAGGATTTGATCAATAAGCTTCGCGAAGATGGGTCAGACGGAAGCAAGGAACTGGCCAAGAAGCTTTACCCGAAGATGCGCACTTACGCTGCTGTCATTGTTCGAGGTGAAGAAGAGAAGGGCGTTCGTCTATGGTCTTTCGGTAAGATGATCTATCAGGATCTTCTCCGCTTGATGCTCGATGAAGATTACGGTGATATCACTGATCCTGAGACCGGTCGCGACCTCAAGGTTTCTACTTCAAAGCAGCCTGGTAAGCAGTTTGCTGATACGAAGTTTACGCCTCGAGCCACACAGACTCCACTGTCGAAGGACTCGTCGCAGTCGAAGCAGTGGTTAACTACGGTGCCGAACATTGATGACTACGAATCTCTAACTCCTACAGAAGAGATCGAGAAGCGTGTCAATGACTGGTTAACCGGCGGTTCTTCTAATGATGATGTCGGTACTGTTCGTGGCGCTCCATCGAAGTTGACCTCTCTCGAAGAAGAATTCTCAACGACTTCGAAGTCTACGCCGCAAAGTGTCTCGAAGCCAAGCCCTTCGAAGAACGCGTTCGCAGATCTTGATGACGCATTCGCAGATTTAGAATCGTAATAGATTGATATTTCTGGCAGCGCATCGAAAGGTGAGCTGCCTTTTTTATGTCTTGAAAATATTGCTAAATCTCATTACTGTTCTGTTATGGAGGAAATTTGCCACCAGGTAGAAAGAAGTCTATTGAATTAACAGGTGAAACTTCATCAACTGAAGATTTTACCGCCGATCTAATCGCGTCCTTGAACAAAGATCAGGGTCATCGCGTAGCATATAATCTTGCTTCTGACCAATCTCCGACTCACGTTAAACGTTGGGTCTCAACAGGTTCTCGACAATTAGATTATATCATTTCTAATAAGCGAAATGGTGGATTACCCGAAGGTCGAATCATTGAAATGTTCGGTCCACCTTCAATCGGTAAGTCACATATCGCGACGCACATCGCTCGTTCGACTCAACGAATGGGTGGTATTGTCGTGTATATCGATACTGAGAACGCCACAAATCCCGAGAACTTGGCTGCTCTTGGGGTCGATGTAGCGAAGCGCTTCGTATATGTTGATACACATTGTACTGAAGAAGTATTCGATATCGCCGAAAAGACTATTCTTAAAGCGAAGGCGATGCAAAAGGATGCACCGATCACTATCATCTGGGATTCAGTCGCAGCGTCGTCGCCTAAGGCAGAATTAGAAGGCGACTACGATAAAGATACCATCGGTCTTCAGGCTCGAGTACTCTCGAAGGGTATGCGTAAGATTACTGGTGTCATCGGCGATCAAAATGTTTTGTTTGTATGCTTGAATCAGATTCGAAGCAAGATCGGCGTACTTTACGGAGATCCATCAGTGACTCCTGGTGGTAATGCTATTCCATTCCACGCTTCAGTAAGAATCAAGCTTGGTGCCGGTTCTCAGATTGAAAATGACAAGAAAGAAATCATTGGTATCAATGTTTCTGCAAAAACAGTCAAGAATAAAGTCGGTCCGCCATTCCGAACCTGTAATTTCCAGATTCATTTCGGAAAGGGTATCGTAGAACATGAAGAGTTATTCGACGTCTTGCGAGAGCACGGTGAAGAAATCATTCGAGATCACAAGGTCTGTATTTCTGGTACGACACAGTGGAAGCTATTCGAAGTTGTCAAACCAGATGGTACGAAGATCATCGAAAAGAAGTTCTATAAGTCAGATTTCGGCGAGCTTCTTGAAAACAAAGAATATAAGACCTGGCTTGATGACCTGGTTGAACGAGCGATGGTAAAGAGGGCGGTCAAGGCAGAAGATATCGAAATTGATCCTGACTCTTACGAAGACATGCGTTCTATTGCAATGCACCTCGACGAAAATATTCTTCCGGAGTGAAATTGTCAAGGCCACACATCCTGATAGACGGCACAAATCTATTTTTGAGATCATACACTGCATCGCCTAAAATGGCCGAGGGCACACACGTCGGTGGGGCCATAGGATTCCTATCTACGTTAGGCTCGCTCATCAGGATGCTGCAACCAGAAGCTTGTACAATAGTCTGGGAGGGAGGTGGCTCGACCAGACGTCGAGCCATTTTCCCTGGATACAAGGGTGGTCGCAAACCCCAACGGTTTAATCGATTTTATGAAGATGAGCTACCCGATTCTCCCGAAAATAGGGACTGGCAACTTAAGTTTTTAATTTCATTATTGAAGTTATTGCCGGTTCGTCAAATGTATGTTTCTGATTGCGAAGCTGACGACGTCATCGGGTACATCTCCCGGTACTGTTACAAAGACAATAATATCGTTATCGTTTCATCAGACCACGACTATTATCAACTCATAAATGATCGTGTCAAGGTCTGGTCTCCGAACCAGAAAAAGATGATCGATGAACAATCCATCATCGAAAAGTATGGAATTCATCCTAAAAACTTTTGCTTAGCCAGGTGCTTCGAAGGCGATCAGTCAGATTCTATCCCAGGAGTTAAGGGGGTTGGAATGAAGACGCTGTCTAAAAAGTTCCCGCAGTTTTTGACTGGTGAGGTTTCTATTGACGAAGTCATCGAAGAATCTAAACAAATGTCAGAGAAATCTAAGCTAAAGTTTTATAAAGAAATCACAGAGTCAGAACAGTTATTAAGACTGAACTGGCGACTCATGAACCTGGACTTAATTTCGTTGAGCGGGACGCAAGTCAAAAAAATCGAAGATTCACTTGTAATTCCGCTGCCTGCAGCTAATAAGATTGGATTTATGAGATCATTAATGACGAATGGCATCAAGACTTTTAATGTAGATGGTCTGTTTCTTCAGATCTCTGCTAACCTGATTACGAAGTAGACAAAGAGGAAAGAATGATTGACGGTAGTGAGAATTACTTTGGACAATACGGTCGCCCATTCCAGGAAAGAATCTTTCTTGGTTTGATCACAGATACAACTTGGGCTACACAAATGACAGAAGTAATGCGATCGGATTTTTTCGATCTACGTTATCTCGCTTATTTGACCGACAAGTATTTCAAGTACTTTGAGAAGTACAAGAACTTTCCAACCCTTCCCCTTCTAATCTCCATCGTCAAAGACGACCTTCGAGAAACGAATAACGAAGTTCTTAAAGAGCAGGTCGTAGAATACTTAACACGCATGCGTACGCTTCCTGATATGGGAGATCTCGCGTATGTAAAAGATAAGTCTCTGGATTTTTGTCGCAAGCAAGCGATGAAGGAAGCTCTTAATAAATCTGTTGAGCTCATCGGTACCGACCAGTATGACGCAGTTGTCGATCTCATGAAGAAGGCGGTATCCGTTGGTATCGCAGCATCTGTTGGTCATGATTTCTTCGAAGATATGGAAGCGCGTTTCGTTAAGATTAATCGCATGCCTTGTCCAACTGGTATCGAACAGCTTGACGAACGCTCTGTTCTAAATGGTGGTCTTGGCAAGGGTGAACTTGGAGTTATAGCCGCTCCAACTGGTGTTGGAAAGTCTCACTTTCTTGTTGCTATGGGAGCTAACGCGTTAAAGGTCGGCAAGAACGTTGTTCATTATACTTTCGAACTGACCGAGACTGCTGTAGGAATTCGATACGATTCAAATCTAACGGATATCCCATCGAGTGACATTCAGGATTCGAAGACAAATGTCATCGATATGTATAAGGGCATGGAACTCGGTAGGTTGATTATTAAAGAGTATCCAACCGGTACATGTACAGTTGCTACTATTCGAAATCACTTAGAAAAGTTAGCTCTTCGTGGATTCGTCCCGCATGTTATCATTATTGACTACGCCGACATTATGCGTTCGAGTCGAGAATTCGACGCTCTACGAATGGAGCTAAAACTAATCTATGAAGATCTACGAAATCTTGCAATGGAAAAGGCTATCCCAATCTGGACTGCTTCGCAGTCGAATAGAGAGGGTTCGAACGCAGACGTCGTAGGTTTGGAGAACATGTCTGAATCTTATGGTAAGGCAATGGTCGCCGACGTAGTAATTTCTCTATCGCGAAAACCTTCGGAAAAGGCGACTGGAATGGGGAGAATGTTCGTTGCGAAGAATCGAGCCGGCCGAGATGGCATCATTTTTCCAGTACACATTGACACTTCTCGCTCTAAAATTAGAATCCTTGATGAAAATAGTTTGAGTCTTCAAGAATCTTTGGCTCAAGATGAAAGCGAAAGAAAACGAGTCCTACAAGCAAAATGGAAAGAAGTAATGGGGAGCAAGTAAAAATGTCTTTAACTAACGTACAAGAGATCGCGCTACGTGAAACATCTGAATACTTTGATGGAGATCCACTTGCTCCTGATGTATTCATGAAATACGCGCTTCGAAATGAAGCGGGTGAACTTCTGGAAACGAATCCAGACCAGATGCACCGTCGCTTGGCGAAGGCATTCGCCCACGTAGAATCGAAGTATCCCAATCCAATGTCTGAAGAAGAAATCTACGGATACTTCAAGAATTTCGCAGACATTGTTCCGCAAGGTTCTCCGATGTCAGGAATTGGAAATCCCTATCAGATTCAGTCGCTTTCGAACTGTTTCGTCATCGATAGCCCTAAAGATTCTTACGGCGGCATCTTATTCTCTGACCAAGAGCAGGTTCAAATCATGAAGCGTCGCGGTGGCGTAGGATTCGACGTATCGAACATTCGTCCCAAGGGTCTTCCTACTTCTAACGCTGCTCGTACGACTGACGGTATCGGCGTGTTCATGGAGCGATTCTCAAATTCATGTCGAGAGGTCGCCCAAGGCGGTCGTCGAGGAGCGTTGATGCTTTCAATCGACTGTCGCCACCCAGAGATCGAGACCTTCATTAATATCAAGCGTGATCTTAAGAAGGTAACTGGTGCAAATATTTCTATTCGTTTCACGGATGAGTTTATGCATGCCGTGAAGTCAGGTACGGATTTTACACTCCGGTGGCCCGTAGAGAAGAGCGTAGAGAACGCCGAATACACAAAGACAGTATCGGCTAAGGCAATCTGGGACCAGTTCGTGGATGCAGCATGGTCTTCGGCAGAACCAGGCGCTTTGTTCTGGGACAATGTTACGAAGAATGGAACGGCAGATATTTACGAGTCAATGGGCTATAAGTCAATTTCGACAAATCCATGCGTGACAGGAGATACTCTGGTCCTAACAAATGCAGGAGAAAAGACTGTAAAAGAGTTGGCAGAACAAAATGCGCAGTTCTTTGTAGAGTCCTTTGATACCGAAAAGAAAGAAGTCGTTAAAAAGTCAGCTGTTGCGTTTAAGACGAAAGATGACGCAAAGATTCTTGAACTAAAAACCAAGTCAGGAAAGAAAATTAGATTAACGCCAGATCACCGCGTATACACACAACGCGGTTGGGTCGAAGCGGCAGATTTAACAAAAGACGATAAAATTCTTTCCTTTGATTCTAAATGAGAAAATTTACTAATCCTTGCAATATACTTATAAATGGAGGGATTAGTAAATGTACGAACATATTCAAGCGTTAGAAGGACTGATCAACGAAACCAGAGAATTAATACAAGAAATAGCCTGTTCTAAAATTAAAAGAGAATTTATAGGTAGAGGTGGAAAGATAACCGCAAGTTATGTAATCGACGCCTCACATAAAGATTGTCAAAAATTAATACGAAATCTAACGATTTTGTATGAAGAGAATGGAATGGGTTTTAAGTTGATTAGTTCTTACTTGGGAAACATTTCTTACACAAGATTAAGAACTGTATTTGAAACGTTAGGAATAGAAAAACGAGCGGGCCAAAACTGTGTCACAGAAGGTTTAAAAAAGATAAGATCAGAGCGTGCCAAGACTAATAATCCGTGGACGAATTGGACTGAAAAATACAAAGACAAAGATATCGTTAATAAACATCACGTTGCGGGTTGGTACCTTAACGAATCTAAATCAAAATATGTTTGGTTGCGAAGTTCTTGGGAATATGGTTATGCAAAATTTTTAAATGATAACAGAATAGAATGGGACGTCGAAGCACGTTCGTACCTTCTGTCAGATGGCAGATATTATCGACCCGATTTTTTTATTTACGAAAACAATAATCTCTCCAAGATCGTAGAGATTAAATCCAGGTGGTCAAATGGTTCTTTAGAAAGAATCGACAAATTCGAAATGTTTAAAAAAGAATACGGCGATATATCTGCCGAATTAATCTCAGACGAACTGTTTTTATTAATAAATCGAAAACAAAAAGATATTATTAATGAGTGGAAGAAAGTAAGACTCATGGAGTTAAAAAATGATTGAAGGTAATGTTTTTTGGGATGAGATTGTGTCAATTGAAGAGGCACAAAATGAAACTGTTTATGATTTAACAGTGGACGATACACACAATTTTTTCGCTAATGGATTACTCGTTCATAATTGTGGAGAGATTCCACTGTCTCCATATGACTCTTGTCGTCTCATGGTTCTTAACCTTACGTCGTTCGTTAACGAACCGTTCTCGTCTTCGCCACGCTTTGATTTCGATAGGTTCCATAAGGTCGCTATGCGAGCGCAGCGACTAATGGACGATCTCGTTGACCTCGAGGTCGAGTGCGTTGACAAGATTATTAAGAAGCTTGAACGAGACACCGAACCCAACCAGGTTAAACAAATCGAACGAGACTTATGGCAGAAGATTCGCGCTGCGGGATTGAACGGTCGCCGTACGGGGTTGGGGATTACGGGTCTCGGAGATTGTCTCGCTGCGCTCGGTGTAAAGTATGGTAGCGAAGAGTCCATTACGTGGACTGAAAAGATCTATCGTTCTCTTGCGATTGCTGCGCATACGTCTTCTTGTATCCTCGCTCATGAGCGTGGTCCTTTTCCAATGTTCGAATATAAGAAAGAGAAGGATCATGAATACCTCTCGAAGATCATGGACGCATGCGGTGAAAGCGTAAAAGAGATGTGGCGTAAGACTGGCCGTCGTAATATTGCATTGACGACCACTGCACCCGTCGGTTCCGTCTCTTGTCTTACCCGAACCACCTCAGGCATCGAACCCGCGTTCCTCCTTTCTTATAAGCGCCGTCGTAAGGTTACACCTGGCGATTTCACTTCGAAGGTGGATTTCGTAGATGAGTTGGGAGATAAGTGGACAGAATACACCGTTTATCATCACTGGTTTAAGAAGTGGATGGATGTAACTGGACTCGAGGCACCTGAGGAATCTCCTTATTGGGGTGCGACTGCTAACGACGTAGATTGGGTATCTTCAGTAGAATTACAGGCTGCGGCGCAACGTTGGATTGACCACTCGATTTCGAAGACGTGTAACCTTCCGAACTCAGCAACGAAGGAATTAGTCTCCGACGTTTATCTTCGTGCTTGGGAATCTGGTTGCAAGGGATTCACTGTCTATCGTGATGGTTGTCGTAATGGTGTGCTTGTATCTACGGAAGCTCCAAAGAAGCAGGACCCATTGAAGCCACCCGGCCGTGATTCGAAGAAGCGTCCGAAGTCCATCCCATGTGACATTCACCGTGTAACTGTACGTAATGGAACCGAGTCTGAAAACTGGATGGTACTCATCGGTCTTCTGGATGGTAAGCCTTACGAAGTCTTCTGCGGATTAGCAGGAAATATTGAAGCGCCCAAGAAGCACAAGATTGGTAATCTTATCAAGAATGGTAAACGAGATGGAATGTCAACATACAATCTATCGATTCCACTTGGTGAAGACGATGAGCTAATGTTCAAGGACGTAGCTAACTTATTTGACAATCCAACTCAAGGTGCGTTCAGTAGGACGATTTCTCTTGCCCTTCGTCATGAAGTACCCATCCAATATGTTGTCGAACAACTCCAGAAAGATAAGAATAGCGACATGTTCTCGTTCGCGAAGACAATCTCGCGAGTCCTTAAGGGATACATCAAGGATGGAACTACGATCGCAGGTAAGACATGTCAAAATTGTGGTAGCGACAGTCTTGTATACCAAGAGGGATGCATGACGTGTTCTTCTTGTGGTTCGTCAAAGTGCAGTTAATTGTGCAATTAGATATTATACAATTAAATTAATTAAAAATATTCAAGTTACTTATTATAGTAGACTTAGATAATAAATCGCCCGCGCTTCAACGGGCAGGAGGAAGAATGAACTTCAAAGCAACTGTTTCGCCGCTCATCAAGGACCTCGAATTAAAGTATGAACCGGTTATTATTCGAGTGAATAAGTTTGATGAAGAATCGGCGAAGGACTTCTGCTCTGCGATGAGCCTTGCGCAGAACACTGGTCAGACCGTTATTCCAGTCATTATCGATTCTTATGGTGGTCAAGTTTATGCTCTCATGTCTATGATCGCTGCGATCAAGGCTTCGAAGGTACCAGTCGCGACTGTTGTCGAAGGTAAGGCTATGAGTTGTGGCGCGCTACTATTTTCCTTCGGTGCTGAAGGTATGCGATACATGGACGCTGATGCTACATTGATGATTCACGATGTATCGTCAGGTGCATGGGGTAAGGTTGAAGAACTCAAGGCCGACGTTCGCGAGGCTGAACGTTTGAATAAGAAGGTCTACGAGATGATGGCCAAGAACTGCGGGAAGGAACCAGGTTATTTCCTCGATATCGTTCATTCGAAGGGCCATGCCGACTGGTATCTTGACGCTGATGAGGCGCGTCGCCACAATTTAGCAAATCACGCTCGTCTGCCTACGCTTACTGCGACCGTCGATGTCAAGTACGGACTCGAGTAAGGAAATATACTGGGGTGATGAGTGCTGGTGGGTCTACGTCCTTCAATGTAGGGACGGGACCCTCTACACTGGAATCACGAACGATTTAGATCGACGTTTAGCGATGCATAATTCTGGGCGAGGGGCAAAATACACTCGCTCAAGAATTCCTGTTAAAATGCTTTGTTGGTGGCCATATCAAACAAAGAGTGAAGCTTTGAAAGCCGAATATGCATTTAAACAACTCGATAGAAAAGAGAAAGTTAAAAGAATTGAAGTAAGAAGTAAGTGGATACAGAAAGAATTCCCTGAATAGTCGTTGATATTTAAAGCTGGAGGAAATGTCAATGATTTCAGAGATTATTAACGCCGTCGGTCAGGATAACTTTCAGGCGATTATCGCTTTACTTGTTACGACTCTTTTAGGAAAAAGTTCTTGGGATATGTACACTTCTAAGGCGTTAGTCAAAAAGATGGACGTCGATGAATCAGTAGCTTCTTTGAAGAAAGAAATACAAGCCCAGATAGACGAAGCTAGAGAACAGATGAAGTTAGCCAAGGATGAATTAGTTGGTGAACTTAAGACAGACGTAGCTGGTGCAAAAAAGCAAGTAGACGTTATTGCCAAAAAGTTTGACGCGATGGAATCGAAGTTTAAATCATTTGAAGATAAGACTGACGATTTAAGTTCAAAAGTCACTGGTGTTCTAGACAAGGTCATTGATAGACCTCGAGTCAGTAGAGACGAAGCACGCAGACTAAAAGATTCTATTAAGAAAAACTAATCGCATTCTCCGTAAGTTTGATAACTTACTACTACACGCGAACCGACATTGGGTATATGTCCTGGATTAAACGATATTGAATTATCGGCCACGACATATACCCAATTCCATGTTTGCGTTCCATTAACTTTTACTTCTATCGTGGCTGGTGCTGGATTACCTGATAGTTCTAATACAGAATCAACACCAACACTACCGGCGACAGCCGAGAGTGGCGCACCCCAGTCTCTTGAACAAATAGAAGTCCAGCCACCACCCATGATAGTAATGATATCGTAGTATCTATCACCGGGTTGGGCACTCGAGCATCCTAACATCGGATCTCCGATAATACCCCAAACTGACACTTCGCCTGGTGACGATTTCTTTGACCAGAAATCTGATACATACGATGAGACATCTCCGACAGAGAAATCGTCTTCGTCGGATATCCACACAATAGAAAGCCTCGCATTTTCTCTAAGAAAACTCCCACCAGGTGCCGCGAATCCTGGGGGTTCTAAAGCTAATTTGGCTTCGTATAATCCCATTTCGACTGCGCTACCGAATATACCCACAAGGACTTCTGATGCTAATAAAGACGCAGGATTAGATGTATATGGTGTGATGAAGGGCCCGGCATGATAACTTGAGTCTGTCGTTATAACAGCAATTCTATAATCTATGTTTGAAGCGTTTAGTTCATCGACGAATAGTTGGGCATTAGATGCTAATTCAGTCTGTTCCTCTAACATCGAGCCAGAGTTATCAACGACAAGAATTATGTCTGCTGATTTTGCCTCTTCGATTTCGAAAGTCTCTTCCCTGAGTTCTCCTGGCGCTGAAGGTATCTCTACTTGAGTTTGAACAATACTTTCATCCGGATCATCAGAATGCACTATCGCGATGATAGCATCGTCGACGTTGTCAGAAGAAGTCGTCATAAATTCAACTTCGAAATAATCGCCAGGAATAATAGTTACGGGTAATCTATTCGAGTAGGGTTGAATGATAGAATCTACGGGGGCACTGGCGAATACATCTATTTGATCTACTGTTAGATTCGCTTCGCCTACGTTAGAGATTCTAAAAGATCCTGGGGATTCGCAACCTGGTTGTAGACCGTCGACGATTAGACTACCACCTGCGACTAATATGTCAGGTTCGGGTGCAGGCGGTGGTGGTGGAACTTCTTCATTAAGCGCGTAATCTGAATTGCAAGAGAGCGAGGCTAATAAAAACACTAACGCCAGTCTAAACATTAATGACTCCTGCGATTAAATATGTTTTCTCGTATGTTAAAAATATCTCATAATGATATAAGATTCTAATAGGAGGATTTCTTTGAGTAGGAAATATCTTTACGACGATAAGATTGGATTCGTCGAGTTAGTTGAGCACATGGGAACGGATTTAACCATTGTTAACGCAGCGCGTGTCTCGTTTAACAAGCATAAGGATTCGCTTGATACGAAGGACGAAAAGCTTATCAAGTACCTTATCGACCATAAGCATACATCAACGCTTGAACATAACGTCGTCACCTTTCGAGTAAAGGTTCCTCTTTTTGTTCGTTCTCAACACATGCGCCACCGCACCGCGGCATACAATGAGGTGTCACGTCGTTACACTGACGAAAATATTCAATTCTACCTACCTCAGACATTTAGAAGTCAGCATAAGTCGAATCGTCAGGCCTCTAACGCTGAGGAACTAATCAATCCAGAAATGAGTTGGTGTTATCGTGATCCACATGAGACTGGCGATTGTGGTAACGCAGCAGAGTCTATGAACGCCTTCGTCGGAATCGCCCATCGATTATACGAAGAATTGTCTGCGAAGGGAGTCTGTCGAGAGCAGGCTCGAATGGTCCTACCCCAGAATCTCTACACTGAATATTACTGTACCGCGAATCTTCGAAACGTTATGCACTTTATCGAACTACGAACTCATGAGGGAGCACAGTGGGAAATCCAGCGAGTAGCGAATGCGATGTTGGAAATTGTACAGGAACTCTGGCCGGTTACGGTCAAGGCATTCATCGAGAACCAGAAACACTGATAGGTTGGGTTCCGCCTAAGTACGGGCTGATTCAAGAAAAGTATTGGCCCGATGGCTGGAAGATTCTGGTCTGTTGTCTTTGTCTTAATTTGACGACGCGTAAACAGATGGAGCCCGTGGTTGAAGAGATGTTCAAGCGCTGGCCTAATGCAGCTGCGTTATCCCAGGCCGACGAAGAAGAATTGCAAGAGTTGATTAAACCATTAGGCATGTGGCGACGACGAGCTGCAACGCTAAAGAAGATGTCTCTCCAGTATCATTCTGGTCAGTGGATGGATGTTGAAGAATTGGCTGGAGTTGGAAAGTACGCAAGGGATGCATATCGCATTTTCATCCTTGGAGACTGGAAGGAAGTGCAGCCTAAAGATCACGCATTAAACGAATACCACGACTTTTTAAAGGAGCACTATGGACAGAACTGAGAAACGAGTCGAGCAAATGCGAATGATTCAAGAAGAGGCTCGAAATTTGTTCGCGAAGAAGAATAGGGACTATGGTGACGCATTCGCAGAGTTTGGACCTGTCGGTGTAATCGTTCGAATGGGCGATAAGATTAAACGTCTCATGTCTATCAACAATTCAGGAGTCACTCTTGTAGATAACGAGTCTATTAGGGATACTCTGATTGACTTGCACAATTACGCAGCTATGGCGATTATGACGATGGAAGATTCAGCAAAAAAAGAGAATGAAACTTTTCGAAATCTTCCATTACAATTCAATTCAAATGGAGAGGGAATCTAATGTTGAAATTATCTGATGATACTATTGTTTTAATTGCTCGACAATTGCAGGTTGCTATTTTGACAGGCACTGACGTTGTTGATAATCTACGACTTTTAGAACTCGAAGAGAAGGATGGGCAGTTAGTTCCAAGCGCAGCGTGTCTTAAGTCTCATGATAATCAGATTGATAGTTTGTTGACTGTTCTTGAACAAGGCCAGTTAATGCAAGATTATAACGAGGGACAAGTTGTCAGCTAATGATTTAGAACATATGTTCGAACTCCGCAAGGAGTTTTTGAACGCACTCAAGCGCCGAGTTCCTTCTGCAGTCCACGACATGCCTTTGGATCCGACGAGTAGAGATTCTCAGGTATTTCTTCGAGAGACTGCCCTTCGCGGTGTTGAAGAAATGTTCGAGGCTCTACAGGTTTTAAAGAATTCTAAGGTGCATCGTCAATCTCAATTAAACGAATTCGATCGAGAACACTTTCTTGAGGAAATAGTTGACTCATTCAATTATTTTTTCAACGTTTTGCTCTACGTCGGAGTAGATACTAAAGAATTCGTTGAGGCTTACGAGCGTAAACATAGAATCATCCTAAAACGCGTCGAAGAAGGTTATTAGCGAATTCGGCGCATATTTATGCGCCGGAACTTTAACTTGACCTTTATTTAGAGCGGGATGGCTACACAAATTACAAAGAAGGATGCCCGCGAGGCAGACCTTTTAAAAATTAAAGATAATCGGGGCGAAATCGTAAGCGTGATTTCTCCCCATGATCTTGTTGTAGGTATAGCCGACTATATGGAATCTGACTTACGGGTCATCGGCCACTCGTATATGTCAGGTTCATTATGGGTAAAACACGGAGCATCTGGAACTCTTGTCTTACCAAATGGACAGTATGCGCTACGTGGTGGTGATGGCGTCCAGGTCGTAGATAACGGTGATGGTGGTTTCACTCTTAACGCCGTCGTCGAAGGTTCGGTAGCGTCTGCTCCAAAAAATAGTCCTTATCTTACATGGCAGGCTACGACCGATTTAAGTAATGACAAAGTCCTCAAGGCGACAGGACCCATTACTTTCGATACTGCATCTGCTACGATAGGATTCGATGCAACTGCGAATCTAATAGTTAGTTCGTTAACAGCAGATTCGATTACTTTAGATGGAACTTCTTTATCTACGCTGCCCTTTCTATCTTTAACGTCAGTACCGGGTTTTGCTGGCGCGAAGGTTTTAAGCGCAGGCGATGGCGTAATATTAGATACGTCAAGTGGTTCGCCAGTTGTAAAAGTAGATTCTACGGTAGTTAGAAAGTCAGGTGCTGTATTTACAGGCCCAGTGACAGCTCCGACTTTAAATTCGACTAATCTGAATAGCACGAACGTAAGCGCTACGAATTTAAACACGACGAATATAAACGCTACGACTGCTATCTTACAGAAGATAACAGGTTCTTTAACTAAGCTTATCGATGGAAGCGATTATCTCAAGGCTGGTTCAAATATCACTCTTTCGACAGGCTCGAATGGTTCTATCACGATCGCCGCGGCGCTAACGTCAGCGGCACCTTTAGACGCTAAGTATTTATTACTCTCTGCAGATTCGTCGGGTCTATTATCACAGGAAAGGGTCTTATCTTTAGGCGCAGGTTTAGGTAGCGTAGATGCAGGAGCAGGTGGCTCTTATACTTTAAAGGTCTTAGATAGTCAGGTCGCATTTTTAACGGGCGCTATTTTTTCTGGTCCTGTCACAGCGTCTTATTTAAAATCCAACGGAAACGCGAACGTCGCAGGTACTCTTTCGGCGACGGCGTTAAGTGGTTCCCTTACGAAATTATCGAATGGCGATCCGTATTTAAAGGCGGGACTGAATGTAACACTTTCTACTGGGTCTGATGGTTCTATCACGATCGCTGCGCAGACGGGTTCTTTCGTAAGTGGTCCATTTTTGACGCACCACAAAGATGCGGGTCTACCAGGAAGCCTTGCGATAATAGAAGGCGATGGTATACAATTTCACGAAGACATGATTAATGGTAACTTTACCATCGCTACAAAATTGGCGGCTGGTCCTGGTATAGAGTTAACCGTTAAGCCAACACGTGAAATAGTCATCTCTTCGAATATTACGGCGAGTATTCCACCGATAGGCGCAGCTTACATATTAGCTTCATCAAGCGCCGAGCTTACAGGTAGTCGAGTATTATCTTCTTCTTTTGGAATAAAGATAAACGATGGCGGTCCAGGTGGAAAGATGAACATCTACGTCGACACTGGAAGCATAGCCAAGTTGAGTGGCTCGACGTTCACAGGTCCGACTAAATTCGCAGCGGGTTTATCAGGTTCTCTAACCCGTTTAATCGATGGTTCTCCTTTCTTGTTAGCTGGTACTGGTATCGATATATCGACTGGGTCTAATGGATCGATTACGATTACTAATACAGGTCCCGTAGGTGATATTACTGAAGTCGACGCCGGCCTCGGATTGGTTGGGGGAGGGACAACAGGCGCAGTTTCGTTATCTGTTGACCCGGGAGTAGTGGCGTTTCTTACAGGCACGCGATTCACAGGCGAAGTGTCTTTCTCGTCTGGTTTACATGCTTCTGGTTCTTCTACGCTTGAATCTGCTTCTTTTTATGGACCTGGCACTTTTTATACTGGCTTATCTGGTTCTCTAACCAAACTATCAGACGGTTCCGCTTATCTAAGGGCCGGTGATGGCATTTCATTAACGACTGGGTCAGATGGTTCGATAACAATTTTAAACACTGGACCGGTCGGCGACATTACTGAGGTTATCGCAGGGACTGGATTAGTTGGTGGTGGATTATCTGGTTCTGTTACGTTAGCTATCGATGTAGCTTCTATACCATTTTTAACCGGTGCCCAGTTTACGGGAGCTGTAACTTTTGGTGGTGGACTTACAGGGTCTTTAACACAACTTACAGATGGTTCACAGTACTTAATAGCTGGTACGGGCATTGATATATCGACTGGTTCTAATGGATCGATCACTATCACGAATACGGGTCCCATAGGAGATATCACAGAAGTCATAGCAGGACAGGGACTCATTGGAGGAGGAAGTTCTGGTTCCGTATCGTTAGCTATCGACGTAGCTTCTATACCATTTTTGACCGGAGCACAGTTTACGGGAGAAGTTACCTTCCTACGAGGTCTCACAGGTTCTTTAACTCAACTCTCAGATGGTTCTCCGTTTTTAAGAGCGGGTGATGGAATCATTCTTTCAACAGGGTCAGATGGATCTGTCACGATAAATTCTTATGCGACGGGTACGATAACAGGAACGATTTCTGGACCCATAATAACTTACGAATCTTCTTCTATACAAAATAGTCGTAAAGCCGAACAGGGAACAGGCATTTTGATTACGACGTCGTCAGCTGGAAAAGTCATTTTTTCCGTTGATCCTCAAGTCGGTTCTTCTGCTGCGTATCTCTCGAAGTTAGCTCTTAACGAACGATTAGATGGTGAAATAAACGGTTCAAATAGATTATTTGAGACTACGCGTACTCCATCTGATTCTTCACAATTGATGATATGGTTGAATGGTCAATTATTAACTTGTGGAGCAGGATACGATTATACAACATCGGGTAAAACGGTGATGTTCGCTTCTGGTTCGACCCCACAAATAGATGATACTATTGCAGTCATGTATCCTTACGTTGAAGCATCATCTCGATATATTTTGAATGAAAGAGTTAATGTACTCGAAGTCGATGGAGTCATAACAGGAGATCTGGAATTCGAACCTATAGAACCCGCTCGATTATTGTTGTTTTGGAACGGGCAACTTCTTTCACAAGGAAGTTTAAAAGATTACACGATAGTCGGAAAAAAAATATACATCAATGCTTCCTTAGAAGAATTAGATCCTGACGATATATTCATCGCTACGTACATGGCATATTCTGGGACGGCTTATTATGAAGTGAATGAACAAATTACATTTTTTTACAATCCTATAATGGGTTTATGGATTGCTAATTTATCTCACGTTCCGACGCCGGCATCATCGATTATGTTATTTATGAATGGACAACTTTTGAAGCAAGGCGTAGGTGATGATTTCGTTTTTGACACGAATCAAATAGTTATTCTTGACGATGATGTAGACGAAGAGTACAGATTCTACGCAACTTACCAATATTCTTAGATAGATATAAATTTTATAATTTTTACAATCTTGCGCGAAATTGCAGGCGTTCGGAGATATTTTATAGATTATGCGAACTTACGAAACATCAGATATCGCGATATCAGCGTACTTGGTTATGAGAGGAGCCGATCTCATAACTGCGACTAAAATTGGAAATAAGTTTAAATTTGTTTTCGATAATTCAGACGGAAAGGCTGAAGTCATGGAGAGGGAGTATCTAGCCTCAGATTACCCTAGATACGACGCAGCGATGCGCCAGGTTAAAAGGAGATTATATAAGTCTTAGTTGATTACATATAATCAAAAATTATTACGAAAAGTTACAATCTCTTGAGTGTAAATGACTCAAGACGTGGATATGTAACAAATGAGCATCGGGCTAAAACGCTTCACGCATGCCCATTTGAACCTCGGTTCAGTCAAAGTCGAAGTCTAAACGTTTAGCACAAATACTTCAACTATTAGGGGTTCTAGCATGTCATCACCAACTCCACGCAGTCAAATTAGACTCGCAGCAGTTACTGGTTCACTAACGGCGATTTCTGATATCGCTAATCAGTCCTTGTCAGCTCAATCGAGACTCGAGCCTGCAGGCGCCGCGGCAATCGGCGCGACAGACCTCGAAGGAATTTTAGGTCAACTTGCAGCGTCTGTCAAGCGTATTCAAGGCGACGATACCAAAGATTTTACGGGCGTTGCAGCCGGCGTTTTTAAACACGCCACAGCGCAGTTCATCGGTGTCTTATCTGCCTCTTCTGATCTTAAGGTCGGTGGTCACATCACTGGCTCTGGCGACGCTATTCTCGGCGGCGATCTACAGGTCAAAGGCAATGACATCAAGGACGGAAACGGTGACATTGTCATCACGATGTCTGGCGACGGTAACAAACTTACAACGCTCGCTGGCGATATTAAAGTAACTGGCAATACGATTAAATCTTCTACGGCCGACGCTCTAGAGCTTCTGGGTGCAGACGTCGAAGTCAAGGGAGATTTACAGGTTACTGGTAACGATATCAAGGCTTCCGACGGCACAGCAACAATTACCATGTCTGCTCGTGATGTAACAATCGCGGGTGATTTGCAGGTATCCGGTAATGATATCAAGAGTTCGACAGGAGCAGTTGCTATCCAGTTAACTGGTTCAAGCGTCACTGTTTCTGGAAATGAAATCATTTCGGGCACATTAACGGCAATAGGAGTTATTTCAGGCTCTTCAAGACTGTTGGTGGGAAGCCACATTTCAGGTTCAGGAGATATCAAGATCTCTGGTATGATCGATGCTGATAATGCGAAGATCGGCGGGGGATTCGGGTCGTCTGGTGTTACTATCTATAACGACGGCGCTATTAATGCAGACGGTGGCATATTCTCTATGCAGTCAGTTTCAGCTAACGGTGGATTCGGTAACGGTGGTACCGAAATCGGTCGACAGCTTAGATTAGGGGCAGAAAGAGGTCTAGCTACGCCGTATAGCATTTTGGTTGGTGACTATAATACTTCTACGAAATATTTTGAAGTCACTGCAGCTGGCGCGATATCAGGATCCGGTGGATTACAGATCGGTGGAAATATCACTGGTTCAAACATGATGTTGTATGGTGATCTTGCGCTTAATGGCGGCGATATCACGACGACTCAAACGACAGCTACTGTGTTTAATGCAAACGCAACGTCTGTCAATATCGCGGGTGGAGCAACTTCAGGCGTTAATATCGGTAATGCAGCGTCTGACGTCGTCGTCGCCGGCGATTTAAAAATCGCGGGTAATGATATTAAAGCCTCTGACGGTTCGGTCACAATTACGATGTCAGGTCGCGACGTTATCGTTGCAGGAGACGTTGCAGTCAATGGCGGAGACGTTATAACATCGCAAACTACAGCGACGTTATTTAATACTGTTGCGACGACCGTTAATATGGCAGGAGCTGCTACGGCAGTTAGTATCGGAGCATCAACGGGGCTTGTCACATTGGCTGGCGATCTACAGGTCGCTGGTAATGATATTCAAAGTTCGACAGGCGCAGTCGCTATCCAGTTGACTGGTTCAAGCATAACTGTCTCTGGTAATGAGATAGTTTCTGGTACATTAACAACGCTCGGAATTATCTCGGGTTCGTCCGATCTTCAGATCGGTGGAAACATTACTGGTTCAAACGCGCTCTTCTATAATGACGTTGCTATTAACGGTGGCGACATTACAACGACACAGGCTTCGTTTAACTTCGTAACCGCTTCAACCGCAGTAGTGATCGGTAATAATGCGGGAACTGTAACCGTCGCCGGCGACTTAATTGTTTCTGGCAACGATATCAAAGATTCAGCAAGCGTTACAAGAATTACATTCGATGATGGTGTTCCTGTTTATTCGACTCAGAATCTCACGTTCGCTATCGATGGTGATACGCAAACATATTCGGGCGATCAAGGAACTATCACTTTCCCTGCTTCTTGGATAACGGAAGTTATTACGCTCGCTTCGACTTCAACGCAACGTTCGTTCGTATTACCGAGCGTTTTATCTTCACTATCTAATGCTTTAGTAGCAGTTACTTCGTGGGATAATCAAACGTATAGCGGTGGTTCTACGATCACGGTTGCACCAGGCGTATCTGGCACGATAACGATAAGTGATGCGAATGGTGGATCATTCACAAATGGATCTATAACCGTCACTGCCTATGCTCCTACGCTTACCGCTTCTCTCAAGGTTGCGGCCGATCTTAGAGTCATGGGTAACGACATAAGAGATTCTAACAACGACACAGTTATTACTCTTTCTGGTGACGGACAAAAGCGCACTATTTTAGCCGGCGATTTAGAACTCGATGGAAATAAAATAAGAGCGTCTGATGGCCTTACAACGATAACGCTATCTAACAGAAACGTTATAACTTCTGGAAGCGTTAACATTAGTGGTTCTACGATGGCTTTCGTTGGATCGGGCGCTAATGCTGATGCGAGCGTTGATCTACTCACGGGTGGAATATTAACGTTACGCGGCGGCAACTTAACCGGTTCATATGGTTCGGTCGCAGTTAGAATGTCAGGATCGACCCTCGAATTCTCAGATCAGTACATGGCAGGAACATGGTCTGACGCGGGAATATCGTTAGCAGATAGCTCAGCTGAATGGCAGAGTTACGTTAATACGTTCGGTCAAAGATCGATTATTTCTGCGATTTCCGCTGGTGCGAGTGGATTCGGCGACGGATTACATCTCTACAAGGTCGCTTCGCCAGTCACAGGACCAGTAACGATAAATGGTAGTTCTCTCACGAGACCAGGTGGTACGACGTTCACGAATTCATTCTTGGCGACGCCAGGCAGCTCAAGAAATGAAAATATTAGAATGTATCTAAACGGTCAGCTTCTCGTTTCGAAGTCTTTCGACGCGACAGATTACGATTACGATGTTGCATGGGATGGTTCAACGATCACGTTTAAGTTTAACTTCGACGTAGATGATACGATTTCAGCAATCACTCCGTTGTCAGTTGCTTCGACCGATAACTATATCGCGACGATTGGTTACGATCTATGCGCGACCGTCAATGGTAAACCAGCTTCAAGTGAAGTTGTATTCAAGTTAATCATGCCGAGAACGGCGATGTTTAATGGTGGATACGCTTACGTAGATATCGCTGCGACATCACAGGTCGTATTGAAGATACAAAAAGGCGTTTATTCTGCTGGTTCAATCACTTATAGTGATATCGGAACGATTACATACGCTGCAGGAGCTGCAAGCGGCACGGTCGCGTGGACAGGCGGTTCACAGAACGTATCTCGTGGAGACGTTTTAAGAGTCGTCGCACCGTCCAGCGTCGATGCGACGTTTAGCAGCCCAGCGTTTACACTCATCGGTTTGGAGTCATAATATGCAGAGCGTTTTCAAAGGTATTTACAGTACCGTTTCAAATTATCAAAACGAAATATCAAGTAGCGTTTTTCAAGTCACTGGCGCTCTTGCGTTAAACAACGCTTTGACACGCGTCAATCTCCCCAGGGATTTCGCGAGTCAGGAGGGAATTTATACAATATTTGATACTACACTTGGAATAACTTGGAACGGTTCGTACTTACCTGCTGGAAGCGCTCTGACAAATAAATTGATCATCGTACCAAACTCAGGATACGCTGTCATAACCGAACCGTATGTAGATTCTACTGGTAAAAAAGTTAAAGTAGGACTTAGAAAAGCTACCGAGACCGAAGATTCGCATACATTAACGTTTGACAGCGTAATGTCTTCTGCTGGAAATACTACAAGAGAAGGAAATACGATTATAATCTACGACGCGTCTACCGAATTACAGGCTAGGACGCTTTATTATTCGGCGTCTGTATTAAATGGCGCAGATTTCGAAGATCGCACGTCGACGGGTAGCTTTTTACTCGTCAATGGAACAGGTTCATTCTCTAAAAAGTTTAGATTGGACCTAAACACAGAAGGCGACGAGTTATTTCAGTTTAAAATTAGCAACGATAGTTCTTTTAATAAAATAGTAGGTTCGACTCCTGTAATCACTGTTCAAGACGTTTCAAAATCTCCTGTTATAACAGTCAATTCTTCTAACATATCAGAAGGTAACACGCTATATTTAACCGCGTCGTTCGTCAACATGGGACTCGGAACACTCGACGCGAATTATTATTACGTAATTGAAAGCTTAACAGGAAGTATCACAGCAGCTGATTTCGTTGATAATCAATTGTCTGGAACTATAGCCGTAAACGCTACTACTAAATTAGGCTATTTAGAAAAGTCTATCAATTTTGACGGTGCGACAGAGGGTCAGGAAAGTTTTAGACTTAGTTTAAAACAAGGCTCTTATACTGGTGACACTCTCGCGAGTACTACGATTTACATAAATGACATAGTTGCTGCAGTACCAGTTAATACTGTAACCGTAGCTGGTTCCTCGACCGACGTTGGGCCGCTTGATTCATACTATTGGTCATGTGCAACCGAGTTCGTATTCACGGCAGCGGAATTATCGGCAGCTGGCATTAATGCCAACGATAGAATAACAGGTATGTACATCTGTTTAAACGCCGCTTCGCCATGGGTCTCTTCTTTGTCGGGTGGATGGAAAAACTTCGTAATCGGAATGCAACATACTTCGCAAGGTAGTACGATGACATCGTCTGTCACATCTGGGTACACATCGGTTTACGAAAGAGTTGGCCCCTTCGTACCAGACGTCGCAACTTACACCTCGTTAATAACTCCAAAATTTAATTTTACGAATTCTTTTACTTGGGACGGAACTTCTAATCTATTGACGAAAGTGGTCTTCTCGAATACGGCATTCGTTTCAGGAGGCGCGTCTCTTGAATATTCTTTGAATGGAAATATGTATTATGCAAGAGCCGATACATCAGGATATACACTAGCGACAGCAGGGACTGGGACTGTTACCTATCGTCCTAAAATTGGATTCATCGTAGCTAGATAGTTATAATAACATTTTTTTGGGGAAAACATGGCGACTAAGACTTGGGTACCAACAGTAGCAGGTGCGTGGAATACTACGACTAACTGGAACTTATCAACACTTCCAGTAGCAGGTGATGATGTCTATTTTAATACGAATATTGCCTCTGACGCCGCTGGTGTAGTCACGTTATCGACTACAAACGCGCAACCGGGTGCGATTAAATTCGCCGATCCCACAGCGACTTTTTATCCCTGGCAGCTTACTGGTTCTGCGAATATCGTCACCTTCGGTACGGGTACGTCAGTATACGTCGATTACGCGCCGTCGTTCATTTGGAACACGATCTCAGGAAACTCTGCTTTAATAGTCACGGCGTCTTCTTATAGTAACTACTTGGCCCTGAGTGGTACTGCTAACACGTACACAGGTGGTACTGCAATCCTAAGCGGTGCTTTGAGAATCGCTGCTGATACGTCTTTGGGCGCAGTCCCAACAAGTCTTAGCGCGTCGAATATCATCTTCAATAACTTGGCGACGCTAATCTATCCTAACGTTATATCTCACGTTATTCCTGCTAATCGTGGTATATACCTTTCTGGCTCTGGCGTTATCTCGTCTTCTTACGCTGGCGCGCCTACGTTCTATGTTCACTCGCCAGTTACGGGAACAGGACAGATTATATTTGATAACTATATCGCGTCTGGGTCAGCTTCGGGGCTTAACACAGTCGTCTACCTCACTGGAACCTACTCTTATTTAAGCAATTCAGGTGGTATACGATTAGATTCGACATTTTATAACTATCTCTATACTTCAGGGTCCAGAAACATAGGTTCTGCTTCAATAGAATTTAGGAACAAAGGTACTAGCACCGGAGGAGCGGGCAGCTATTTATATTTCCTCCAGGATTCGTCGACGCAGATTCACACGATGTCTGGAGACGTTAGTTGGACAGGCACGGCAGGTACAGGCGCGAAAATCATCTCTAGTCTCGCGGGAACAATTACCCAACCACAGACGCATGTCTATACAGGTCGCTTGATTACGCAACCTGGTAATACGTCTCCTGTGTATTTGGGTTATAATGCAGCCAGTGGCTTCGATAGACTTTTGACAGTTAAACTATCTGGTAATAACAACTCTTTATATGGCGTGATATATCCTGGTTATTATTCCAACGCTTCTATTCATTTCATCGGGTCGTCTTCTCTTCCGAACTCGAATGCGCAAATGATTGGATATTACCCCTCTACTTATGCAACAGCTTCAAACTCTGCGAACTGGATCTTTTCTGGTTCTATGACAGTTCCAAACGCGCTTAATACTGCATATCTCGCCAGCTCCTCCGGCATCGGCACGAAATTAAACGTTTCGTCTGGTAGTATAGTCACGGCTACAGGTATACACACACTTTCGGGTCCTCTATATCGCTGGATCAATGGTGCGAATCTTGCGTGGTCGGCAACTTCAATCGTCGGTCCTGGCGAATGGGTTCAATCTGGTACGTTAACGGGTGCCGGTGCGTTAGTCGTCGAGCCCATCGCCAGACTTACAATCGCAAATAATTCTAACACATTTGCAGGTGGATTGGTAAACTCTGGTACTTTGACAATCGGAACAGGAAGCGGTACAGCAACGCAGGCGCTCGGATTCGGTACTGTAGTGTTAGCCGCAGGTAGTACGCTTGCGTCTTCTGCGAGCGTCGCGAATATTTCGAATACACTCGTATCTACTGGAACTGTTACGGTTGACGTTTTAAATGCGACGACGCTAACTGCTTTAGTCCAGGCGCAGGGCAATGCTACAACGATTAATAAGATCGGTTTAGGTACGTTTAGATATGTAGTCTCTCCAAACGTTAACGTTAATCAAGTAGCTGGTGTCGCGACAGGAGTTTCTGCGTTAACGTCTGTACTAACTGCTTCGGCAGATTCTGACTTCGGTTCTATTCCTGCTTCTTACGATTCTCTTTTCTTCCCTCTAAGTGGTTCGAATTGGTTGATCACGAATTCGTTTACTTCGAACGCGAACAGAGGGTTTTTACTATTAAAAGATTGGAATATCGCTATAAACAGTTCTACGACTTTCGCTATTGGAGCACCCGTCAATGGAACGTATCCAGTCATCAAAACTGGAAGTGGTAATTTACAACTCAATAATAGCTTTATTACTGCGATAAAACACACAAGTGGAAATCTTATTTTATCGGGAGCCACGGCTTCAGACGTTGGTGTTCGCAGATCGTTCGAATTGTCGGGTTCAAATCTAATAATATCCGGAACGACTTTCATCGGATCGAATAGAGACATAACAACGAATGGCGATTTGAGCATCGACGTCGACGCGGGCGCGTTCTTATATGTTAGTTCTTCTTTAAGCTCGTCGATAGCTTCTGCTTCATTCATAAAAACGGGCGCCGGTCGAGTTTACTTACCTGATCTTTCTACGACGAATTTTAATCGCTCGTTCACCGTTTCATCAGGGTCTGTCGTCCTCACTACAGAGACTTCTACAGGTCCTGTACCCGCGACTCTTTCGACAGCTAGCATTGTTCTAAATAACTCTGCGACGTTGATCTATACTAACCCGATTTTAGGGGGGCACGCTATCCCTGCTAACCGCGGTATATACCTTTCTGGATCTGGCGTTATCTCGAGTTCTTATATAGGATCTCCTACTTTCTATGTTAACTCGCCAGTTATGGGAACGGGACAGATCGTATTCGATAACTATATCTCGTCTGGGTCGGTGACGGCAGTTAGCACCTTCGTTTACCTCACTGGAACCTACTCTTATTTAAGCAATTCTGGTGGAATCAGAATCGATAGTACGAGCTATGGTTATCTTTACTCTTCTGGTTCTCGCAACATCGGTTCTGCTTCAATAGAATTTCGAAATAAAGGAATATACGTCGGTGCGGGGGGTAGTGATTTTTATTTCCTTCAGGATCCGTCGACGCAGATTCACACGATGTCTGGTGACGTTAGCTGGACAGGTGCGACAGGTACAGGTGCCAAGTCAATCTCTCGCATGATCGGCAACGTCACGCAACCTCAGACGCACATCTACTCAGGTCGCTTGATTACGCAACCTGGCAATACATCTATTGTGTATTTAGGTTATAATAATGCTTCGACCGGTTTAGATAGACTTTTGACTGTAAAGTTAACAGGTGATAATAGCGGATTATATGGTCAAATATTTCCGAGTTACGGTGGTAATAATTCTATTCATTTTATTGGGTCGTCGTCTCTTCCGAATTCAATAGCGCAAATGATTGGATATTATGCTAGCGCTTATACGACTGCGTCGAATTCTGCAAACTGGATCTTCTCCGGTTCTATGACTGTCGCTAACCAAATAGAGTCTTCGAATTATGGCGCCAATGGTGTTGGCGCGAAGATGAACGTCGCCGCTGGTTCAACCATTATAGCAACGGGTCGACACGGTCTCACAGGTACTCTAATACGTCAAGGTACGTCGCCTGTCATCGCATGGAACGCGACTTCGTTCGTCGGTACAGGTGAATGGATTCAATCTGGTACGTTAGCTGGTGCTGGTGCGTTGGTCGTCGAACCTGGCTCAAGACTCACGTTAGCGAATAACTCTAATATATCAACAGGTCCTATATCGGCGTCTAACTCTGTCGTTACTATCGCAGCGAACGGTGGAACGAACTCTTTCGGTGCGACGCCAGGATCTCCAACAACATCGCTCTATCTAAACAACGCGACGTTGGCAGTTTCATCTTCGTTCTCCTTCGGTAACACTCGCAGACTACAAATTGACGCTGGCGTTGCTACTTTCGACATCCCGACGGGAATGACGTTAACAGTCCCGCAAGGATTGGATTTGGGATGGACTGGAGCGAGCTTGAGAATAATCGGTGGTGGTACATTAACTACACCACGTGTACCTTATCTCAACACTGGTTCCGTAGCTGGTTGGACTTCGAGAGCTGTCTATGGCGACGCAGACTTCGGAGCTCTTCCCGCGTCTGTCGATCCCTCGAACATTACGTTCCCGCTCGGTATTTCCGATATTTACACCAATAACGTCCAGACATTTATAATTTCTGGTACTCGAGGAATCAATTTACAGGGCGATGGTATTTTCTCGTCTTCGATCGCCGCGGCGCCAGCTCCGAATTATTACGTCGACAGCACGGTTACGGGCTCAGGACAAATTATCTTTAATAACGGTGTAGCGTCTGGTTCTGCAACCGTTGTTGACACGGCTGTCTATCTCATAGGAGCAAATTCTGCGCTTAATAATGCCGGTGGTATAAGAATCGATGCGACAGGTTTCGCGACGTTAACAACATCGGGCTCCAGAACGATGGGTTCTGGTACGGTCGAATTCAGAAATAAGGGCTTGGCGTCAGGATTAGTTGGAACGTCGTATTTAGGATTCTTCCAGGATCCTGCAAAAACAACAGATACAATCATAAACGACATCAAGTTTACGGGTCCATCCGGTGGCGCAACAAGCCATAAACACATCGCTTATATGCGCGGCGCGTTAACGACACCACAGACATATATATTCTCAGGACGATTAACGAATCAAGTAGATAGTACATCAAATTTCTCGCTTGGTTCTATCGGCGGTCTAACTTCTGGTTTCGATCGATTAATCAACGTAGTATTAACTGGTAATAACTCTGGTCTATATGGTCCGATTTGGGTCGGTGATTCAGGTAACATATCCGTAACGTTCGTGGGTTCACAGTCGCTTCCACACCCAAGCGCTATGCTAAGAGCCGTTCATGTTAATACTTACACGACGGCTTCAAACTCTGCAAACTGGATTTTCTCCGGTTCAATGACAGTACCGAACCTTATAGAATCATCGAACAACGGCACGGTCGGCGCTAAATTAAATGTCCCGTCTGGAAATACTGTAATCCACACAGGTCGCCACGGTCTCACAGGTTCATTGACCAGACAAGGCTCTGGCGCTAATTTCGCGTGGTCAGCGACTTCGTTCGTTGGTCCAGGCGAATGGATCCAGTCCGGCACTTTAGCTGGTGCAGGTGGTTTGGTCATTGAACCTGGTGCTTGTGTGACCTTCGCGAATGCTTCGAATACCTTCGCAGGTGGACTAATCAACTCAGGAACTTTGACAATCGGTGCCGGACTCACATCAGGTACTCTTGGCACAGGACAAATAAACTTAGTCGATGGTAGCACTCTAAATATTTCTTCAAGTTTAATATTGAATCCTTCCAAACTCTACATGACGGGAACTATAAACCTAAACATTTCGTCTGGTTCTATAGTTTCATTAGCGCTTGGTTCTTACGTAGCGGGAACATCTGCCACGATTAATAAACGTGGACCTGGTACGTTCGAATATGTAACTTCATCCGGCGTAACTTTCAACGTATTAGAAGGTACCGTCGACGTGAAATCAGGTTCTTCGAACATCGTCACGGCCTCTGCTGATAGCAGTTTTGGTGCCACACCGTCAGTATTAAATCCGATTTACTTCGTGTTAAGTGGTTCTTCGTGGAGAATTACAGATACGTTCTCGATAAACCAAAATAGAGGCATCGTTCTTAACGCTGACTCGACTATATCAGTAGATCAGAATAAGACGTTATCTATCCTCGCACCTGTCACAGGAACATCTGCGCTCGTAAAGACGGGAGGTGGTAATCTCTCGTTAGTGGGTCTCTCTACACAAAATTCGATTTATTCAACGAGTGGGTCGCTCATTCTATCGGGTGTAGACACAAGCGCGGATCAAGCTACCGCGGTTCGATCGATTCAATTAACCGGTTCGAACTTGGTAGTATCTGGAACAACTTTCTTGAGCGTCAACAGACGCTTGCAAACTGACGGTAACTTGAACGTCGATACTTCGGTTGGCGCGTTCTTATATGTCAGCTCGTCAGTAAGTTCTTCGATAGCTTCTGCTTCATTCACAAAAACGGGTGGCGGTCGAGTTTACTTACCCGATCTTTCTACGACAAATTTCAAGGGCCTATTTACAGTTTCTTCAGGGTCTGTTGTCCTTGCGGCAGAGACTTCTGCGGGCCCAGTACCTGCGACTCTTTCGACAGCAAGCATCACTCTAAATAACTCTGCGACGTTGATCTATCCTAACGCTACATCTCACGTTATTCCGGCTACTCGAGGAATCTACCTATCAGGTGCAGGTATCTTCTCATCTTCTTATACCGCAGCGCCTACGTATCACATGCTTTCTCCAGTTACGGGAACGGGACAGCTTATATTCGATAACTATATTGCTTCTGGGTCAGCGACGGCAATTAGCACGTATGTCTATCTCACAGGGACAAACTCAGGTATCAATAACACAAGAGGCATCAGAATCGATAGTACAAATGTTGGTTACCTCTACGTATCGGGTTCAAGAACTATAGGTTCTGCTTCGATAGAATTTAGGAACAAAGGTACTTATAGCGCAGGAGCGGGTAATTATCTATACTTCATGATAACGCCAGGTGTACAAGTTCATACGATGTCTGGTGATATTAGCTGGACAGGAGCGAAGGGCACAGGTGTTAGATATTTGTCCTATCTAAACGGTACGTTCACACAACCACAGACACATATATACTCCGGTCGTTTATCTTCGCAGTCAGGAAGTATAAACACGACGTACATCGGTTATTCCTCGACCGCGGTCAACTCGGGATTGAGTACTTTTAATATTAAATTCACGGGTAATAATTCTAATCTTTACGGTTTCATTTATCCCGCGTATTATTATAACGCTGCCATGACTTTCGTCGGGTCACAGTCTCTACCAAACTCGGGCTCTCAGCTACGTGGATATCATTATTCTACTTACACGACCGCATCAAGCGCTGCGAACTGGATCTTCTCTGGCTCTATGACTGTTCCTAATTCGTTAGAATCTTCTTACTACGGATCAACAGTTGGTATCGGCGCCAAGCTAAATGTCCCAACTGGAAATACTGTAATCCATACGGGTCGTCATGGTCTTACGGGTTCTTTGACTCGTTATGGAGCAGGAACAGCATTAGCGTGGTCAGCGACTTCATTCGTCGGACCTGGCGAGTGGATCCAGTCGGGCACGCTTGCAGGCGCCGGTTCAGTCGTTATCGAACCAAGTTCTCGCCTTACTATCGCTAATAACTCGAATTTGTTCACAGGATTTATAACAGCGTCTAACTCAGTTTTGACAATCGCAGCGAATGGTAGTGACAACTCTTTCGGCGCGACTCCTGGTACGGCACAGGCAAGATTGTTCTTACAAAATGCGACGTTAGCGTCTTCGGCATCGTTGACATTGAGCACGACGAGAAACGTCGGATTGACTGGTAGCGTTACATTCGACGTCCAAAGCGGTAAGACATTCATTATTCCTTCGCAAGTCGCAGGAACTGCGAATATTACTATGAAGGGTGGTGGCTTATTGATCTTATCCGGATCAACTAACGTGACTGGATCTGTTAACGTTTTGACTGGAACCGTAAGATTTGAAAATACATTCGCTATCCCATCGGGTTCTATAACAGTTCAAAACAGTGGAAGCGTAATTCTTCCAAGTTCTGTAAATAAATTTGGCACCGGCAATTTAAACCTGATTCTATCAGGTGGTAACGTATCTTTCATCTAATTTCACAATAAAGGAGCAAAAATGGCACTTAAAAAAGACATCACTCTTAATGATCAGGAATACAAGGGTTGCTACATTTCTTTCGAGCACATGCTTTTCGAAGGAAAGGTAGAGGACACGGGAAATAGAAACGTGAGAGCTGTTCTTTTCGCTCGCGAAATGAAAGGCGACGATCGCGTTATTTGTTTCTACGACTGTAATTTCGTGTACGACCTATCTTCGAGCGACAATTTATGGAAACAAAGTTATGAAGCTGCGAAATTACTACCAGAGCTTTCCGACGCAGAAGACGTCTGATTTTATTAGATAGTGATATTACTAAATTTTACAATTCTTTCGTTAGTAAAAACTAAAAACTTAGGATTGTAAAATTTAGTGATGATATTTACGTATAAATTGCTAGCGTTTGCATGCAATGGAAATTTGGAACCTCGATTCCAGTCGCAGTCTGATTGAATATTAACTCAAAGACATAAGGGGTTCTTACATGGCTACCGCAATTACACCACGCAGTCAAATTAGATTAAAGTCTGTTTCTGGCTCCATAGCTTCTATCTCTGACATGGCAGTTAGCGATTATTCGAGCCCATTAGCTTCGAATAGTATCAATGCTTCGACGCTCCAAGACATCTTGGCTGCGATGGCAGGTTCAATCTCAAGAATTCACGGTGTGGGCGACTTCACAAACGCTCAGGCTGGTGTCTTCTCGAATGCGACTTCCGTATTCTCGGGCTCTTTAAGTTTAAAAGACGGTTCAGGCGTTCAAAAAGTTTCTATTACAAACGCTGGCGTTATATCTGGTTCTTCATCACTTCAGGCTGGTGGTGCTTTAACCGTTGCTCTCGGCTCTACACTCGTCGGTAACGTCGACGCTCTTGCTGGTTTGGATGTCACCGGTGCTGACCTGACTGTCGGTACAGACAAATTCACTGTAGCGGTCGGTACAGGTAATGTAGCGTCAAAGGGCACTCTCGATGTCGATGGTGATGCGACATTAGCTTCTGCGATCGTTGAAGACCTCACGGCTGGCAAAGTAGCTCTCGTCGGAACGGGAAAGCGACTCGCTGTCGATGCAGAAATTTCTCACTCTGCTGGTACACTCACCGTCTCTGGTTCGACGTTCTCAAAAGATGTTACTATCGCTCGTGACCTCACAGTAACGAGAGATATATCTGCAGTAAGCGGTACGTTTACTGGTAAATTAACAGTCGGCGGTGACCTTGTCGTTAACGGAACTACAACGACTGTTAACTCGACTGTCGTCACTGTAGACGACATAAACATCGAATTAGGCGCGACTGCATCGCCCTCTGACGTGTCTGCGAACGGCGGTGGTATCATCCTCAAAGGTAATACAGATCACACGATAGTGTGGGATAATGCCACGGATTCGTGGGTGTTCTCAGAGAACCTTCTCGCTTCAGCCGACGCTTCTAAAGACCTCGGTTCTTCTTCGGTTAAGTGGAAGAACCTATACCTCTCTGGGGATGCAAACGTTAATGGAGCGTTAGACGTTAACGGCGCCGCAGACGTTCAAGGAGCTCTAAACCTCCAGAGTACACTAACGGTCGCCAGCGCATCTACTTTCAATGGAGCTGCTGACTTTAACTCTGGTATCACTGTAAATTCAGTTAAGATTGACGGCGACACTGCGACGCGTCTCTACGTCGTCGATACAGACGGTTCGATTAAGGACGAAGCGAACCTCATGTTCCACGATTCGAAGCTCTACGTCACAGGTGGATTAGATGTTTCGGCCGCGGCGCACTTCGCTTCGACTTTCGACGTCGACAGCACTTCTACTTTCGGAGATGACGTTACGCTCGACAAATCAGGCAAGCAGGTTGTAGGAAAGACCGGCGGAGACTTACTCGTCTCTGCATCGTCGCACCTTAGCATGTCTGCTGCGTCTGATATCATTGTTGAAGCCGCTCGCGACCTCGTCGCCGAAGTTGGTGACGATTTCTTAATTAGCGTAGCTTCTGTCATGGATGTCAACGTCGGTGGAAACTTCGCACTCGATGCAGATAACGTAGATTTAAGAGCGGCCGATGGTGTGCTCTTCGCTTCTGCTTCTTCTGACGTTCATATCGCAGCTGGCGCCGATCTAAAATTCTTGGATTCTAATAAATCTCCAGGTTGGTCAGATGCCGACGGTATCAAACTCTCAGATGCCTCAGCAGAATGGGACCGTTTTAAGACTGTCTTCGGCGAAGTTTCAATACTATCTGCCATCTCGACAGCCGCTGCTCTCCCAGGCGATTCACGCTTCATGTTTAAGATCGACAGCGCAGTCTCAGCACCCGCTTCGATCTTGGGCAGCGATCTCAAGAAAATCAACGGAACGCACTTCTCTGGTTCTTACACATCTGTTCCCACAGATGCTCGCGACGAGAACGTCAAGTTGTACCTAAACGGTCAACTCCTCGTTTCGAAGTCTTTCGACGCGTCGAACTACGATTACGACATCGCTTCTGACGGTACATCGGTTTCATTTAACTTCGCGCTACAGAAAGACGACTTCGTTGTTGCCTTCTTACCAGTCACGTTAGCTTCTCTCGTCGGTTACACAACTGGCGGTGGTGGCGCTGGTGGTGGTTCATCAGTTGTCGATATCGGTGGTGATGTCTCAGGTAAGCCTGCAGCTGGCGAGGTCATCTTCAGAGCTCCTGTCAGCGTCGCGGTTACACTCGACGGCGGATACGCTTACTGTGATACTGCTGCGACAGCGACTGCGACCTTCAACATCCAGAAGGGTGTTAATACGGCTGGAACGATTTCGTACTCGAATGTCGGAACAATCGTCTACTCAGCTGGTTCAAGCGTCGGAGCAGTCTCCTACTCTGGTGGTTCGGTATCTTACGCCGCGGGCAACATCGTCCGAGTCGTCGCGCCATCATCTGCTGATTCCACATTAGCTGACATATCATTCACGCTATCTGGAAACGAGGCTTAATATGCTTCTCATAAGAAGGTCTTTACATAAGACCAATTCTACGCCAGTATCAGGAGGCACCGTCGAGGTCGCCTCCTTCCTCGACCTCGGATCGGCTCCTCCGGTTGTGAATTTACAGTCGACGATAATTACACAACCTGGGACATATACTATATTCGATACCGGTTCAGGAATAAAGTGGGGAGGTTCTGTCCTTCCCGCGCTCGCTAATCTTAATGATAAGATCGATATAAAAGTACCCGCAGGCTATGCAGTCCAGGCTACCTACGTCGATTCAACAGGATTAAAAGTCAAAGTCGTCGTTCGTAAGGCTAACGTACTCTAATAGAGTAATGTGATCTAAATCATTAACTCGAACAGAAAATAGGAAGGGACTATGGCTACTAAAAATTGGACACAGACGACTGCGGGCTCTTGGAACAGTTCAGGTAATTGGGACGCTGGAGTTCCTTCATCAGGTGACAACGCTGTACTCGGCACCGATATCGCTTCGAATGCCGCTGGTGTTGTTACCATCTCAGGTGGAGACACGCAGGTTGCGTCTATGTCTCTCGGAGATTCGACATCACCTTATTACTCTTGGACTGTTGATGGTTCATCTGCTTGGAACATGCCATCAGGTGGCGGCGAAGTTTCAGTTACGAACGCGACGTCTACGATATCAGTAAACATAACAGGAGCAGGACCACTCAAGAAAGTCGGTGCTGCTAAATTAATATTAAGCGGAACAAATACATTCTCGGGTGGCGTCGAAGTATCTGGTGGTACGCTCGACATCATAGACGGTGGCAAGCTCGGTTCTACGAAGACTATTAAGATAAAGAACAATTCGGCATTGAGCGCGAGTCAATATTTAGATACTTCTTGGTTCGATAAAGCTTTATACGGTGCCATCAGTTCTAACCTAAGCGGCTCAGAGATATTAGAAGTCGACCCTGGAACGGAAACAAACGCGAATCTTATCGTCAGCGGAAATAATATAAGCACCGGTGGTTTTAAATTAACTTCCAGAAACTCTGCGTCTCCTGGTACTAATGTGCAGTTCCTGAATGCTGAGGCAATGGGGAATGGCAGATTATATTTCAACCAGCAACAGAGCTATAGAATAAACACATATAACATTGGTCCAGCGACGAATCCTACATCTTGGACAGTTTCCCAAGACGTCGATTTTGGAAACTCTACTTGGGTAACTAACGGTACAAACGCGTTTTCATTCCAAAACGGTGGAGCACCATTTCATTCAATTACGTACACTGGAAATTGGACGGGCGGTGGGCCAGGTCAAACGATTCTATTACTATCACCCAACGCTAATCTAAATACTCGACACGTTGTCTCTGCGAATTTACAGCAAGTTACGGCTTCAAGTTTATTATTAGGATATAACGTAACTAACGCATACGAAATAGCATCTGCTAATTCTATACCCGCGTTATCTAACGTTCCCATGATAACGACGTGGCCAGGTAGTTCATCAAGAGATAACCTCCTAAAACTATCTGCTAACATGACCATACCACAAAAGTTATGGATGGTTGGCGCATACGATAGAGGTATCGATGTACCATCAGGAAAGGCGGTCGTACACACGGGTCGTTTAGAAGTCACAGGCGTTCTATACGTCACTGGCGCAGGAACGTTTACTAACTCAGGAACTACAGACATAGCTGCAAGCTCCGGTATAGTATACGGCCCAGGATTCAGCGGTTCTCTCATTTTTGCGGCGCCTTCAAGCTCCAGGATAGGTGGAACTGCAGGGGCAGTTATTAACGCGTCTACATTAGACCCAATAGTACCTCGGGGAGTTACGCTTCAGTTAGAGGGTGCTACGTTCACATCGAATTATCCAGTCGATATATCGAAGATTTCAGGACTCGCAGCGGGTTTAACTGGTTCTTTGATGCTCAATATCACAGGCTCCGGCGGCATTACGAAGATTGGGACGGGCCGATTGGTTTTGGGTGGTAATAATACTTTCACCCTACCAGTGACACACTCAGCGGGTACTCTACACCTTGGTAACACAAATTCCGCAGGTGGCGCGTCGGGTGTGAAGGTAATGCATAACCTTTCGACGACTCCGACGACCACGGTGCTAAGCTCTGATAGCGCATTAGATACTTCGATATTAGATAATTATCTATACGCTTCAATCGCTGCGAACCTATCGGGTACGGCTCCTGTGAAGAAGTCTTACGGTGCTTATAACACGTATCTAAGCGGTACAAATACTCACACAGGCGGCGTAATACACAACGCGAACGTCGCGTTAGCAAAAATATACGTCAACTCAGTCAATGCCTTTGGTTCAGGACCAATCGTCTATTCTGGTTCGTTAAACTCTGACATTATAATAGAAAATTCTAATAATGAAACTTTAACGAATAATATCATACTCGTTCCAAATACAGGCAGAAAGAGACTATTCAAAAAGGACGACGCAGGATATGGTGTTTATAATAAACTAACAATCGCGGGAAATATCTCTGGTTCTATCACGAACGAATACTTCATTGCCAGAAGTTGGGATGGTCGCGAACTTAACACCATAGAATACGCCGGTAATAACCAGGGATTAGACGCGTTATACATCATGATGGGTGGCGCATATAACGGTTCTTACATTTTCAATGGCCAGAATTCATTACCGAAGACCTCTACCGGTCTAAGATGGCAGACTTCTACATATGAACAAAATAGCGTAACGTTCAGCGGGTCCATCAGCATTCCAAACAACATCGAAATAGTCGGCATCGGAAGAAATCTCGTAACCCCAGCGGGTCAAACTACGACTGTATCTGGTCTTATGGGAATTACGGGTTCTGCTCATAGCGATGCGATTAGATTCTCGGGACCAGGTGACTGGGTACAGAACGGTGTAATCTCCGGAGCGGGCTCCATAATGGTTTCTGGTTCGCAAGGTCGACTCACGTTAGGCGCGTCGAATACCTACGCAGGTTCAACTTTCGTAACCGGTACGTTAACTGTAGCTTCAGGCATCTCGAGTGATACTGTCTTTGGTTCGACGCCAGGAACTGCGACTGCGAATAAGTTACTATTCGCTGGTGGAAGTCGTTTCGTAGCTTCTGCATCGTTCCAGATTAGCTCTAACAGAGGAATAAGAGTAGACGGTAGTTCTACTTTCGATATTGAGAATGGAAAGACATTAACGTACGGTGGCATCATGGCAGGTTCTGGTCTATTTAATAAGAACGGAGCAGGAACCGTTACGCTATCTGGTCTAAACACGCTAACGGGTGGCGTCTCTGTCAACGAAGGCGTTCTCGAAATTCCAGTCATCGATACCATAGCTTCAGGTTCAATCACTATTACGCAGAATGGACACTTAAAAGCGACTAATTATTCTGATACTAAGGTCCTTAAAGTCAATTCAACTCTCACATTTGCAGGCGGCACACTCACGATAGGATAACGAGAGACAAAATAATATTTAAAAAGTAACAATAGTAATAATTTGTAAAAGTGTAATAACTTTTGAATGAGACTTCATTTCGTTATAGATATTATTAGTTGAGCGAATCTTGGGTGTATTCCCACGAGTCAAACTGTTCAGCGCATTGTACGCCGAACGTCTTGTCAAAGTCCCCCGAATCATGTGATTTCGGGAAAAATTTCTGAACAGTTATAAAGGAATTTAAACATGGCACAGCGTACTCAGATGAGACTTCACGCTATTACTGGAAGTCTTTCAGCCATTGACGGCGTTGCTTCTTCAAAAGCAGCCCCCGCAGATATCAGCGCCATCGACCTAGAAGGCGTCCTCGGTCAATTCGCCGGCGCTATCAAGCGTATCCACGGTGATGCAGCGTTCACCAACCAGGATGCTGGTAAGTTCGTGCACGATACTGCGCAGTTCATCGGCGTTCTCTCTGCTTCATCCGACATCAAGGGTGGCCGTGACCTCGATATCGATCGCAATGCCGATGTCGCGGGAACGTCTGACCTCCACGGTGCAGTCCACGCTTACTCGACCCTCGAAGTTGACGCTCTCGCTACCCTCGATTCAGCGAAGGTTGAAGACCTCACGGTTGAAGGCGGTCTCGTATTCAACGATTCAATCGGTCGTCTAAAGAACGATTCGAAGATTACCTGGGACGGCACGACCCTCTCTGTTGACGGCGCTCTCTCCGTTTCAGCAGGTATCGACCTCGGCCAGCTCGGCGCTCAGGAAGTTGTCTTCACGGACGAGAACGGCAAACTCAAGACCATCACTGGTTTCGCGTTCACCTCTTCTTCAATGACCCTCGACGTCGATGGTTACCTCAACGTTGCTAGCGACCTCGATGTCAATGGCGCGGCTGATATCCAAGGCGCTCTCAACCTTCAGGACACCCTCACAGTCGCCGGCGCCGTTGACTTCAACGCTGCGTTAGACGTCTCTGGTTCTTCTGACCTCCACGGCGCGGTTCACGCGTACGGCACTCTCGAAGTCGATGGCGAAGCGACCCTCGCTTCCGCGATCGTCGAAGACCTCACCGCGACCCGCGTTGTTTACGTCGGAACCGGTGGCGCACTCGTTGACTCTGCGAAGCTAACCTTTGCTGCTGACCAACTTGCTGTCGATGGCACACTCGATGTGTCCGGCGCCGCTGACGTCGGTGGTGACTTCAAGGTTGCGACCACCAAGTTCGTTGTTGACGCTGCGACTGGCGACGTCACCGCTGCTGGTGACCTATCTGCAGTTGATGGCACGTTCTCTGGAAACGTTTCAATCGCCGGCGACTTAGTCGTTCAAGGCGATCAAATCATCGCGAACGTTCAGACCGTCATCGTCGAAGACAAGAACATCGAGCTCGGTGCGATCTCAGGTTCTGCTCCTTCTGACGCGACCGCTGACGGCGGTGGTATCACCCTTAAGGGCACAACCGACCACACCATCATGTGGGACAACGCGAAGGACGCTTGGGTATTCTCTGAGAACCTCCTCGCTTCAGCCGATGCTTCTAAGGACCTCGGTTCATCTGCGGTTCAGTGGAAGGACCTATACCTCTCTGGCGACGCGATGGTCGGTGGTGACCTCGACGTCAATGGCGCCGCGGATATCCAGGGCGACCTCAACCTCCAGGCTGGTCTAACTGTTGCCGGTGCCGTTGCGTTCAATGGTATCGTTGACGCGAACGCTGGTGTTTCTGCATCACTCATCAAGATCGACGGCGACGTTGCAAAACGCCTCTACATCGTCGACGAAGATGGTTCAATCAAGGATGAAGCGAAGTTAACCTTCGACCAGTCCAAGCTCCTCGTTGCTGCACAGCTCGAAGTTTCTGGCGCTGCTGACCTCAAGTCAACCCTCGCGGTTGCTTCTGATGCAGACCTTAACGGTGCGTTAGACGTCGCGTTAGCTTCTGACCTCCATGGCGCAGTCTACGCGTACTCAACCCTCCGCGCTGACGGTGCGGTTGACTTCAACGACGCGATGGATGTCGCGGGCGCTTCCGACCTACATGGTGCGGTCCACGCCTACAGCACCCTCCGCATCGATGGCGCGGCGGACTTCAAGTCCTCCATGCTCGTCACTGGCTCCGTCGACATGCTTTCGACCGTTCACGCGGTTGGCAATGTCACTCTCGACGCGCAGCTCGATGTTGCCGGCGCTTCATACTTCGCCGCCGACATGACCCTCGACAAGGCTGGCGCGCAGTCACTCCTCAAGACCGGTGGCGCTCTATTCGTCTCCGCTTCCTCACACCTCAGCATGTCTGCTGGTGGCGCGATGGTCTTCGCGGATTCCTACCGCGATGGTTCTTCATGGCCGACCGCTGGTATCAAGCTCGCGTCAAGCGCTGAAGAATGGACCCAGTTAACCACCGCGTTCGGTGGCGCTGAAGTCTCCATCATCGGTGCTCTCGTCGCTGGTGGTGCCGGTGGCAAGTACAAGAAGGAAGTCAGCACGACTATCGCTTCTGGCTCTGCTATCACCGCTTCTGACTTCGTACACTTCGACGGCGAAAGCGCCGACTTCGGAACCAAGTGGACCCAACTCGTTGGTGCCACCCTCGCGAAGAAGATGTCGAAAGTCGATGTCTACGTCAACGGTCAGTTGATGGTCGGTGGTTCAGGAATGGACTATGACATCGCCTCAGCCAGTGGCAACATCACCTTCGCGTTCCCGCTCGTCGCCGACGACGTTATCGTGTTGGTCGTTCGCTAATTTAACGGGACCTTCGGGTCCCCCTTGGGCCGGTCTTAGTGACCGGCCCTTTTTTTGTCTAATCATTAAACACTTGAAACGTAGCGATTAGATTTTTTTCATGAAAAAGAACGAATTAGAAAACAGGCTGTCAGAGGTTGAAGAGGTATCTACGACTATCGAAAAAACTTTGCAAGTTGCACTTGACGAAGTTAAACGAGCAGAAGTAGTAAAAGACGAAGCTTCACGAATTCTAAATGAAGTATCGAACTTCGCACGAGCATCCTTGGAAAATCTTCTTAAAATTGAAGAAGAAGATCGGGCGAAGGCTTTCGAAGAGGTACTTAAGAGGCTCGTCGGTTGGTCCCAGGCTGAGGGTGAACGCATGCGAACACGACCCCAAGTATTACAGGAACGAGTCACCGCACTCCAGTCTATTACAAATTGGTTGGGAGAAAGGGGTAGTTCCCATAAAGCGAGAATCGCTGCGATTGAACGAGCTGCCGACCCTAATCGAGATAAGAAACACCCAGAGAAACTATCGGTTCGACGAGCTGCCCAAGAATTGTTAGAAGATTCAGGCGACGACGAATAATACCTTATCACGTTATACTTAATTCGTGGAGGTATATTTTATGCAACCTTTAGATTACGTTGTCATAGTTTCAGGCTTGTACGGTGTTGGTATATTGGCATCGGTCATTGAAAAATTATCGGCTTATCGATTTTCTGTTCGATACGAAGACATATCTCGTTCTCGCGAAACGAAGCGTGAAGTCAAAGAAATTCGAGTGAAAGTCAAGAAAGAACTTCCTTGGTCTTTTGTTTGGCCAGTCGAGTTGTGGCAATTATATAAGCGTGGTTGGTAAGATTGTCAGGCCGAGCTCGTAATCTTGCCCGTCGTTTACGGGATTTAAAAGATGAACACATCGATGTTCTTGAGCGTAAGGCTGTCTACGCACATGACGTTAATCGAGCTTGTAGCGCATTGTTATCGTATGGCAAAGAAAAAGAAAGAGTAGAAGCCCATAGACCGACGCCGGCTAAAAAAGAACAAGAAGACGAAGCTCCACCACCCCCGCAATCAGAACCACCACCTCAAGATGCAGATAAAATAGTTGAAGAGGCTGAGAAAGAAGCTGACCCACAGAGACCCGAGGCTCCTCCTTGGGCCAAGAAAGCTTATCGTCAAGTTGTCCAGTTAACACACCCAGACAAATTAAATAGAAACGAAGAACTTTCTGACGCTCAAAGGGATAGATTGGCTTCACTTTACATAGAAGCTACCGATTCTTTTAAGACGGGTAAGTGGTCTGAGCTTTTAGAAGTCGCCGCAGAGTTAGACATTGACGTTGATGCAGACCCAGAGATGATGGAAGAGGCTTTCGCTTCTAAAATAAAAGAATTGACAGAATCGATATCAAAGACGCATGGTTCAATAGCTTGGGCATGGGGCAACTCATTCGGTGATATGGACAAGAGGGTTAATATTCTAATCAGATGTTGTCAAATCATGAATGTAGTACCGCCGCCCAAATTAGCTTTGGAAGAAATCGTTAAAGAACTCGAGGAAAATCTTGAGTTCGACATCGTTAATAAGTTAGGGCATGTCAAGAGATTAAAAGTCGAAGCGACGAGACGAAAGATAGGTTCAAGACCTCAGAAAAAACTGAGGTAGGAGAATTTAATTGGCGTTATCTGATGAATCGATAACTCGTGTCAGGGAATCGATAAAAGAAGCCGGCGATTATTTAAGCGATAAATTACCATCCTTACCAGGTCGTCCCATTAGAAATTCACACGCACACTTATGGGAACGACTTCGCTATCACTTGGGAGGCATGTCATACAAAGACTGCGACGACGACCAAGTGGAGGGTATACTCGATATCATTAAATGGTATAGGGACAACCCAAGCTGATACTCTCAAGTGTGCATAGTGAATCATTAGCACTCATCTAAAAGACGAGGATACAACTATATGGAATCCGTGAATCCAAATGTTCTGGTTATCAAAGAGCACGTTAAAACCGCTGTTGATGAACTACTAAGACGCGGGTATACTTACGACGAATCGAAATATAGGGTTTGGGATAGAGTCAGAGAAGTCTTGAATAAATCTTATGGTGAATGCGAAGAATCAGATATACCCACGGTTCGCGTTGCTATAGAATTATTACTACAGGAATAAAAATGAATGTTAAACCAGGTGACAAAGTAGACGCGATCGATGACTCCGGTAATGTAAAGTACTCTGGAATTTATCTGGGTACGGGCCATCCAGCTCTTAGCGTCGGGGTAGCAGACAGATCAAAGTTACATCACGCTGTACAGGTAGACGACAAGGGCGATACAGTATACCTCGAAGCTTTTTATTGGTCGCTTCGTAAGGCTCGGTGAGCCTAAAGCCAGGAGATTTGGTTAAGTGGACACGCCTCGAAGAAATTGGGGCGTGTAATGAGCCTTGCGTTATAGTTAGAGGCCCGAGAGAAGGATACTTCGAGAAACCCCCGTGGAACGAAATAAAGATTGTCGTCGATTTGTTTATCGACAATCGAATAGTTCGGGGCGTGCCAATCGAAGAAGTGGAAAAGTGGAAATAAATTTCACTTTGTCTGTGTTATAAAACGAGATACCATGTTACATTGTTCTTAGAGCAAGGGAGACACTTTTGTCCGAAATTCTAAAAGGCATCACTTCACCAAAACGGTTCTTGTCCCTACATAATCACTCGGGATTTAGTACATTTGATGGACTCGGGTATCCGAATGAACACATGGACTTTTGTATTGAGAATGGTGTCGATGGTTGGGCTCTCACCGATCACGGACACATGAATGCTTTCGGGCATGCACAGGTTTATGCTGAAAAGCTTAAGAAATCTGGTAAGAACTTTCGATTCATTCCTGGTTGTGAGGTATACCTCCACCCTGATCTTAACTCTTGGCAGGAAGAGTACGCCGAACACAAAGATAAGGCCGAGGCTCGCAAGTTAGAGAAGAAACTTGCTAAAGAGGCGAAGGAAAAGAACAAGCGACTCATCGTTGCGCAGACCGATAAAGACGACGAGACTGTCGGGTTGGGCGTTGTAGACGCTGAGGACGCATCGTTCACTATCGAAAACGAGGACGAGACGAAGTCGACGAAGTATTTCAATCCTCTCAAACGACGGCATCACCTCGTCGTCCTTCCCAAAAATTCAGAGGCTCTTCCTCGACTGTTTCACATGGTTTCTCGAAGCTATAAAGAGGGATTCTATGGTTTCCCTCGAATCGACTTCAACATGTTGCATGAACACAGCGAGCAAAAGCACTTCGTTGTGAGCACTGCCTGTATCGGTGGCATGTTGAGTTTCGAAATCTTCCAGGAAGTCCAGCAACTCGCATTCGATGAGTTGGGTCCACAACTACTCGACGACCCGGGTGTTCTCTCCCGAGTCATGGCTCGTATTGGAAACGTATGGGACAAGCTTGAATGGGCTGTCGGTCGTGGAAACGCTTACTTGGAACTACAGTTTAATAAACTCGGCGCACAGCACCTAACGAATCGTGCTCTCATCGAGTTCGCCAAGAAATCTGGCCTGACCGATAAGATGGTTGTTACTTGCGATTCGCACTATCCTCGGCCTGCTCAATGGAAACAACGCGAACTCTATAAGAAGCTGGGGTGGTTGAACTACGAAGAAATCAATCCTGACTCTCTTCCTAAGTCTGTCGACGAGCTGAAGTGTGAACTATACCCGAAGAACGCCGACCAAGTTTGGGAAGAAGTAGAAAAGTCTGCTCAAATTCATCCTTTCTACCTTGAAAACATCGAAGTGGTTCGAGACGCAATCGAACGACCACACGACATCGCTCACAATCTCATTGGAGAAATCAAACCTGACCGGACGATGAAGCTTCCGAGTTATGTCATTCCCGAGGGGAAGACAGCAGTCAAGGCGCTGGTCGATGAGTGCAAGAAAGGTTTGATTGCTCGTGGACTCGCAGATAAGCCAGAATATGTCGAACGACTCAAGGAAGAACTCCAAGTCATCAAGAACAAGAACTTCTGCGAATACTTCTTGACGATGAAGGCTATTCTCGACGTCGCTCGTACTCGCATGTTCATCGGCCCGGGTCGAGGATCTGGTGGTGGTTCTCTTGTTAATTACGTCCTGAATATTACCGATATCGACCCGATCAAATATAACCTGCTTTTCGCTCGATTCTTGTCTGAGTTCCGAGAAGGATATCCTGACATCGACGTCGATATCGGCGACCGCGAAATGCTTCTTGGTATGCTACGGGAAACATTCGGAGACGATAACATCGTTCCCATCTCGAACTATAACACATTCAAATTGAAGACTCTTATTCGAGACGTCGGACGATTCTATGGGATTCCACTTGACGAAGTTAACGAAGGTCTAAAGTCTGTAGAGAAAGATGTAATGCGAGCGATTCATAAACAGGGCGACGATAAAAACATGTTCGTTCTCCGTTATGAAGATGCGCTCGAACACTGCCAACCATTCAGGGAATTCATGGAACGGCATCCTGAACTTGTTGAACCAATTGACGTTCTCTTCAAACAGAACAAGTCTCTTGGTCGACATGCTGGTGGTGTCATCGTATCAGAGAATGTAGATGCACGCATGCCACTTATCATGGCTCGAGGAGAACAACAGACTCCATGGGTCGAAGGCATGAACTTCAAACACTTGGAAGAATTCGGATGGATTAAGTTTGACCTTCTCGGTCTCGAGACTCTTCGAATCATCCAGCGTTCAATTGAACTAATCCTCAAACGTCGTGAGGGTATCGAGAATCCATCGTTCGAACAGGTCAGCGAATGGTATACTAATCACATGGCGCCAGACGTCATCGATACCGAAGATCAACACGTGTATGAATACGTTTATCACGAAGGCAGGTATTGTGGTATCTTCCAGGTCGTTAACGCTGGTGCTCAACGACTATTCACGAAGTGTAAGCCGAAGAGCGTCGTCGACCTTGCAGCTCTTACTTCTATCTATCGACCTGGACCTTTGGCGGCAGGTGTAGATAAAATCTATAACGAAGCGAAGTCTAATCCAGAGGCCGTAAACTATCATCATCCGCTCATCAAACAAGTCCTGGAACCTACTTTCGGTGCGATCGTTTTCCAGGAACAGATCATGCAGCTTTGTAACGTAGTCGCAGGATTCCCGCAGCGAGAGTGTGACCAGATTCGTCGAGCTCTACTAAAGCGAACGGCAGCAAAGGCAGAGGCTCAAAAGGCCGAAGCTATCGCGCTCAAGAAGCAATTCGTAGATGGTTCTGTTAACAACGGAGTACCAGCTCGAGTCGCAGATGAACTCTTCGAAAAGATTCTATTCTTCAGTGGTTACGGGTTCAACGCATCACATGCAGTAGCTTACTCCATGGTTTCTTATCAGTGTGCTTGGCTACTTACTTACTTCGAAGAGGAATGGCTCTGCGCTTACCTCGAGTCGATGTCTGGTGACCCGAAGGACCGAGCGAAGGCTGCTAATGAAATCAAGGGACTTGGATACTCTATTGTTCCCATCGATGTGAATCAGGCTACGTCGTCCTGGACGATTTTGCCTGGAAAGAAGTTTATGCCGTCTTTCCTATCCTGTAAGGGTGTCGGTGAAATCGCAGTTAATGAACTCATCTCAAAGCGTCCGTTCAATAATATCGAATCGTTCCTGTGGGACGACAACGGAGAATGGCGTTGGTCTAAATTCAATAAACGGGCAATGGAAAGTCTTGTCAAGATTCGAGCATTTGAATCTATGGATTGTGTCGGTCCCGGCAGGTTGTTCCCGAGTTATCAGGCGATGTTAGATGTCGTCGTCAATAATTGGGACGATCTAAAGAAAAAGTTGAAGACCGATCCCAACCGTGGTCCTCGTCGACTCAAGGAAATGGCTCTGGAATCAGTCGGGACTCCTGAATGGTCATCGCAGCAATTGGTCCAGAATAGTCTCGAGCTTCTCGGTTCTTTCGACCCGTCGATCATTGTATCCCAGGATACTACTCGCAAACTCGCAGAGAAGGGCGTAGGCTCAATCGATGCGTTGGCAGAATCCGGAGCTGATCTGTATTGGTTCATCGTAGAGAATGCGACACCCAAGAAAACGAAGGGTGGAAAAGAATACTTGCTCATTAACGCTATGGGCGAATCTGGCACGACGAAGAAGATGTATTGCTGGAACTGGCCTGGCACTGAATTGGCTCGATATTCTTTCTGCGTCGCCGAACTTGAACCGTCTGACTTCGGTTGTTCGACGAGGTGGCGAGCGTTAAAAATCCTCGCGTAAAAAACAAAAAGTCTGTGTTCAAAATAGAAACAACGTGGTATAAAGACAGCAGGAGATGGAAATGTTAAAGACTGGTGGTATCATCATAGAAGGCGCAGAACAACAGGGTAAGTCGACGTTTTGTGAACGATTAAACAAAATGCTGGGCGTCGAAGTAATCCACATGCATAAGGGTTACGGGTTCGTCAATGGAAGGTTCGATTACTTCTCCGGATACTTCTATGACATTGACCGACGACCCGGTCCTTTTCTATACGACCGGTCTTACATTTCAGAATTAGTTTACGGTCGGTTGTTCAATAGGAATAACATCACAGAAGAAATTCAAACGAAGATTGAAAATCGATTCAATGAACTTGGTTATTTCGCTATCATCCTGGAATTAAATCGCCCGTGGATTGAACGAGAAGAGACGGTGACAAAGGAACAGAACGAGAAGGTTAAAGAACTCTATCGAGAAGTGTATCCTACTCTTAAAATCGATAAGTTCGTAATAAAACCAGATGACGAAGGATTAGAATTCGTGGTCAATCAATTCAGGAGCCGTCGATGAAGAAGTTACTGTTACTTACATTTGGAAATGAAAGCTCTATCGAAATCGTTAAGAGCGTCGCAGAACTAAATTCTTGGGTAATCTACGGTTGCCACTACGACACCCTCAATCCAGGTCGAGCTTATCTAAACAAGAACTATGTTTTTGAATGCCCGAATCCATTCAAGGATTCGCAGGCGTTTTTGAATTGGGTGAATGACTTTATCGATTCTAACGCCATCGATAACGTGTGCGTTACGAATTGTAAGATGCTTAAGTTCCTCTATGACAATTACAGTAGCTTACGAAACGTCGATCGATACATGATGGCAGACGAAACAGGTCTCAAGCCGTGTTTGTTCAAGGATGAACTATACAAATTGATTCCCGAGGTGTCTCCCAAGGTATACACTAAAGATGATATCGAAGATATTGCTTGGGAACTTCCTTTATTCGCGAAGCCTAAGCATGGTTCTTCAGGTGAGGGTGGTCGTAAAGGAACGAATTCTTTGAACTTCTGGTGTTCTGTTACTGATGACGATGTCGTAACCGAGTATCTGCCAGGAGATGAATATACAGTCGATTGCGTTTCTAACGATGAGGGAGAACTGGTCGATTGGAACGTACGAGAGCGAACACGAGTAAGGGACGGTATTACAGCTTATGGAAAGTCTTCGCCAGAACGATGGGCAGAACTCGGAGAATACGTAAAGATTATTGCAGGAAGATTAAAGCTTCCTTATTTCTGGTTCGCGCAGTTCAAGTACAACGATGCAGGCTCTCCTCGACTCCTTGAAATCAATTGTCGAATCAGCGGAAGTTTTTGCATTACGAAGAACTCTAGAAAGGATTACATCAAATACGTTTTCTCTGGTTTCGATTCTAGTCACATCGTTTTAGGTCGACCCGGTTCCGAACATTCTACTGCCCGACACATGAATACTCTTCAGGTCGGTCGAAAGACTTGGGTATGGGATATCGACGGGACTATTTGTACTGAGACAGGTGGTAATTACGCAGAAGCTAAAGCTATTCCCAGTTCCATTCGAGTCCTGAACGCTTTGTTTAATCGAGGCGATGAAATCGTATTACACACAGCTCGAGGAATGAAACGATTCAACAATGATGTAGGAATGGTTTATAATAATCTGTACCAATTGACGGTCAATCAACTCGCAGACTGGGGTGTTAAGTACGACAAGTTGATCATGGGCAAACCGTATGGTATACCAGTCGATACAGACGCTGTAATGCCTTGTGAATTGCAAGAAATCGTTGAAAATTCCTAAGAACATCAAAACAATTAGACAACGGAGGAAAATTGAATTCTGCTCTTATGTTAACTCTTGGTCACCACGCATCGGCTGTGTACTTCGACGGAGAAAAAGCGCTCGGCTATGAAGAAGAACGATTGAATCGAGTCAAGTCGACTAGCGCTTATCCTGTGTTGTCGATTGCTGAAATCGAAAAACGAGCGAACATCGAAAAAGGAAGCAAGGTATTCGTCTCGCATTGGTTCGATAAGCTCGACTTTCATAAAGAATCGAACAAGTATTTCGATAAGGAACACTTCGACGCTCTTGTCCAGAAGTATTCTCTCGAACCCGTCTTTCTAAGCGAGAAGTTTACACACCACGATGCACACGCTTGGTCTGTCGTTTCTTTCTTGCGTGACCAATTTCAGGGTGAGCATGGCGAAATCTTGAAGAAGCATAATCGTCCCATTCACGTCATCGCAGCCGATGGTTATGGTACGAATCAAGAAGTCTTCAGCGTATATTCATTGGCTGACAAAGACTCGCGACCTGTTCTGCTTAATCGTTATTATGGTTACGGGTACTCTCTCGGTCTCATGTATCAATACGCTACATCTTTCTGTGGAATGAAAGAAAATCAGGACGAATATAAGTTCCTTGGTTACGAAACTTACATCAACGATGTCCTCGGTGAAAAAGATGTTGTTGAACTTCGTCGACTCGCAGCTGAACAGGCTGACAAGATGTTCGATGAGATGAACGCACGTCCTGATTCTCGACCAAGTTATTGGCGTTCGAATTCTCGATTAGTTAATATCGATCTACTGGGTACTACCCGCACTAACTGGCGCAATGTTTTTACTGATGTAATTACACACGTTGCCTCTACCGACATTCCAAATCGACACGTTCGAATCATCATCGGACACTACATTCAGGAATTGATTGAAGGTGTAATGTTGAAGATGCTTTCTCATTACGATGTGTCTAATGTCGCGTTGTCTGGCGGTATTTTCTATAACGTTAAGTTGAATAATCGAATCTTCTCCGAAGTTCCTGGTCTCTTTACTGTCGTCCCACTGGCGGGCGATCAGGGGTGTGGAGTAGGAATGTACGAAGCACACGTCGGTGGTTTTAAGTGGGGAGATCTAAAGTGGGGTCAACGTCCAAGCTTTAGGGACTGGCAACTTACTTTGAGCAACGAAGACTATGAAAAGTACGGTCCGTACATTAAATACTTTAGTCAAGATCAGAGGGTAGAAGCTCTCGTTGAAACGACGAATGCTTTGCGAAAAGACGAGTTGGTTAACGTCGTTAAGTCCAGGATGGAGTTTGGGCCTCGAGCGCTCTGTAGCACTACGACGCTCGCGAATCCTACGAAATCTAATGTTGAAATCATCAACGACCTGAATGATCGCGATACAGTGATGCCCATGGCTCCTGTCATGTTGGCACACGAAGTCGCAGATTATTTTAGCGCACCAAGTTTTGCTAAAACTGTAGGCTCAGACAGGTTCATGATTCTAACTTACGATTACTCGAAGCCGAACCTCGAGGCTTATGGTGGCGTTGCTCATAAATACCCAGATCGAGAAGTCTGGTCGGGTCGACCACAACTTGTCAATTATAGTGATACATTCATGTTTAATCTTTTGAATTCGATCGATTCGAAGCACCGTGTTCTCATTAACACGAGTTTCAATGCGCATGGTCGTCCTATCGTTTACTCTTTCGATAGCGTATTCGATAGCTTCAAGTTTGAATTCGATAAATCAATCGAGTTAGGACATAAGCGACCGCTATTATTCCTGTGCGATTTCGACGGGTGAAACATGTTAGTTCAAAAGAATCCAGATTTTGAAAATGATGATTATCTAATTAAAGTTTCATCAAAGAATCTTTCTAATATTGACCATGTCGTTACGACTCTATATCGTAGCGACAGGACGTTGGCTGCGTACTACGATGTTAAGCGACAGGCTTTTGAAAATCGAGATACAAGACCTGAGAACTTTACTTCTTTCGTTGATGATCGACCGAGCCTCAGGTCTTTGATGGAACTGAAGGAATTGGATTCTACGATTTATACGGTCGCTGCTGGTAAGCAAAACAATACCGTATACGACGCGCTAATCATCGGTGTGAAAGAACACCTACGGTTTCGACCTAACACTCGACGGTGTCTTGTTCGGTTCGCACATGACTTCTCGACTTACGCAGCCAGCGAACTTTTAGCATCTCAGGACATAACCTGTCTTAGCTTTATTCATTATTCGCCTGAAGGACCTCGCTTAGTATTTCGAGCGTCAGACGTTACTAATGAATTAGTCCCAGACATCTTAACAATCAATGAATACTTTTTGAAACCTGTATACGGTGACAAAGAGTATCAAATTTCAATTTATTCTTCATCGGCTCAAAACACTTCGGGTTGGTCTGATACAGTTTCATTGTTACAGGAGTTGGAGAATCTAAATGAAGAGGTATGATAACTTTACTGAAGCTTACATCGATCTGGCTCGTCAACTTCGAGATGAGCATGAGTGGGTTTCAAGTCCTCGCGGGCAGATGATTAAGGAAAGTCTCGGTGTCCAATTTAGGATTAAGGATGCCCGTAATCGTCTACCATACGTTGAGGCTCGAAAGTTTTCCATGTCTTACCTCGTTGCAGAAACGATTTGGTACATGAGTGGAAATAACTCCACGGAATGGATTTCGAGGTATGCTCCATTTTGGCGGAACATTACAGATGATGGCTCTACAGCGAATTCTGCTTACGGCGCGAGGATCTTTAAGCCACACGAACGAGCATCAGAAAAGATTATCCAGTGGGATTACGTAAAGGAAGAACTCCGTCGAGATCCTGATTCTCGCCGAGCTGTCATTCACATTCGTTCTGCTCATGATTCTTTACATGAATCTAAGGATGTCCCCTGTACCCTATCTCTCCAGTTCTTCATTCGAGGTAATGCTTTACACTTACATGTAAGCATGCGTTCGAGCGATATCATTCTCGGACTGGCTTATGACGTTCCCGCTTTTACTATTATGCAGGAAGTAATGGCAAACGAGCTGGGCGTCGAACTTGGAGAATACGTACACACCTCAAATTCTCTTCACTGTTATCAGAGGGATTTTGAAATGCTCGATGCTATCGCGAATAGCGAAGTAACATACATCGAACCAATGCGTAAGTTATCAGGTTCATTCCCAACGAGGGAAATGTCAATGATGGAAGATGCAGTGTCTACAGCAACTAATGGACAACTACTAACTGGTGCGTTGTTCGTATCTCCACCATTTACGAAAGATTTGGATGCATCCAATCTCGATCTCGTTCATGACTGGTTTCGAGTCTTGTTGTCTCGACGGTTGCGGAAATTACATGAGAATGAAATGGCAGAATTTGCGTTAACGCATACTAACGATCACTGCTATAAATTTTTTAATCGATAAAAGGAGAAAGCATGCGAGTTCTTGTTACGGGCGGCGCAGGATTTATTGGCTCGAATTTAGTTCGAGCTCTTGTTAATATCGGCTGGCAAGTTGATGTCGTTGACGATCTTTCAAGTGGTCAACTGGAATCTCTATCAGACTTGAGAATGCGATCGGTTCCCGTTTTTATGTCCAAGAAGTTCGAAGAGGAGTATGAGAATACTCGAGAGAAAAATCAAGTTCTATTTTTCGAAGCCGATTTTGAACATCCAAATGTATTGTCGAGAGTAGAACGTGGGTATTACGACAGGGTGTTTCATCTTGCTGCAAGTTCTCGAGAACTTTATTCCGTAGATCGACCTGCGCAAACAACAGACATTAATGTGACAAGGACTATTAGTCTTTTAGAGGCTATGGATCGTGCTCCGAACAGTCCTCGATTTATTTTTTCGTCGACCAGCGCTGTGTATGGCGATGCACTCGGGCCTACCGTTGAGTATCATGAATGTGCGCCAACGAAGCCACATGGTCTTCAAAAGTTGATGGTCGAAGAATTTCTTAAAATGTCTTCGAAGTTATACGGGACCGACGCTGTAAGCCTTCGATATTTTAGTGTTTATGGACCAAATCAACTTGGTATTGATTCCTATCATTCTGCCGTTGTAGCTGCATGGTGTAATAGTGTAAGGGATGGACGTCCACTTCGATTAGATGGAGACGGCGATCAGACTCGAGATTTCGTATATGTCGAAGACGTCGTAAGAGCGAATGTACTCGCTGCTACTCGAACAGAGTCGTTTGAAGGCGAATCGTTTAATATCGGGACTGGTCGTAACATTTCAAACAATTACATTCTGTCTTTATTTAAAAATAAGTTTCGAGATATTGAAATTAAGAAAGTACCCACACGTCCTTACGATGTTAGAGATACACAAGCCGACTATCGATTCGCTGAAGATTTGTTGGGTTGGACTCCACAAGTTTCTTTTGAGGAAGGACTTGAGCGAACATGGGAATGGTGGGGCTTAAACACTTCTACGGTTACAGAGTAGAATAGAACATGCAAAAACAAAGAAAGCCCATTTGGGAATTTGTATTGTTTGTTGGCGCGATGTTCTCTGGTAAGAGTTCACGATTAATTTCAGCCGTCGAACGACATCAAATTAGAGGTTCGAAAGTTGTCTGTTTTAAACCCATCATCGATGGTCGATATTCAGAGTATGCTGTCGTAACCCATGCAGGTGGAAAAATGGAGGCGACTCCTGTCTCCAGCGGCGATCAAATTCTGAGAATCGTTGATAAACTTAAACCCGAAGTCGTAGCCGTCGACGAAGCGTTTATGATCGATGGATGCGCAGACGCTCTCGTCGAAGTATTTCAACGAGGTGTTTCAGTCTACGTCTCATCTATTGAACTGTCTTCTAATCTCAAATCTTTCTCTGAGGTCGAGAGGATGATGCCATTCGCTACGAAGATTGAAAAATGCGCTGCTGTCTGTGTAGAATGTGGAGACGACGCTCGCACAACTCGACGTAAGGTGCCCGCCCTCGAAGAAATTTCGGTAGGTGGGGCGGATACTTATGAACCGTTATGCTGGAGTTGTCACCCGCTAACAGGAAATAGGGATGTCAATAGTTGAACCAACTTCGATCGACCTCGTAATCTATCACGCTAATTGTAGCGATGGAACAGGAGCGGCTTGGGCAGCGTGGAAATTACTCGGAGATAGAGCCGAGTATCACGCTGCCAACCACGGTGAGCAACCGCCAGATGTAAAGGGACGTCGAGTTGCTATTCTCGACTTCTCTTACAATAATTCAACCATCAAACAGATGGTAAAAGATGCAGAGGCGCTTGTTGTCATCGACCATCATAAATCAGCGATGGTCGAACTCCACGATGTTAATTGCGCCATCTTCGATATGACACGATCGGGTGCCATGATGTCTTGGAACTTCTTCCACCCAGGTAAAGAAGCTCCGCAACTCATTAAGCTCATCGAGGATAGGGACTTGTGGAAGTGGGAACTTCCTTACAGTAAGGAATTCTCCGCAGCATTCGACATGGTTCCCTGGGACTTCGAAGAGTACGATAAGTTCCTCGACGATTCTGCTGTAGATGACGCAAAAGAACGCGGCGCTTATATTCTTGCGTATTCAAAGACAGTAATCTCTAAGATCGTGAAGAACGCCTCACGTCGTAAGCTCGATGGAAAAGATGTTCTCGTAGTTAACTCATCTCATTGGATGAGTGAGATTGGAAATAGCTTGGGTCCAAAGTGTGATTACGCTATTATCTGGTGCTGGGATCACGAGAAGATGCAGTGCCGCGTATCCTTACGGGCTCACCACGAAGACGAAGACGTCAGCGAAGTTGCGAAGAAGTTTGGCGGTGGTGGACATCGAAAGGCAGCAGGGTTTTCACTCCCTCCAGGAGTTAGCATTGAAACGATTTTCGATAAGGCAGAGCGTGACGGTTCAAAGGTCAATACAAACTATTAGACCAACGTTAATCGACTCGCTCTGCGTACCAAAGAGTGAAATGTTTGGGGGTTTAAAGTGAATATCCAAGATGTCGTTGGAGAAATTTCCGAGAGACAATCTATTAAGTTCGAAGTCTTTAAATCTATGTGTATTGAACTTTCGAAACTATCACATGATCCAAAAATGAAGGTCGGCTCGATTATCATTACTGATGATTTTCGAGAAGTTTGTGCTATAGGTTACAATGGAAATTATAAGGGTGGCCCTAACGAAAGGGACTCGATGGAGACTGGTATGTCTGGCTACCTTCACGCCGAAGAAAACTGTCTCCTCCATCTGTCGAAACCCTACGAAACTCGTTCCCGACTAATCATGATTTGTACACATAAGCCGTGTCCCATGTGCGCAAAGAGGATCGCAAATTCAGACATCAGACGTGTCTTATACGTTAATGATTATTGCGGTATGGGTGATGGGACGGACGAAATATTTAAGCGAGCAGGTGTGCGCTGTTCTCAGTTTTAGAGTCGTGCACGTACATAGTTATATTGAAGTGTCGATTTATCCGACACGTATGAGAATAAAATGGCAAAAAATAAAAGTAAGATGGTCGCGTTAATGCGCGAAGAATACGAAAGACATTTAAATAAAATCTTAAACGAATTGAACGTATTCGATAGCAGAGGCGAACTCATTATAGGTTCTGACCTTAAGGTCGTTCATGAACCGTCAGGTCTTGAATACACGGTAGTTGGTGTTGAAGGAAATCCTGGTGCGGCTAAGATAACTCTCAGGACTCCTGAGCAGCCAAGAAAGACCGCGGTCGACCCCACTGCTTTGCACCCTGATTTTGCAGGAAAGGCAGTCCCGCCTGGCGAACAGTTCGTAGCCGAAGACGATGTCGATAGTATGTCAGGCGAAGAACCTGTATCTGATGATAATGAAGACAGTCTATCTCCGTCTTCTAACGATGAAGAAGAAGACAAGAAGGACTACGGCATCTCAGCGTATCCAAAGATGCAGAGTCAACCTGCGGGTGATGGTGGAGATGATGACACCGTCTTCGTCATTAACCAGAAAGAGTTTGAAAAACATTATAGGGAGGCCTAAATGGCTCGAAAAAATGATTGGTTGAATGGATTAGTAGACGATGTCGTTAAGGACGTCGGTCAAAAAATAACTTCGACCTCTATCAAAAATGAAGCTTACGTTGTACAGGCTCGCCACGCAGATAGTAAGACGGAGAGTTTATCTGAAAAGAATAAGAAGAATCACCAAGAATTACTTGATGGTTACGTTAAATCTTTAAACGAAATATCTGCCAAGCTTGATTCTGTTGATAGAGACTCAGTATCTCCTAATGGATGCGATTTTAGATCTCTGAAGATCGACGAAGCTTATAATTTGAACGCAGCGTTCTTACATGGTCTATTCTTCGAAAATATCGGAGACGCTAATTCTAAGCTAACAACAGACTCCCTCACTTTTATGCGACTTGAAAGAGACTGGGGTTCTTTCGATAAGTGGCAAAAAGATTTTATCGCATGCGCGTTGGCCGCCAGAAATGGTTGGGCAGTTACATGTTACAATACGTTCTTAAAGAGATACATCAATGTCGTAGTCAATCTACATTCCCAGGACATTCCATTCGGTTGTATACCAGTGGTCGTCGTGGATTGTTGGGAGCACAGTTATTACTCTGATTATTTTAAGGATAGAAAGTCTTATATCTTTGCGATGATGAGAGAATTACGATGGGACAAGATCGAAGAAAGAATCGAGCAATCCGAGCAAATCGGTAGGATATTAAAATGAAACTTCGAATGTTACTTGAAGATGTAACTTTTTCTCGCAGCGAGAACTCTGTAGATCAACAAATCGATGATATGATTCATCGTGCTGAACGCGTCGCTGTACAAGTTGCTATGAAGAATGGTGCAGGCGAAGTAGAGGAATCAGTGTCTAGATTAAAAATGAATTTCTTATTTGAAGATGCTGAAGCTGGTGAAGCTGCGAAACCACCCTCGATAGATATAGGTTCGTTTACGAATGAAATCATACGATGCTTAATGATGTACGAAAAAGTCATGGATATTCCCGATATTATCGATATCCCAGGCGTTATCGTTAATAGAGCGAGTGAATTTCTTAAAACAAAATACGGTGAAGATATCTCGAATCAGTTTATTGAAGAATTGAAGAATGATTCTACTGCTTCTAAAATGATTAAGTCACCCGACGTAGATCATCCATCTGGTCCGGTAGAGGCTCCATTAGCTGTCGGTGCTATGGCCAGCGGCGGAGGCGGAGCTTGATAATTGAACGTCGACCGATTCATGTGCACTTATCAAAAGATGTTCACGTAGAATTTAGGAGGATGTGTATCGATGAACGAATTACAATGCAGGAGATTGTCGAACACTTCGTCAATGGTCTCGTCGATGGTCGTCCAGAAATGGTTGCACATTTCGAAGAGTTCATAGATTTAAAAAGAAATAAAAAGATTAATAAAATTTCTAGGATCGAGACCGATGATTTATTCGATAAAATTCTTGCAGGTGAAAAGACATGAAGATTTTACAGGGTGTCTTAGGAATCGACGAGTTGCAAGAAAAAATCAATCAACTCGAAGCGAAAGTAGATGCACAAGATCAACTTTTAGTTGCGATGGTCGAAGCGGTTAGAAATCATTCTAGAGCTATTGTTATTATCACTGACGACTTTAAACAGTTGCTTGAATCAATAAAATCAGCGAACAAGAATATTAGGCATAAAAAAGTAGATGATATTTATCATTAGGAAGTGATGTAATGGAACTAGTTCTCAAGACGATAAAAAAATATTGGGTTATTGTGCTGGGGGCTCTTGGTCTTTTTATAGTTTCTATCGGCGCTATATTTGGAATTAAAAAATTCAAAAAGAGTGATAGCGTAGATTTACATCGTGAATATGTTTCTGGAATTGATGATGCTGTTCGAGCGAATCTTGAAGATGAACATCGACGATCCGAGGCTTTAAAAGAAGCGAATGAAAAGTTTGTCGACGTTAAGCACGCAACAGAATTAGAAATTAAAGAACTTTCTTCGAAGGATAATAAAGAATTAACTCGTCTTATTTCAGAAAAATTCGATTTTAAAAACGAGGATTCAAAATAAAATGCTAGCGTTCCTATTAATCTCTCTTGCGTATGCAGATCCCAGGGTTGTTACTGTTAACAAAGGAGAAGTCGCCCCGTTTTCAGGAACGTTGTTCAATGCAGAGGCCACCGCGGGCGTTCTTTCTTCTTCAAGTGCAGAAGAAAAACGTTGTCAGATAAAAACGATACTTGAAGTAAAGACCGCGACGTCTACTCTCGAGAGAGATAAAGAAATAGTAGATTCAAAATTGACTTCATGTGAAAGTTCTTTATCTAAATTAGAGACAGAGAATATAGATTTGACAAAAAAATATAATCGAGTAGTTGCAGCGAAGCCATATGTCGCAGCTGCTGGTTTCGTAAGTGGCATTGGCTTATCAATCATTATAGTTAACGCGCTCGGAGGCATGAAATGAAAACGAAAGAGTCAGCTCTTCGAGAAATGTTATTAGAATTAGCTCTAGCCGCTGATCCAACTGCGAATCGCAGCGGAAAGGATGATAAACAACAACGGGATGTACCACGTGCAGCAGTTCCAGTTAGTCCTTCCTTAGAGTCGCCAGTTCAATTGTCTGTACAACGACCACCTATTCAAGACCCAGATTATGAACCAGCAAACAATCGTGAACTATCGAGTGCGTTGTCTGCATTGGGCGAGATGATATCAGATGAACATGTCGGTGAATTTTACAAAGAAGTAATAAAATTATATACTGAATTTACTGGGGAAGAACTTGCGTAACTTGCGTGAATTCGCAGCTAGTCGATCGACAACGAGTCGAGGATACTCTTCTCATGCTTCAAGATTGCTCGAAAGCATGGGTCAAGCCAACGGTAGTTTGCCTATTGAACCCGAAAAAACATCATGGTCTAGAAAAGAAACTGACGTTGTTGTTGCATCTTATGATTTTAGCAGTCGGGAAAAATCTAAAGATTTCGTAGCATCCGTTCAAGAATTAGAAGATAGAATGCATCATTTCGTTAAGATAACGATAGAGGGTACTAACGTAAAATTAGAGGAACAGGCATCAACGAATCGAAGAATACCAGAGGCAGTCGAAAAGTTCTTTAGAGCTATTGATCGAATTAAAGAGGATATCGATGATATCAGATGATGGATTAATAATCGCTTCTAAAGAATTACTGGAATTACTCGAATCCTCACAAGATAACGCAAAGATAAATCAGTTAAAATCTACCGATTTGATTTTGGGCACGAAAAAATATAAGTGCGCTTTAAAATCTATAAAAGTAAGTGAATATATGGTAGAAATTACTACAGTGTTAGAACAAAACGATTGTATTGAAATCCTGAATAATAGTATTGATTTAAATTTTTCTATACCGAATATCTTGACAAATTTAGGACTAGCTATAGTTACTTCGATCGAACTCACACAGGATTCAATAATTAAGATATGCGCTGCTAGAACGAATAGTTAATTTGAGCGTTGGAGAATTTATGTCTGAAGAAATTGTTTTTGAATTTGATAAGTTTATTGATGATATTTCTCGTCGTGAACAAACAACAGTTCCGCAAGAATTACCTGTTCAAGATATAACCCCACAAAGGGAATATATTCGACGCTATAGAGAGCTACCACAGAATCGTACGACTTGGAGACGATAACATGGCTCTCTCAACTTCAAAACAACTCCTAGAGGCATTAGTTTTGCTTCGTGAAGATGAATCAAAAGTTCAAAAAGAATTAACGCGTAGAATTAAAAGTCGCAAGGTCAAAGCAGATAAACCTAAACCCGTTGTAGAAGACGATGAAGAAAAGGGCGCCGATGACGATGAAGGTGATGATTTATTTGCCGACGACCCAGGCGACGATGCAGCGGGAGATGATAAGGGTGCAGATGATTCCGGAGACGATTCCGACGACGCGGAAGACGCAAAGGGTGCAGAAGATACATCGGGAGATAAAGAAGACGATACTGGCGATAAAAAATTAGCGGGCGCAGATGAACTTATCGATACACCACAAGAACTGCCACAGACGTTAAAAGGGAATGATTTCGTAGATAAGATTAATAAAATAAGAGCAGGTGCTTCACTTAACGACAAAGAAATACAGACTAAAATTATTTCTTACGTTAAAAGTCTTACAACTGATGAACGAGACGATTTATGGGTCAATCTAGATTCTTTAGCAAGAATTATATTGGGTGGTCTTGATCCTGCACAAGTATTAACACCATCACTTGTGACCGGTCCTGGTAAGCAAAAAAAATCTACAGCGAAACAGGCCCCAGAAAAAAATAAAGAGGTAGAAAAGAAAAAACAAGCTCCTGGTGCTAATTTACCAATCGTTGCGCCCGTCGCTTCTCTTGGAGAAGGAGTTAAAAAGAAATTGTCCGAGGTTCCATTCGTTCTAAAATCTAATAAGACAGTTCCATTTGGACATACCGCGCATATCCGTGATTTAGAAAGAATGCTTTCTGATTTGCTTCGTTTTAGATCATGTCAGGAAAGAGGGTCTGAGAGCTATATGTCTATTTCTTTAGCTATAAAAACTATAAAAGGTCAATTGGCATTAGCAACGAAAAAATATATGGGTTCTAAGGTTTCGATTGATGGAGCTAATATACGACAAACACCTGCGCTTATCGAACAGGATTGAAGACGTGACTAGTCAACGTGATTTAAATGAGTACAAGCATTATTCGCATACGATTCTTTGGAATCCTATTTCTAAAGGTCTAGAAAATGTAAAAAAAGCTTTTAAGCTCGGAGTCAAAGATCTTTGGGGCGCGCTGAAGTACGCATATAATATTACTGTTGAAACTGACGAAGAAAAAATTAAAAAGCTCAAGACAGATAGAAAAGATACGCTAAATAAATTAGCGTCGGAATATAAATCACTTTGGGGAGATATCGTAGAAACGAATGGAGATTTCGCTACATTCGCGATGTTAGCAGCCCCCGGACCGTATTTTGCAGCGCATATTGCGTTAAATGGAAGAGCGAACTTAATAGAACTTCATCAATTTTGTAAAAATGCTGGGATTCCGTCGGAGACAATAGAAAGATTTTTGGGCAATCCACCCGAAAGTCCTGATGATGCAGAGTACATTAAACAACTAATGCTTCGTAGAAATACTAGCGGTTCTCAAAGATCAGAAATAGAAGAAGTTTTACAGTCTGTCCTTAAAAAAATATCTAAGATTATGCAAATTGAAAATACAACAGTTAGTGAATACGCTGGCGTACATGCTATTAGAAAAAAATTACTACAAGAAAAGAATAATCAAGATACGCAAGAATCCAGTTCGCCAAGTGATGAATTACTTAAGGGATACATACGACTATTTCAGAGCGATGAATTTGCGAAAGCAATTGGAAAGAAAATTGATAATAAAAAAATATTAAAAGCGAAACAAGAAGAACTCGATGCATATGTCAATGCGCTTAATACTCCTCTTCAATTTATAAGCATGATTGAAAACGCGAAAGATCTACAAGAAGTTTCGGCAGCATATAAAACTCTGGGAAATAGTATACTTAAGATCGATGGTTTGGACAATACAGACCCTACAAAAAAAATGCAAGCTGTAGTTGATGAAACATATCAAAAAATAAAAAACGATGAAAAAGTCAAAAATTCATTTATAAAAGGCGCACAAATTAAATTCGATCCTAAAAAACAATATAGTGACGAACAAAAAGAAGAATTCGTTAAGGCTGCTATAATGAAAATGACTTCTGCGAAACAATTAGAACAAATCAAAGAAGTCATGTCTGGGGAAGAAGTACAAAAATCTTTGGAACTTGCGCGCGAAGAATTTATTAAAAGTTTCACAGACGGTTTAGATGACAAGTTATTAAGTTCTATGAAAAAAATAGACCCGACGTTTCCTGACTTTATCGCAGCAGGTGTAGAAAAAATTAAAAATGCGGGTTTACTTAAAAAGTGATTTGATTGATTATTCTTTATGAAAACTAATCACAAATCTTGGATACCAGAAATCATGTACGAAGAGGATTCACAGATCCCTTTCATACAAGTCCCATCGGAACAACCCGACCCACACATTCTTTTCATCTTCGTTAACCGCGAGACTGGCGAGACAGAACCCGACGACGAAGGCAACGAAATGCCCGTCGTTGAGATGGATCTCCGCCAGTTTGCAGACCTTAAGATTCTTAAAGAAAACCTTACAGAGAGTGAATACGATCGAGTAAGGGGTGTCCTTGGTCTTCTTCCACTTAAAGAAGCTACGTCCAAGGGTAAGGACATCATGTCTAAGGTCGCGTCAAATCTAAGCGACAGAAAAAAGTAAGATATACTCTTTCTACTTGATATATAAAAGCAGGAGTATATCATGATTTTAGAATCGAAGCGTCTACTTGAACTTGCCGGTCTCCCTGTCGAAGGGGAGTCGAAGCTTTTAAAAGAGTCCCGTGAAGTTATCTACGAGTTCAGCTCGAACGATGGCGTCACTGCTAAAAAGGATGACGAAGAAGAGGAAGACGCGCAGGAATGCGACGAAGCCGACGAAGTTTCAAAAGAAGCAGATGAGATCAAGGAATCTCTAAAAGTTCGTCGCGCTGTACGTTCTGAACTCGAACGTATGTGGGCTTCGGGTGAAGTCTTCGGAAAGACCGCTGCTAAGAAAGACGGCGTCACGATGGGCTTCCTCGGCGTAGGATTCAAGCGCTAAGCTAATTTCTTCTCTGGGAGCTTAAACATTCTTACGCTCCCAAGTAAGATATTAGTATGAGCAATCGAACAGTAGGTCAAATCCTTTATGTAATGAAGACCGACGATACTTCGTTGGTCCCAGTCCTTATCGTCGAAGAACTCGTGCGAAAGACACTCGCCGGTGAAGAAACAACGCACACTGTTGAAGCGTTGTCGCAGGGTGGCACTCGCAAGAGGTTCATGCTATCAGATACAAACTTTCGCGTATTCAACGATGTTGAAACTGCGAGGGAGTATCTCATTCAAAACGCAACAGCGGCGATCAATTCTCTCTGTGAAAACGCAGTAAAGAAATCAAATCAGCTTCTTGGCGAGATGAATGTTACTGCGTCGAAAGAAAAAGTTCACGAACAACCTGTTCATGAATACAATCAGATGTTATTATCTGATGGTACGAAAGCTAAGTTCAACCTCCCACCCGGGTTCTAATAGTGAATCTCATTATCGACTTCAATAACACGGTGCACCGAGCGCGCGCCGGGTTTAACCGTGGCGACCACAGCATCACTTTTACTTTCATGTTGATGCTACGAAAAATGATGAACCAGTTCAAGCCCAATCGGGTTTATATCGTAAAAGAAGGCAAGGCGCGTGCCCGCCGCGAACTCTTCTCGGAGTACAAGGCACAGCGCGAATCTGCTGGTGATGACTTCTGGCGTCAGCATGCAGAAATCCTTGGACTTCTTGCTCACATGCCTGTACACGTCATTCGACACCCCGAACGGGAATGCGACGATACGATCGCCCATATCTGCAAGGTCATGAGGAAAGACGAACAGTGTATCATTATCTCTTCAGACTCCGACTTTACCCAACTCTTAGAACAGGGCGATAGTCGAGTCACTCTTTTCAACCCAGTCAAAGAAAAGTGGATCGATCCGACAGATTACGATTACGTCGCCTGGAAATCTTTGACCGGTGACGGTTCGGATAATATCCCGGGGTTTAAAGGTGTTGGTCCGAAACGAGCCGAGAAGTTTATGACCGATCCTGAATCTCTCGAAGAGTTCTTGTCGAAAGATGATAACAAACAAATCTTTGAACGAAACATGACGCTCATCCGTTTCGAAGAGATTGACGGAGGTCTTGAACACTCGACGCCTAATACAAACTGGGACGCTCTCAAGCGTTCTTTAGAACATTTTGGATTTAGTTCTATTATTAGTGATAAATCTTGGCCAAAGTTTGTAGAATCTTTTTCGACTATTGGAGGTTAGAATGGCTGCTCAATTAGATGGTTCGCTATCTGCGAATGAACTTGACGTGCTTCGAGTGAATAACGTAATTGGACCCAACGAAATTGCGTTTCGTTATGGCGATTTGTATGTAGCAGAAAATGTAGTTACACGCGAGCGTCGACAATTAGATGGCGCAGCTTTTCTACTTCGTGAAGGCCGACAGGTTCTTAAGGGATGAGTGGTTCATTAAAGCATCTTGAATTTGGTCAAAAGGCAAGAGACCATATTCTTGAAGGCGTTGCAGCTCTTGCCGATGCCGTACGCGTTACACTCGGTCCTCGAGGAAATAATGTCGTCATTGAAGTTCCAGGGCAACCACCCGTTGTTACTAAGGATGGTGTAACTGTGGCGAAGGCGATCAATCTCAGGAATCGTTACGCGAATCTCGGCGCGCAAATTGTAAAAGAAGCAGCATCCCGAGCCTGTGATGTAGCAGGAGATGGCACTACAACAGCGACTGTATTAACACATGCGATCTTTAGTGAAGGCCAAAGGTTGCTAAATGCTGGGTATTCTTCTCTTGAATTACGCCAAGGAATCGAAGAAGCTACACACGCTATTTTACAAGAGCTTGATTCAAAATCGAAACGTATTGAAGGAAGCGATGCGATTGTTTCTGTAGGAACCATTTCAGCTAATGGTGAACGAGAAATCGGAGAGCTGCTGGCCAAAGCTTTCGATGCCGTAGGAAACGAAGGCGTAGTAACTGTTGAGGAAGCGAAGGGCTTTTCAACAACGTTAAATGTTACTGAAGGTGCAGAATTAGATCGAGGTTATACTTCTCCTTATTTCGTCACCGACCAGGATAAGATGGTCGCAGATCTAAAGGATCCATATATCCTTATTACTAATCGCAAGATTTCTAATATGCGAGAGCTGGTTCCTTTGCTTGAAAAGATCCTGTCGGCTTCTAAACCACTCGTCATCGTCGCCGATGATGTCGAAGGTGAAGCTCTACAAGGTCTTGTTATGAATAAGGCGAAGGGTGTTGTTCAGACATGCGTCCTTCGTGCCCCTGAATTCGGCGATGGTAGAATCCCTGCCCTTGAAGATCTCGCTACTTTACTGGGTTGCAAGCTATTTCTGGGAGGTCCTGAGGAGTTGTCGACGATTACTCTTGCAGATTTAGGTAGCTGCGATCGTATGATCGTCAATCGAAACAGGACTGTTATCGTTCGTCCTAAAGGCAGTCGCGAATCTATTGAGAACCGAGTAAAGGCAGTTCGAGAAAAGCTAAGCGACCCGACTCTATCTGATGAAATGATTAAGTTTCATCATCGACGACTCGCCCGTTTATCTGGTGCCGTTGCTGTAATTCGAGTTGGTGGTGCTACCGAGATGGAGCTTCGCGAGCGGCGTGATCGTGTCGATGATGCTCTCCACGCAACTCGAGCTGCGATGGAATCTGGTGTACTACCTGGTGGTGGTTCTGCATTGGCGCAGGCGACCAAGTCTCTAAAGAATTTAGAACGTGGACAATCAGAAGCTTACAGAGCGGGCGTCCGCGTTGTTCGAAAGGCCTGTTTATCTCCAATCGAACAGATCCTTGAGAACGCTGGGGTATCTTCGGAAAGGATTATCGAACGTCTTGTTCGAGAAGACTATGGAATCGGTTACGATGCTGCTAATCTCGAGTGGTGCGACATGCTCGAGCGTGGGGTTATTGATCCTGCGAAGGTTGTTTGTTCGTCGTTGGAACACGCGGCGTCTGCAGCTTTAATGTTGCTATCGGTTGGTGCCTCGGTGGTCGAGGATACTGACCAATTCATGTCAGAAGATGAGGAAGTATAATGACTACTATGAATAAGATTCGACTCGATGACCTACTAACCATGTCTCAAGAAGAACTTGAGTCGCGACACCATACGCTTGATGGTTACCTAAAGCGTGAATGGCGTCGAGGTCGACGTCACAATGACCTGGAGATCGAAGCATGTTATTTTGCTCGTGAAATTGAATGGCGTACTCTCGTCAAGCAGAATCACGAAAAATATTTACAAAATCTTCGCTCTGACTATTCCCTTCCAGAGTAAAGTGTATTATATTATCTAAGTGAGCGAACTGATGGCGAACGAACAAAACAAACGGAGCGGTTCAATGAACAATGGAATGAATGCACAGTTCTTCAAAGATGTCGGACGACACACTCTTCTGACTCGAGAGGACGAAGCATCTCTCGCGCAGCGTATGGAGGCTGGTGATAAGTCGGCCCGTGAGCGCATGATCCAATCCAATCTTCGTCTCGCCATCAGCATCGCTAAGCGTTATGCTTCTCGCGGTTGCGACATGGAAGATTTGATCCAAGAGTCGAACATCGGTCTTATTCAAGCCGTGGATCGTTTCGATTGGCGCCGAGGTGTTAAATTCTCGACTTACGCGACCTGGTGGATTAAACAGTCTGTCCGTCGCCTCGTAACGGATCAGTCTGCGTCGATTCGCATGCCGTCTTCTGCTAACGTATTCTACTACCGTTCGAAGATGATGATTCGCGAATACACTGAGGAGTTTGGTTGTCCTCCGAATGATGAAGAAGTCGCGGCGTTCATGGGTGTGTCTATTGACACCTACCGTACTTTGATGAATACGTATCGTGTTCCCATGTCTCTTGATGCGAAGGTCGGTGGAGACGATTCTGGCGACTCTCGTTCTCTTAAAGATACGATCGCCGACACTGATGCTGAAGAACCCGATGCTGCTCTTGATCGTGAGAAGGTAATTTCGATTATTCGAAAGGCTCTTAAGACCTTGACGCCTCGAGAAGAAAAGGTTATTCGTCTTCGATTCGGACTTTCTGAACGAGAAGACAACCACAAAGATTATCCAATTACGGAAGATGAACTCGAAGTACTTAATGTTCGCGCTACGAATGGGGGTGTTTGATGTCTATGCCTAAGGGTCACAAGTCGAAGTATGGTTACGCGACCGTTACGAATGATGGCGGGATGGGATTCCACGACATCGCAGATCGCATGACGAAGAGCGGTGATAAGATGAATCACGCCACGGCGCGCAACGTATTGTTGCGAGCTCTCAAGAAAATCTCGACCCCGTTGTGTCAGTTGCATGGCGTGCACAAGGATCAACTCGATGAAGAGTCTATCAAGACTGCATGCGATCCGCGATTTCAAGCGGCCGTAGCTCAATTTCTCGATGAAGAGACCGACTAATGTCGTTATTGCATCTCCATACCCAGCTTTTTGAAATGTTGGATTGGGATGAGGAAGCTGTCGAGGAAGCTCTAAAACGAACTGTCGAATTATCGAAAGAGTTGTCAAGTGACGGAGTTAATGTTTCGACGGCCGAACTTAAAAATTCATTAGAAAATGAATACAATAAAGATGTTACTAAACTGTTATTAGATTTTTTTCAAATCGCTTCTGGGTTTGAGAAACAATTTGAAGAAGATTATGAGGATATTCAATGATGATAGCTTGGGATGATTTCGTAGTTCGAAGATCTATAAAGTTTTCTGAATTTTGTGAACAGTTTAAAATTAAGACCAAAGAAGATTTGGTAGCCATGTGTAATAACTTTAACGTTAAACCACCAAGTGATTTACAGTTACTAAGTTTGTTCCCAGTTCCTAAAGAAACAAAACAAGTTGAAGTTGTAGAAGAAAAAGTCGAAACGAAAGTCTTCGACGAAGTTGTGACCAAGAAGAGTAAAAAGAACCAAGGAGTAGAAAAGAAATGACTGCGCAGACCACCGTTGCTGAATTCATCGAAAAGCTCACCTCGATCGAGAGCGAACTCCAGCTTCTCAAGGATGATCGTAAGGAGCTTCTCGAAGAGTATAAGGATCGGATCAACACCAAGGCGCTCCTTGCTGCGATTCGAATCGCTAAGATTCGAGCGAAGCTCGGGGATGATGTCGCAGATTGCGATAGCTACCTTGATGAGGTCGATGGTAAACTCGACTAAGTTACAAGATAGACATCGATAATAATTTAAAATGCGCCCATCAAGGCGCATTTTTTTTAGTCTTGTAGCTCTGTCTTGATTCGTTGACCAAGTTTATATATGTAAGTCTCGACCGCGTTCGCAGTTGAGGCATGAAAATCATCGAGGCCAAGAGTTATTGATTCCATATCTTCAAGACCTCTATTCATTTCATTCAAGAAGTCTGAATAGTCTGACATTATCTTGTGCGCAGACGTTGCGATGGCCAATGAAGTCATACCCACAGGATCAGGATACGCTCCGAGTACTGTACAGGCTTCTTTCATTACTTTGTGAGGAGAAGCTACATGTTCGCACTTGAGAATTCCTATCGACTTCTCTATGACGACGTCGTAGTATCCCTCTACGGCTGCGTAGATCTCTGCGTATAGTTCGTGGTCGGCGTGGAAACCAGTTCCGCGAGTGACGTGGTGCGCAGCGTGAAACCAAGCTCTAAAGGCTTGAAGTATAGCTGCATGGCTCATCATAAATTCGTTTAGAAGTTCGGTCTGCATGATGATAAGTATATCAGTTGGGAGATATAATACCATGGCTTATAGCGAAAAAGATTGTGTTAGGGTTCGAGAAATTTACGATGCGATGTGCGAGAGAAGTAATCTTGTTGTAGAAGACGTCGAGTTTGCGAGCGAATTTACGATGGGAGATCTCATCGCGCAATGCGATTTCAATCTTATCGAAGCGCGTCAATTCATCCACTTTCTTACTCTAGAAAAGAAGAGACACCAAAGAATTGGATTTAGTAAACTCGATGAATCTAAAAAGCGCTTTTTGGTAGAGTGCGATCAAATGTGTAAGGCGGCGGGTCTTCCTGATATGATGCCGGATGAAGAAGGTATATCTTTTGAAAATACTGGTCCTGGTGAACAGGCGGGTATGATTAAATCCAATCTGCAATCGATTGCATCAAAAGCCCAGTCTCTTCACGATACGATCGGAGATATGGATACACTCCCGGAATGGGTGCAGGAAAAGATAGCCGTCGCAGATGAAATGATTGATACAATAAGTGACTATCTTAAGTACGAATATTCTAAATTTAGAAAGTAACTTTCAAAATATAAAACAGGCACTTACTACATAAAATTTGGTAAGTGCCTGTTTTATTCTTTTAGTTTTTTAAAGATTTTAGGTAAGCGTTTTCTTTCCGTAGGAACTCAACTTCGACTTTTATTGCAGCGAGAGATTCAATGAGTTTAAACATTTCTTGTTGCAGCTCATCTTTTTCTCTTTCAGCTCTTTCTAATTTCGATTCTAACACGGCGACCCTTTCTCTGAGGTCTCCATTGATTTGCATAGCGTGACGTCTATGCTCTTCTTCTTCGTGGTCACGTCGTCTCAGACGACTATTATAAAAATTTATGGCCGCGGATGAACCGAGGACTGAGATTGCCGTAACGATTATTGTGACGTAAGATTCAGGAGTCATTTTACTTCCTTCTGATTAATTACAATTATATTGACTTTACAATGGAGACACAACATGGTACGGGTGGGCGATAGGGTATACCACTTTCTCGACATGAAGAACGTCGGGACAGTATTAAATATAATGTTCGAGGGTGCACAAGTGCACTTAGAAGGTGGAACAGCTCAACAAGAAATTATTCTTCTTGTTCGTTTGGACGACGGGAGGATAATTAAGATGCGTAAGGAAGATGTATTAAAGGCCGAGTGAAATGAAAGAAAATTGTGTAAAATTTTGTTTAATGATTGTAACTGCGGATGGTTGGTATCCAGCGCTCTCTGGCACGCCACCACACCATAGTCCTCGAGATGTAAGAGACCTCGAGGAAGCAATTCATGTCGTAAAGCCCGGGTACGGTAAATATTATTTGACACACATTACCAGGTGTAATGATAAACTAACGATTAACGAATTAGAATATCCAGTATTGGAACGTTATCAAGAACAACTTATCAAGCGAGCCCGGGCGTTGGAGAATAGCTGGTGCGAGAAACTGTAATCGTACGTGTTTTTGATTTTGATGATACTCTCGCTCATACCGATGGTACTATCAGAATTTTACATTATGAAAATGGCGAACCCAAAGATACCTTGGCGTGGCTCGAGCAATTCGGAATAACTGGCAAACCTGGACCTTTAGGTTCAGTAGAAATTACTACTGGTAGTTTTAGGGAATACACAAAAGCAACTGACGAGTTAATTTCTGCAGGCGAACTGCGACGACAAGAGTGTGGGGGTTTTGTTCGATTCGTACCAACCGATGTTGTTGATTTTAGTATGACTGCTAAGATTCGACGTCCGAAAGTGATTGATTCGACCATAGCAGTCGCGAAGCAGGCATTCGCTCGAGGTGATATTATCGGAGTTATCACTGGCAGGACGGGTGGTGAATCGATGACAGATATTGAGGGTAATGAAATTAAAATTACGAACGCCACGAATATTCGTAGATTCATGTCAAAACACGGCGTTCCGATAGCTTTAGAAGACATACACTGCGTCGGTAGTTTACCAGGTGGTGTCCCATATAATAAAGCGCAAGCGATGAGATCTGGTTTCATCGAAAAGTATTCTCCGGATTGCGTTATTTTTTATGACGATGATGTATTAAATCTCTCGTCAGTGGGCGCCATTGATCAGCGAATTCACTGTATCGATTCTCGCGAAATAGGAGATGGGTGGGGATCGCCGTCTTCTGTCGTGGATGCTGCGAGAGTGCGTCGTAAGCGAGTGTCAGGCTGGACGAGATCTTTAGAACAAGCAGGAATCATCAGGTGAAAGATTTACAGGAAGAACAAATGTATAGAATCGAAGAGCTGGCTGACAATCTCATCAGTGCTGCTTCACAGTACCAGATGATTAAAGAATTAGACAACCTCAAAGATCCTGATAACGAAGAAGAAATCATATATAAGAATTTCTTATTATCAGTCCTCGCAACTTTCGAAGACACAAGCGGGTATGAGCACTGATTTCTTGATAGTTATGTAAGTGAAACCCAAGAACAAAAAATCGAAATCTATTCCTTTCAAAGACACCGGTGATGACATGCTTGATAGAGACGGCATGATCGTAGAACCAGACGTAAGAAAAAAGGTTTCAAAGTACTTTAAGACGATGGGTCTCCGCGAGGTGACCTATTCATTGAGATCGACTTACTTTAAAAATCCCTATGAAGATCCTGGCGAAGAGTTCGAAATGAACAACGACGATCCTGTCGGGTTACAACTTGCTAATAAAAAAAGAAAGATGGAAAAAGAAATAGCGGGTGAGAGTCTTGTTAGGAAGTTAGTCAGTGAAATGATAAATGAGTCAAACGATCCACCTCCGACAGAAAGTTTAGGCATCGTTACTTTTAAATATAGCTTTCACTCAAAGCTTACTGTCATCTATTCCATTCCCGCGTTGGACTGGTCGTTGTCACGATTATTCGGAACGAAGGTACCGAAACCGAATCCTGATGACCTCGTCATATCGGGCGTTCAGTGGGGTAAACCGAACGGCGAAGGTGGTCCATGCAACTACGCTTACGTCGTGAGAAGGTCTGTGACTGAGTTTAAGGACTGGGGTCGTAAGGCGTACCTCGCCGCACTTGCCGCGGCAGGTGAATTAGGTCCGGACCGAGACATCGTAAAGCCTGGTGCTATAAAAGCGTGGCAAAGAATCGTCGACGCAGGATATGTCGACGCGCATCCATACGACGATGTTAAAAATCCACAGACGCCGCCACCCGAAGATGACTGTGATCTGCACCCGGATATGCCGGTTCTGAACGCTTCTTATAATCTCAAAGGTTCTATACCGTCCGACATATTGGCAATGCAGGAGAGGGGTAAGAGACACTTCGAGATACTTGAAAAACATGGTGGAAAAGAGATCGTAGACATGGCGAGAAAGGTCATCGGTATAGAATACGATACGATATTCAGAAAGAAGTACGAAGACGAGAACTTCTAATACATTCGCTTCGATATTCTAAGATTTCGTCCACGCGTATCGTTTTCTTCTAAAGAGATACCCTATGTCTCTTTCGTTTCCATACGCTTCACGTTCAAATGGAATCTCTCTATAAGCCTTCGCACCGTCTCTATACTTCAAGAGATTGAATAACCAAAAAGCGAAATATAATATTGGAAACAGGATAACACCCGTCTCTTTATATTGTTCCCAGTGAATGGATTCATGTCGTCTGGTCTTTTCAGAAATCGCAGACCTAGCGAACACGAATGGTCCCAGCGTTATCGCTCCAATTTCAATGGGCGAAAGATGGGAAAGAAAACGGGGGACCCACGAGTACTCAAAGAATACCGGGAGTCCCCCTCGAAACATTACTTAACCTCGACAGGCGCCGCAGGGGCGACAGGGGCCTCAACCGGAGCGACAGGCGCAACAGGAGCGGGCTCAACGGCTGGAGCGACAGGTGCCTCGACTACAGGAGCCACGACCTCTTCCTTCTCAACCTCGGAGCTGTAGGTATACCAGAACGCTGTTAGAGCAGCGATGAGTGCGGCAACAATAGCGCCGACTTTCTTCTTATCCATGAAATCACCTCCTTACTGGTCTTTAATTATCAATGACCAGACCGAAGGTTCATTTCAAGTTGTAAAACTTTACTTAATCCGTTCCAACTCGTTAAGGAGCATGAGTCTAATCTCTCCATCGATAAGGACTTTAAAGAGGGGTTTTTCTAATTTTATATTCGGAACAGTATATTCATGCAAGAAGACTCCCGTATGACCAAATCGAGAGTGTTCCATCTTTACAACCTTAACAAGGTCACCATTCTCAAACATCTTCTTCCCCATCTAAAGTTGAAAGGTCAATCCAAAAGTATTCTTTAACACCATCAGCAGTCATGATTTTGTATTTCGCATCATACGCAACGCCTGAGAGTTTATTAAACGTCCTGTGTTCAAGAGATACAACGACTCCAGATTTTTTCACGATGTTTTCGCCGTCGTAATCTTCGATGACCTGTACAAGAGTCCCAGGTTCTAAATCGTCATCGTGATTAATTCTTTTATTTTTCATTTTCAACCATTAAACATATTCACTGACCCTATCATCAATGATATCATTGACAATTAGTCCATTAACATATACATCATACCAATGAATCAAACTACCAGATTCTACACTCACGTTGACAACTACACCCACTCCGCCGATTTCACGAGGGTCTTTAGAGTTGGGAGAGTATCGAGTCATTTTTCTTACCTTCACAAGGTCGCCAGGCTTAAACATCAGTTCGCCTTAATCATGAGGCAAATTAAAAACCAGAACAGGAAACAGATGGAGAGAATCCCCCACGTCACTTTGAGCGCACCGACGAGCGTAACGATGAGTGCAAAAGACAGGACAATCAAGAGAACATTGAGCATTTTATCTCCCCATTTTTTATCAAAATTTTCGAAAGCTTCACGAATCCACTTCAGTGCAAACCCGAGACTTAACCATGCTATCGGGAACCACATCTATACCTCACAGAGATAAAATAACATGTTTCACCGTCAGTGGACATAGAAAATGGAGAAATAATTTAAAGGAGAACTAAAAATCTCCTGGGCACATATCCGATTACTCCCTCAAACATGACACGTTCATGATTCAGGAACGAAGTATTGTGCTGGTCCTTTTCTAATACGACACCTTTCGTTCCCATCTCTACGTTGACAGGAGACGAAACGGCAGAATACACACTGGTACCCGTCCACACGAACACGTCCTTTGTCGTCTGGACAAGCGAGCCTAATTCTAACGGAGATTCATAATAAAATTCACCGTTTGTCGGGAACGGTTCACCTTTCCATTCTATTATTGGCACTCTCAACCCCAGTCACTTTTTGTACCCGACGAAAAAAACACCCATTAACCAGGTGATTATGGCAATTACGATAATAATGGCAAGAGAACCGATTAGGAACTGCCCCACCAGACTAAAAAAATCCGCCCACGGCATCGGAAAACTCAATCATCCTCCACTGGAAATTCTTCTAACTCTTCGTCCCAGGCATATGTCTCTATGCCCCCACAGATAATAATATAAGGAATCTCTCGATTTAACACTTCGTGTAAATCTTTGGTCATGTTATCATGTTCGAACCCGGTGACTAACGCCGAAGAACCGGATAAGTTTATCCTCTCTATCATGACGTCGCCCTTTACCTTCACGAGGTCGCCGGGTTTAAATCGAAACATCGTGGTTCTCGTCATCCAATAAAAAAGAATCCTCGTCCATCCCCAGGAATCCGTGGTTTATCACTCGACCGTCTCCATACATTACACGGACTACCATTTCGTCGAGGCACAAAAACTCTTTCATTCCGTCGATTTTTCTCATGACGTCGAGGACTACGAACGGTCCAAATCCAACATCACATTCAGGAATCCACTTGCGTAACTGTCCTGGTTCTACGGGTTTCATACAATCACGATGGAATCACGCTCGAGTTCTCGTTTATGGTGTTCTGTTATGAACCCATCCGGATACATCACCCTGACCCCTTCAGATGAACTATTCGGACCATGCACTATCGAGCACTCTTCGACGACAAAAAATATATCCAGATTCGGGTCAAATGGGATGTCATCGTGCCTGTACCTCCACTCTCTCACCTGACCTGGTTTCGCCTTTTTAATTTTTGTTCGGCCCTTCAATTTACATCCCTGATGTATTCGAGGTCAGACCTCTTGAAAACTTGGTAGGTCATTATGCTCTCTTTCGATACGAACATGACGTTATACCAAATTCCATCCTCGCTGACTCCTGTGACGAACCCAGTCAGACCATCCCAGCGAGACCTGAACATCGGGTCATCCGGCGTCTTTACCTTCACCAGAGAACCTTGTGGAATCGGGTCCCATTCCGTTACATTATGAGGCTTTGGAGGGTTCGGACGCCCAACCTTGGTATGCACATGGTAAATGTTTAAAACCTTCATAATGAATAGGACAGTGAACAGGAAGACAAAGGATGAGATGGTTAACGCTATCATGTCTTTAAATAACATGTATTCCCACATTCTATTCCCCAGTCCATTCACCAGTGTAATTTCCCAGGTGATTCACGATGTCTGAGTCCCAGGTCTCTACAGTCCCGTCTCCGAATAGTATCTCAATCCACGTCGTCAAAAACATACCTGGGGGTTCACCGTCGTCCCACTCGCACTCGATTCCCACGACGACGCCGGGAGTATCTTCGGTCCTGGAATCGAACGTCGACCGGTCAACCCATACAAGGTCACCCACCTTTATATCGGTTTTCATCGAACTTCCTCGAGTTCGTCCTGGAATACGATGACGGGACCTGTCTCTTTGAAATGGACGAACCATGGTGGGTCGGTGACACCTTTCGGGTCGTATCCCTCGTCCGTAATCTCTTGTTGGGTGAGTGGACGGACACAGACACCAATACTCGTCGGGAGACTGTGAGTGATACTGACAGACTTTTTAATCCTGACGAGTTTGAGCGATTCTATTTTTCCTATCGTTTTCATCGTAGTCTGACCAGTTCTTCTTCGAAGAAGAAAAATTCTTTTCCATCTGGGAAATAGACCATGATTTGACTGTCGGGTTTTCGCTCGTTCTTATCGAGAAGAGTCATCGTCACGATACCCGCCCGACCGACGAATTTCGTCAATGCCCATGAGTATCCGTAACCATTTCTCTCTTTGACCATGACGAGTTCCCCCTTCTGGAACGTCAAGTTACCCTCGTTAACCAGTTCTCGGAGAGAGTGTAGGTCTTTCCATCACGATAGACTTCATAGTGCATCTCACGATATTCAAGGTTCCAGATTGAACGTGTGACGACCATGGGTAATCCACAATCGTTCAAAATCACCCTCACGAGGTCGCCTTCTTTATACCGAGACATCTTGGACTCCTAATCAGTTAAACGTTTTAGATAACACTCGGCGAGTTCGTAGGTATTACCTTTCCAAAACACATCGTAAAAAGTTTCTTTCCAAAATTCTTTTCGTTTAGAACCTGTGATAATCACGATGACTGGACCATCGTCTGACATGCCCTGTGCGAGGTCACCCACCTTGAAAAGGGACATCTCAATCTCCTAAATCAATATAACACATATCCCGTTTTTTAACACAGACATATTGAAAATATTTTATTCTGGTGTGTTACTCGGATTGAACTTCATAATCTCCCAGGAATAGAACCATGATTCTTCTTCGGTGTGTTCCCCCATTATTCGATATAACCGGCGAGCCGATAACCTCTCATCGGCGTAGATGGCGTCTTTGTCCTCGTCCAGTTCGATGATGACGCCTGGGCATAGTGACGCCGTATCATTGGAATCAAATACAGGATACCACACGAGTTCTCCGATTTCGAACTTCGTTTCATCCATCTGTAAAGTGTTCCATCTCAGACCCTCCGAAGATGTCCCAGTCGTTCAAGTCGTACCACCAGACCTTGTACTCACCACCCACGGTTACGTCCATCACGATTCCTTTTAGTCTTCGAAAGTCTGTGAATGTCGTAACGAGGTCACCCTTCTTGAATTTCAATTTCATCCCCAAAAATTATTTCAAGACCTGTAGGAAACATGACTGTGTATCTCACAAAAGACTCGATGTCAATTCCAAGGTATGTGTCGTGGTCGTCGTCTATTGACACATCGATGATGATTCCTGGATGCTCTGACAAATCGTTTGGTCGACAATCGGGAACACGTACGAGTTTCCCGATGTTCTTTTCGAATCCGAGACAGTCACGCATCTTTGACACACTCACTGACTAATTCTATTTCATGTTCGTAGAAGTAGGCGGGTTCATAACCATTTAACATAACGACGTAGACATTGACGGCCCCCAATAACTGGCGTATATTATTGTGTGTGTCGATGTCGACTAAGACTCCGACCTGACCTGAGTATTCATCGTGTTCATACTCATTGTCACAATTGAGGACTCTCACGAGGTCACCGGGTTTCATGATACTTCCTCAAGGTCTGAGGCGTAGGCGTACCACGTGGATTCTCTCCAAAAAATCTTCACCCATGTTTCATGAGGTGTTCTTCCAAACACCCTGTCGGCTTCATTACTGACACCCAGAAAGACGACTAACTCACCGACGGGCACGTATTCGTCCGAACCAATGTCATTGACGCTGATGACCATCACGTGGTCTGATTCTGTGTTTTCTCGAACGAACCGAGCGAGGTCGCCTGGTTTCATTCGGTCACCAGTTCAATCTCGTACTTGTACATGACTACCGATTCTTCTCCAAACAGGACTTCGAACATCTCGTCATTTCGATTATTGTTAGATCCATATTCCTGTGTGACGTCCCTAATCAAGAGTCCGGTGAGTACACCATCAGACTGGAACTCTGATCGCCATTCGTATCTCTTCTTATACCGTACGAGGTCACCGGGTTTCATTTCTTGTCATCACTCACAAAGAAATAGTATTCAGTTGTTGCTTCCCAGGACAATTTTCCAACACGGTGACCCAATTTTATGAGTCTCGTCGCCCAATTATAATTGACTCCTCGTGCGTTCCCCCTATCATCCCAATAATAACACGCCATGTAGACCCACTTCCCTTTCTTCTCAGGGTGGCGACGTCCTCGGTGTGGACGAGTTTTATAGAGGGGCTGAGAACTCGGGATTCCGTTCTTATCAAATCCCAATTCTTCAGGTTCAGTATTCATCGACCAACGCCTCGAGGTCCGCTATGCACACTCGTTGGATTTCTCCATCTACTAATCCTTCGATGAATGGTGGAGGGTCAAAATCGGCGTCCTCGTCCAGAAACTCGAGTGGATAGAACGTCTTGTCGCCCGTGACGAGGAACGCGCTCCCGCACTGTCTAATCTTGAGGATGTCTCCCTTTCTGACGGGTTGTGAACAACCGAAAATTGGTTCAGTTGTATAGAAGATTGGTTGTCGTTCGTCTTTCATTCATCCCCCTCGATGGATTCGATGTCACGTCCTGAAATTAACATTGTGTGCCCATTCTTAAAGACGAAGACTTTATAGTCTCGATAACTGTTTTCATCCTTGAAGACTTGTTTAGAAAACATGACAATCGCCTTTTCATTACGGAATATTGATGGATAGTAGTCGTCTTTTATAACCACTAACTCGCCGTCCCTATAGTGTCTCATTTTAGCAACTCAGAGGATTCACTGATGTATCTCTCGTAAAGAAGTCTTATTCCCACCTTCGTGTATACGTACCAGTTCGGTGACATGGGATTTTTTTGTCTACAGACGATTAAAAAAGTACGACCATACCGATTAGCCCAATGTTCCCCGTCTTTTTCACACCACACCCTCAATTGACCTGGTTCAATTTTCACCGTAACACCTTCGAGTCTTTGATGATATCACTCTCTGGAACGGTGGACACCCCTTCTTCAGCACTGTGAATATACCATTGAACTCGAAGCATGTCAGAGTCAGGACCAGAAACTACTTGACCAACTACGAAGAACGTAGAACCACAATCACCCCACTGTGGATTTGACCAGACCCTTAGTTGACCCTGTTTAACGCCAGTTTGCATATCTCTATCGCGAGGTGATGTGTTTCTTGATGTATGACATGACTCCGGGGGTCACGCCACAGTTATTCATCGTGTCGTTTTCGAAGGGACTTTCATGATTTTCGTCGGAGTCCTCGATGAATTCCACGCTACTTTCCATTTCTTTCTTTTTCTCTTCCTCGTTGTAGGTCTTGCTCACTACGACAGTGCCGTCACTGTTCATACAGACATATGAAAGGTCGGTGTGCAATTCACCGGTCTCGAGGAGAATGTAATCGCTGATTGCTTCGAGCAATTCGTTCTTTGTCAACGAGAAAGTCACCGTCTTTTTCTGTGTCTTATTCATCTTTATCTCCCTTAATTTTTCTTATGGTTCCATCGTATACATGGAATACATCACCGTTAAAAAAGACTTCATGTGGTATTTGAAATTTTGTATATTTCACATGTGCTCGCCTGAGGTAGACAGCATGGTGAATTTCGTTACGAGAAAAGACGACTTCAACCAATTCGCCGGGTGAAAATGTCACTTCATTTTGCATGGTTCGTAACTCGTGGAACAGTTTTTAGAATCACCCACCTTTTTAAGGTCGGCGAACATGAAAGGACCTCGGATTCGACCATCTATAAAAACGTCGATTTCGACAGAATCATCAGGATAATCGAACCTGTCCCACCATCGTACACGAGTGATGACTCCTGTTTTAGACGGGAAATCCGTTGTCTCTACGATGACGAGGTCTCCGACATTAAAGTTAAAGTCACACTGTCGCTTCGAGTTCACTTTCATAGACCCACCAGATTTTTTCTTGATACATGACGTACCATTTGACATGTAATCCCGGATTTTCTTTATTAAAGTAATCGACGATGAAAACAGGCTCGCCACGTGGCACTCTTACAGTCGTCGTTACCCTATTTTCGTCACCATCCAGGTTCGAGCTTCGTAAAAGGGTATAGTTCTTATCGATTGTCGTATTATCGAACCTGGTTTTGTTTACCTTCACGAGGTCGCCAGGTTTAAACCTATAACAGGTGTTATTATCAGTCATTCTTCAACCGTTTGATTTCCTGTTCGAGGAGCTTGATATATTCCCTGTCGTCCTGGGTTGTGTAATAAAAGACGAGACCATTCTCAATACAATGTTTGAGCTCCAGTTTTCTCTTCTCGAAGTATTCATTGGTCAATACTTTGTCCATTATATGCCTCGTGTGGTTACATTTCTATCCATAACATAATACATGTCGCTGAAAATTAACATAGCGAGAGTGAACTATTTTTCTCGGAGACCACTTCTAAATCGAGATAGTGAAGAGTCCAGGTGCTTCCATCTTCGAGGTAGACTTCGTACAGTGACGGTGATGAAGTTGTGATGACGTTCTGGAGCACGACGCCATATTTACCCCAGAGTCTTTGCATAACGTACTTGCTCTGGTCTGGTGCTACTATGACCTTAACGATGGAACCAACACTGATTTTTGGGTATGGTGGTCGCATTACTTCACTATTTCATACGACTCTCTAAATTCTTCGAGTTCCATGTGAAAGTCTGTTTTCGACGCAAAACTAAAAAAAGTAACAACAGTGTATAATTCTTCAAATTGAGAAGTGGATTTTATCATGACGCATTCGTTTGTCACCGACGGACTTACCCAAATTGGTCTTTTACTCTTCCATAGCTGGGACGGTTTTATTTCTGTCATGACTTAAATTTTGTGAATTCATATTCATACATCATGATGACCTCGTCCTCGAACAACACGTCATACTTCAAAAACTCTGGTGAGTGGGATTCTCCACCTTTTCTCCTCTTTACGACCATACCAGGACCTGCAACGCCAGCACGCGTATAACCAGCTTTGATCATGACGAGCTCGCCAGGTTCATAGTCGGGCATTTGCGTTTCGAAGTTCACTTTACTGCCCATCCATCGGGCTGGTCCAGAGTTTAAAGAAGAAAGATTCGATTTCTCCTCGGATTCCATTTTCGTTTAGGTATTCTACGAGTAATAAATTAGATGCGCAGTCGTCGGCTGGATATTCCTTAACTCCGAGAATCATAATTGCTCCTGAGTTTCCCGAATCTCCCGTCCACTTTCGAAGCTGTCCAGGTATCACTTCACCAAACAACCTAACGTCCTCCTGTCTTGTCAATTTTCGATAAATCTCGTTCATCAACCCACATTGTCCTTCCATTACTAAGAGATACTTTATATGACCATAGCAATGTCTTTCCATCGAATTGGTCTAAATCTACGTCTGACTCGAGGATTAAAACGTTCTCGAATCCTTTTACATAAGCTATGGTCGCAATATCACCAACTTCGTAAGAGTTATCCCTCATCGTTTGTCCGTTCGCATCTCCACAGGCTTCGTCGAGATGTCAGCTGTGTGTGCGTAATATTCCTTACCATTATAGAATATTAACACCCACCCCCAGTTTTTATCGTCGATGGAAAGTTGTTTCTTCATCCAATCTGTCATTTCATGGTATTCAATTTTTCTCATGTAAATAAGAGGAGTGCCCGTAGGTATCATGATATCATCTTTTCTATCTTCGGCGTGTTGATAAAACCAGGCATACATTAAATCTCGAGGTGGACCAACCCACACGATATCACCAGATTTCATTTGTCACCTCGCAACGAGATAACCTGACCTAATCTTCCCGGGTCGCTTCCATCTTTTCTGGGCGTCTCTTTGGTATGGATAATGTGTTTCACTGTCCTGAAGTAGAGCGAGGCATCATTGTCGATCTTAAACAACTTTTCGACCAACGAGCCCCAGAATCCCTTTTTATACGAGACGATAGAATAATAAGTTAGGATATAGTCTGCACTCTCGTTCAGCAAACCTTCACCGTCAAGAGCCCTGATGTATGACTCTACTGCGACGGTAGCTATTTTCTGGATTTGTTCGTCTGAGATCTCCTGTTTGATATTATTCATTTCAAACCCCTTCAATTTCTAAATATGAAGTAGAGTTCCTTAAATCCTTTGCATCATTTTTTTGAATCGAGTGATGTCTAACGTGTAACAATTCCATACATTGCCGTCGTAAAAGACTTTCGATGTGGGATATCCCTGTGTCAATCCTTTTCCGGCACCGACGTATACGACCCTCGCTTCTTTTAACATTACATGCTCGACGCCCTTATCACCAGTATATCCATCCTCAGGCAATCGCCACATCACCATATTGTTTTCACACACAAGTTCGACCAAATCTCCTGGGCTCATGCGACCCTCACCATCTCGACTTCGATAAAATATCCCATGTCACCAGACACTGTGTCGATGCACTTCACACATTTCATGTCACGGACTGACGTGTAATTCTCGAGGACCATCCACATCTTCGAGTCTTCCCTCTCGAACTTCGGTTTCAAGATGTCACCTCTTGAGAAAGTGTAACCCTCTTCGCCGTTCTTCGCATCGTCGACCTGTAATACCACTCCGTCTTTCCCGACGAGTCCATCACCATCACCCGTTTCAAGGTTTTTTGCACGACGATGAACGGGCCTCGGACGTCGCAGTGCCCCAAGACGATGTCTTCTACCCAGGTCCAAATTTCACCCACCTTCATTTTTGCCAACAGGTTTTGTAAGGCGCTCAACGTATTCTGCATAGTAGTAGAATAACTTTCCTCGACTATCGAGGATTTGCATCTCGTCACTTCCGGCGCATCGAACGATTAAAAATGGAGATTGAGCGTCGTCACTGTCTATACCGGTTGTTTCTAACCATTCCCTCAATTCGCCAGGTTTCATTCCTTCGTCTCAACATCGGCGACCAGCGTCGATACGTTTTTAACGAATTCAATCTTGAAAGATTCGGAGTGACCTCGCGTCATGTTTTTAATCATGCACCGGCCTGTGTCGTCGTCAATAGAAAGGACAATGATGAATTGTTCGCCAGGCGCAAACCACTTTCTGAGCTGGCCTGGTTTCACAGGTGGCACTTCGACGTTCTTACCCAGCACCCTCAGCATCTCATCCCCCAAAGATTGAGCGTCTTCATGTCATAACATTAACACGGCGGGTGTGAAGAATACACAGACAGAATTGTAAAATTATTTGCAACTTAAATTGAACCGGGCATGATAAATTAAGTTACTGCATTCACAGTCGGACATATATTTACATTTGTTAGGAGAATTGAATGTCATTAAACAATCCATACATGCATGAAGGATACGTCCCTGCTTACCAGGCATCGGCCGTTCCATACGTCACATCATCTCTCATAAGCCTTGGTGGTGTCCAGGTCATCACGTTTCCACAAGTCACAAGGTTCTTCGAGATACGAAACGTTTCCTCAACTTCTACTGATAGAATCGCCATCGCTTTTACACAACGAGGCCTCGGTGCAACAGTCGGAAACTATTTCACGGTAGGACCGAGCACACCATACTCTGGCGAAATACGATGCACCAAACTATTCATTAGCTGCTCTGCAGGAACAAACGTCCAGTACCAGATTATCGCGGGTCTAACAAATATTCCCTCGTCACAATCCACAGTCATAACTGGTTCGAACGGGTACGAGGGAGTAGGATAAGCAAGCGATCAAGTTGCGACGATAGATTTCTCCCAGATTTCCTTCAGCGTCATGGTCTTCGTTTCACCGTTCTCACCGACGAACTCTCCACACATCGAGGGTTTGGGTCCTGAACTGTCTACGAAAATCCGGGCCACGACGAAAGTATCATCAACGGTTCCCTTCCACTTCCTCAACTGTCCAGACTCGACGTCATATACTCGCATGCTCATTTGTCAATCACCTCTCTCTTGGGTTACTCTAATAACTATACTCTAACGCACTCCCTCGATTTGAACACCGCGGGACAAAAAATTATTCCTCGTCGACACCCTCGGACCCCAATATCACTTCATCCAAGAGATACTCATCAGTATATCCGTCAGGTTCCAGAACTTCAACCCATAAATCAGGTTCCTCGTCGGTCGCCGGAGAGTCATGTTCCTTTAAATCCAGTATGACGAAGGGTCCTGCACCGCCCCAGTCTGACCCAGATACCCAATTCCTTAACTGACCTGGAAATATTTTATCGATCTTATCAGGCATCATTACCTCCACTTCGCTGCGATTCTCGGGGGATTCGACGCGCACAAGCACTTAGAATC